CACAGGTTAATCATATAAACGGAATTAAAAATGATAATAGAGTAGTTAATTTAGAATGGTGTACTCCTTCTGAAAACTCACAAAAAAGATTATTTTATTCAAAAACAAATAGTCTTTCAATTCAAGTAATACAATATGATTCTAAATGGAATATAATAAAAACGTGGAGATCTATTAAAGATATCACAAATAATGTTGAATTTTCAGGTAATATTCAACATTATTTGGATAAAAATAAATTATATAAAAATTGTTATTGGGAAAGAGTCAAAGAAAAATTAATTGAAGGAGAATTATGGAATAATGTTACTTTAAAAAATGTAAATATTAAAGTGTCAAATAAAGGAAGGGTAATCGATTTAAACGGTAGAATTACAGAAGGGTCTAAAAATGATGGAGGCTATATGAGATATGGTGTTACTATTAATGGTACTATTAATTTATATTTAGTACATAGAATTGTAATGTTAGCATTTGCCCCCCCGAATAGATAGCGAAAAATATGTAGTTGATCATATAAATGGTATTAAAAATGATAATAGACTGGAGAATTTACGTTGGTGTACAATAAAAGAAAATAATAGATTTGCTCGTGAAATGAAACCCTTCATTTCTAACAGTCATACTAAAAGTATAGATCAATTTGAATTAAACGGCAAGTTTATTAAAACCTGGGTATCACAATCAGAAGCTGGAAAGATATTAAAAATAGATATATCTTTGATTGGAAAATGTTGTAAAAATAAATCAAGCACGGCTGGTGGATTTATTTGGAAATATCATCTAACTTAGAAATTTAATTAATATTAAAAATTTTCAATATAAATATATGTCTACAAAATAACTTACTACTCCGTCCCAGATAAATTTATCCAACTTAAAAAAGTTATATGTATATTTATATGACTTTTAAAAAAATTGTTCTTTTTTATTTGGGACGGAGAAGTACTTTTTTACAATTTTACTACAAATAAAAAAAATTAGGGTTAATCAATAAATCATATTCTTTGAATATATAGAAGAAGTTTTTGATAATTCATTAAAATATATTTTAATAAATATAATTATGAGTGAGATAGAAATTAGACCCCAGACAAAATTGTACGACTCCGTCCCAGATAATATCTCAATCCAACTTAAATATATATATATATATATTTATATGACTTTTTAAAAAAATTTTCTTTTTTATCTGGGACAAAATTGTACAGATTTTGGTTTTGAAAATTTTTATTTAACTGATACTTTTAAAACAGCATACATATGGGCAAAAAAAAATAATCAGGCTGCAATTGTTATTTTTGTTATTCCAAATACATATATTGAAAATTTGGAAAATCATTTAATCCTTAGTGATGAAGAAATTTGGAAAAAAACAGTTTATAGAATTAGAAATGAACCTAAACCAAGATTTGTAGATTATCAAAAAGAAAGAAAAAAATACAAAAAATTTATTAAAGATATAGATTCAAATGATCTAATAAGCGGCCCTATCTGTGCAAATCCTTCTGAAAAAGAAGTTGATAAAATAAGACCCCTTAAATATGGAGGATATACTCCATATCAATTCAGTTTTAAACAAAGTACTATAGATGATTTAAATACAATGAAGGCTTTAACAGTATTTTTTGAAGATACTTAAAAATTACTTCTCGGTCCCAGATAAAAAAGAACATTTTTTTTAAAAGTCATATAAATATACATATAACTTTTTTGACAGATTGGATAAATTAATATGGAACGGAGTTGTACTAGACAGGTTCTTTTGTGTCAGATTTCTTTAAATTTTTATAACCAAATATATTTCTTTAGAATTTTTATAACCAAATATATTTCTTTAGAATTTTTATAACCAAATATATTTCTTTAGAATTTTTATAACCAAATATATTTCTTTAGAATTTTTATAACCAAATATATTTTTCTAGAATTTTTATAACTAAACATATTTTTCTAGAATTTTTATAAATAAACATATTTTTCTAAATTTTTATAACCAGATATATTTCTTTAAATTTCTATAAACTTTTCTAAATTTTTATAACTACTACTACTTTGTCCCAGATTAATTTATCTGACACATTGAAAAAGTTATATGTATATTTATATGACTTTTAAAAAAATTGTTCTTTTTTGAGCCTACATTTGGGACGGAGAAGTACTCCGTTTCAGATAAATCGGTGATTCAAAAAATAAAAAAATATATGGATAAATAAGTGTAAATATTTATTTAAACTTGTACTACTCCGTTTCAGATCAATCGGTAATTCATTTTTAGATCACTCATTTATTCATATAAAAAATTTATTATTCAGTAATTTTATGTATTAATATTTAAGCTTACATTTAATACTTATACGTATTCATCCATATAAATATATATTTTTTGAATCACCGATTTATTTGAAACGGAGTAGTAAATAAATATATAAAAATATAATGTATTTTTATTTTTATATGAATAATTAAGTGGACAAAAAATGAAACACCGATTAGTCCCACGATTTGAAACGGAGTAGTAGATATATTTCTTTAAATTTCTATAAACTTTTCTATATTTTTATAACCAGATATATTCTTTAAATTTTTATAAGAATCCGTCCCAGATTAATTTATCTGACACATTGAAAAAGTTATATGTATATTTATATGACTTTTAAAAAAATTTTTCTTTTTTATTTGTGACGGAGAAGTAAACTTTTTATAAAAAATTATAACTAAATATATTTCTTTAAATTTTTATAGACTTTTTCTAGATTTTTATAACCAGATATATTCTTTAAATTTTTATAAACTTTTTTTTAAGAAATATAACTAAATATATTTCTTTAGAATTTTATAAATAAATACTACTACTCTGTTTCATATTGTGAGACTAATCAGCGATTCATTTTTACTTAACTCAGTAATTTTATATATTAATAAATATTTATTTTTTAAATAACCGATTTATCTGAAACAGATTAGTATTTCTTTTTATTTAATACAATACTGTATCAAATAATTTTTTTATTTCTTCATACAATTTCTGTATCTACTTCCAGAAGATATCCAATCTGTATTTTTTAATAAATGTTCAAAAGATTCTTTATTTATCCCACCATCTGAATTTGAATAATAAATATTTTTTATTTTTAATTTTGATTTATTTATATATTTCAAACAATTTAAACAAGGTTTAGAATTTTTAATATTATTTTTATCAATTCTAAAAACTAATAAATTATAATATTTTTCCTTTTCTGATATCTTATTCGATTTTTGAATACATGACATTTCTGCATGTTTAGATGGAAAATTATGAAAATCATCTTGAATGTTAACTCCCCAGTTAAGATCCTTTAAGACACTGTTTATCTTTTAGTAATCTTTTGTTCTTGGAGTTAAGCAATACAGCATAGTGTTGTGTAGTATTGGGATTGTGAATTTCCTGAAGAGTTGAAATTATATTTTGCATTTTGTATTTTAAAATTTTTTAATTTTTTTTCAAATTTTATAGTTAATCAAATTTTTCAGAAAAAAAATTCTTTCTAAAGTACATTTCGTTACACACTATTTTATAAACTCTCTAAATTTTTAATTAAATATATTTGTTCTAAGAATTCTTCTAAACAAAAAAACTTTGAAAAATATTATACTACTCCGTTTTATATTAGTGTGGGACAGGGACTAATCGGTGATTCAAAAAATAAGGAACCAAAATGGTTCCCGTGTGCGGCTCAGTGCACAACAAATATTTATATGAATAAATTAGTATAAGTATTTAATAAGAACTAAAATAATAATATATAAAATTAGTGAATTAAAAGTAGGCGACCTAATTTTATATGAATAAATGAGTGATCTAAAAATGAATTACCGATTGATCTGAAACGGAGTAGTATAAAATATACGATCTACACTTAAAATAATATTTCAAAAAAATAAAAAAGTTTTAAAAAAATTGAAAAAAATTAACTGAAAAAATAAGTGTGAAAATTTAAGAAAAAAACTGTTTTTGATTAAGTATTCAACAAATTATTTAAGTTATTTTTTTTCATACAAACTTTGTACTACTCCGTTTCAGATCAATCGGTGATTCTTTTTTTCATAACACAATTATTCATATAAAATCTTTTAAGTTACTAGTCCAGTTCAGGAGGATCCTCGTGATCCCTGTGAAATTGGGTTTTCAAAAAATAATTAACTATATCTAAATTTATCTTTAATTATTTTTAAGTAATATAAATAATCCCTTAAAAATAAAGATTTTACTTAAAATTTTATATGATCTAAAAAGTGAATAAAAAGATCTGGCCCAATTACTCCGACTATATGAACTGGACTAGTAACTAATTTTATATATTATTATTTTAGTTCTTATTAAATACTTATACTAATTTATTTATATAAATATTTGTTTTGCACTGAGGCGCACACGGGAACCATTTTGGTTCCTTATTTTTTGAAACACCGATTAGTCCCTGACCCACACTAATATGAAACGGAGTAGTATTTTTTTGAAAATTTTCAAAAAAATATTTTAATTAGAATGGAACTTTTTATGCATCTCTTAACTTAATAAGTCTTTCGTAAGCATTAGATAAATTTTTGAATTCTTCAACATTTCCTCCCTTGTCAGGATGGCAGATTTTGGCTTTTTTGTAATACAAAGTTTTCAAATTATTAACCAAAAACATATGTTTTTCTGAAATATTACTTCTGTTATATTCAATGCCAAACACATTCAGATCATTTTCTTTTTCTTTGTCTTCAATAGATAATTCAGGTAAATTAAGATCTTCAAAATCTTCGTATTTATATTTATTTTCAAAGTCCTTAAAATTAATATCGAAATCGTATTTAATCTTGTATTTAATATCGAAATCGTATTTAATCTTGTATTTAATATCGAAATCGTATTTAATCTTAAAATTGAAATTATATTTATAATCATCTGTAGTAATCCCATTTACTTCTTTATAGGGAATATTAAACTTTTTGAATTCAATAATTTTCTTTAATTTAGTAAATAAACTTTCTTTTTCAAGAGTTACAATATCAACATTTCTTCCAATTACATCTAAAATTGCATCGATAATATAATTATATGCTGCCTTTTTATCAAAAAACAAAAAAGCATACCATCCATCAATCATTATATATAATTTAACGAATTCTTCATTTGAAATATTTTGAAGAGTAAAAAGTTCATGGTTAATAATAAGGGTCATTTTTATAAAATTTTATTTTTAAAATTCAATTTTTATGAAATTTTTCTGTGAAATAAAAAGTATACTAGTCCAAAAGAACCTTTAGGTTCTCCCTATCATATAGTAGGAGTAATTGGGCCAGATCTTTTTCTTCACTTTTAAAACAATATTAAATTTTAAGTAAAACCTATATTTTTAAGTGAGTATTTATATCACTTAAAAATATTTAAACATAAATTTACATATACCGGTTTTTGAAAACCAAATTTATCTGAACTGGACGGAGTACTACTCCGTTTCAAATAAATCAGGAGAACCTTCAGGCTCTCTTTGATTCAAAAAATAAGGAACAGTCCCACCATATGGTTCCCGTGTGCACACCAGGGCTCACATATATATTTATATGGATGAATTACCGAAGGAACCACTCGGTTCGTCATTGATATGAAACGGAGTAGTATATAATTTTTTTAATCTGTCAGATAATATTTCGCTCTGGGACGGACTAGTACTTTTTTTCAGTAATTAATTTTCCTGCTATAAATTCTTTAGAAACTTTACCTTCCAAAAATTCATATATTTTTTCGACTTCTTCAGAATATTCAATCATTTTTTCATAATCTGCTAAATATCTTTTATAATATGATAATAATGTAACTGTTATAACAGTTCCTAATAATGATTTACCTTTTTCTACTGAATGTACTCCGGTGATTAGTTTAATTTTATTAATAAGTTCAGAATACATATTTTTAGAGTAATCTTTTCCTTTAAAATATTTAATTTTAAACATTAATATATCAATAGATTCATATTCTGGTGTATATCCATAACAATTTTCATTACACAATTCTGTAATTCCACCTGATAATTCAATTATCGTATCAATAATATTTTTAACACTCATTTTTATTTTTAATATTAATTTTTTTTAATTCATTTTTTAAATCAAAACTATTAAACATTTACTTCTCTGTCCCAAATGTAGGATCAAAAAAGAACAATTTTTTAAAAGTCATATAAATATACATATAACTTTTTCAATGTGTCAGATAATATTTTGTTTAACTATCTGGGACAGAGAAGTAAATAAAATTAGTTAACTAAAAAGATTTTATATGAATATTCAAGTGATGCGAATTTAATTACCGAAGGAACCAAGAAAATGGAACCTTTATGTTCCCGTGAACCGAATGGCTTTATTTTCTTGGTTCGTCATTGATCTGAAACGTAGTAGTATTCAATTCATTTTTTTAAAGGTTTTTGAAAATTAAATTAATATGAATCCATCTAGTTTTGGCTTGTCCTATCCTCTTTGGAAAAATGAATTAATTTTTTTTTAATTCATTTTTTTTTGAATATACATAAAATGAAAGCTAAATTTTCCAAAGAGGATCTCAAAAAAAAAGAGTGTGTTGATTTGTATAATTCTAAAGTATCTTCGAAATATAAAGATATTTTTAATGTTATTGTAAAAAATACACAATTTTACACAAAAAATGATGTATTAACTTCATTAAAAGATAATTTAATTAAATGGAGAAATAAGAGAAGTAATTTACCTTTATTTGTTTTACTTCCGGAATATGAAGAAGAGAGTAGAAAGTTTTTTTATAATAAACTTAAAAAATATTTACCAAAACATGTAAGAGTAAATGAATTTAGAACGCATACAGAAGAAGTAGAATATTTATTTTTAGATGATTGGATTTTAAATTTTTCTAAATTAAAAGAAGATTTATCAGAATCTAATATAAATATTCCAATTTTAGTAGAAAATAATAAGGGAAAATTAAAAGTTAAAAATATTTCACCAACTCTTACATTGATAACTAGTATTATATCAAATGATATTCTTAATCAAAAGAATAATTTTTCAAATTTTATGCAAGGATTAAAATATACATTTATTTATGATTATATAGTTTATGATTTAAAACATTTTGTAAAATCAGATAAATTATTAGATGAATTTAACATTAGATATTTGGAATCTGATATAAATGTATATTTAGTTTATGTGGATTATAAATTAGATGATGGTGATGTTTCATATAAAAAAGTATATAATTCATGTCTTAAAACACCTAATATTTCTGAAAAAGTAGGTAATTTTTTCAATAATATTTTTCAAATTGTTTAAAACAAATACTTCTCCGTCCCAAATATAAGGCTATCCAACTTTTTAAAAAGTCACACGAACTACACATAACTTTTTCAATCTGTCAGATAATATGTCAATCTGAGACGGAATCGTAAAAATTATATTTATATATCAGATACAACTCTGTCCCAAATAAAAAGTTGGCGAACTACACATAACTTTTTTAATATGTCACATAAATTAATCTGGGACAGAGCCGTTTTTTTTTTGAAAAGTAATTAATAATTTTATACTACTCCATTGGAAATACTCAAGTTTTAATGAAATTTTCATAAAATTCGAATTAAAAAATATTATTCGCAAACAATATTTTTATAAAAAATAAAAAATTTTGTTTACGATTATTCATCACTTAAATTTGTTATTGAAAACTCAATTTCACAGGAATTCCCCTGCAATGGAGTAGTATATTAAGTTATAATTATTGATAAAAATTTTTATTTTATAAAGTCCAAGTATCATGAAAAAAAATGAATTACAGAAGAAACCAAGAAAATGGTGCCTTTAGGTTCACACAAAACGAATGGTTCTTTATTGATTTGAAATAGAATATTACAGACATCTGTATTAAGTAAAACTTAAAATTAAAAAAAAATTACTAGTCCAGTTCAGGAGAATCCTTTAGGATAGGAAGACCCGATAAGGAAGAGCCGAACTCCTATAAAATTGGGTTTTCAAAAAAAAGGAACAGTCCCACCATATTGTTCCCGTGTGCAGCAGGGCGCACATAAATAATTATATGTAAATTTTATCTTTAATTATTTTTAAGTAATATAAATATTAAGTAAAAAATAAGCGTTTTACTTAAAATTTTGTATGGTCGGTCTAAAAAGTCAAGAAAAGGATCTGGCACAATTGAGCCTACTATTTGAACTGGACTAGTATTCATTTTTTAATTTAATAAGTTTTTCATACACATTAAATAATTCTTTGAATTTTTCAACATCTCCACCTTTGTCAGGATGTGTTTTTTTAGCTTGTTTATAATAAATTTTTTTTAGATTATTAATCAAAAACATATGTCTTTCTGAAATATTATTTTCATTGTATTCAACTTCAAAAATATTTAGATCATTTTTTTTTTGAATAAAAGATTCATTTTCTTTTGAATTCTTAAAATCATTTTCTTTTGAATTCTTAAAATCTTTTTTTTTTGAATTCTTAAAATCTTTTTCAAAATTCTTAAGATCATAATTAAAATGATATGTATATTTTTTGTCAAATTTGAAATCTACATGAAAATAATCTTCTTTAGTAATTCCATTTTCTTCTTTATATGGAACATTAAATCTTTTGAATTTAATGATTTTTTTTAATTTAGTAAATAAATTTTCTTTTTCTAGAGTTACAATGTTAACATTTTTTCCGATAAAATTTAAAATTGTCTCGATCATATAATATCGAGACTCATTATAATCAAAAAAAAATAAAGCATACCATCCTCCAATTATTGAATATAAATATGATAATTCATTATGAGAAATATTTGGAGAAATAAAAATTTCATGTTTAATAATAAGAATCATTTTTTCAAAATTTATGATTTTTTTTTAGAATTCAATTTTTTATAAATTGAATTCTAAAAAAAAATCATAAATTTTCATTTAAACAAAGCATCACAAAGAAACAAAATGGTTCTTTATTTTTGAATCAGCAATTTATTTGTTTAGGAGTACTACTCCGTTTCAGATCAATCGGTAATTCATTTTTACTTCACTCAATTATTCATATAAAATTATTTTAATTCACTAATTTTATATATTACTGTATAAGTATTAAATGTATACTTATACTTATTCATTAATATAAATTTTTATTTTTTGAAACACCGATTTATTTGAAACGGAGTAGTAGTAAAAAATTATAATAAAATATAATACTAGTCCAGTTCAGGAGGATCCTGGTAATAGGAAGATCCGATACCCTAAGAAATTGGTTTTTAAGTAATATAATTATTCAATAAAAATAGTACTCCATTGCAAATGCTCCGACGAAGTTGATTTTTCATCAAATTTTCATAAAATTCGAATTAAAAAATAAAACATTTTATTTACGATAAATCATCACTTAAATTTTATATTGAAAACTCAATTTCTTAGGGTATCGGATCTTCCTATCACCAGGATCCTCCTGTAATGGAGTATTAAGCGTTTTACTTAAAATTTTGTATGGACTAAAAAGTGAAGAAAAAGATCTGGTACAATTGAACCTACTATTTGAAGTAGACTAGTAATTTATTGCAAATGCTCAAGTTATTTAAAATATATTATATGAACTAGACTAGTATACATATAAATTAAAAAAGTTGGATAAAAATAAAAAATCTTGTTTTGAATAATATTTTTTATTTTTTTTCTTATATTTTATGAAAATTCAATGATAACTTGAGCATTTGCAATGGAGTATTAATATAAATTTTAAGTAAAAAATAAGTGTTTTACTTAAAATTTTGTATGGTCTAAAAAGTGAAGAAAAAGATCTGGCTCAATTGAGCCTACTATTTGAACTGGACTAGTAATTACAATAATATATTTCCACTGTATAATTTTCTCGAACTTTATTTATTTCTTCTATTGTTTCTTCTTTTTTTAAATTAAAAATATCTACTTGTGGAGATCCATGAGGTGAAAAGATAATTAAATAATGTAATTTTGTTTCTAGAAGTTTTAAAATTTGACATAATTTTAATGTATTCATATTATAATACGAAGAATACATAACTTCTCTGTCTTCTGAAACAGATCTTAATGTTCTAATTGCTGCATTTTTATCATTAAGCATGTTTGAATTCATAACTTGTGAAAATACTCTTATACCTAAAGGAATGCCTATGGGTCTATCTTCATTGACTTTAGATTCTCCCATTTCATAAGGACAAAAATAATATAATCTTAAAGGTCTAATAGATTTAATTATTAAATTATTTGATAATTTAACAGAATCTTTTTCATCTATAATATAAATTGAATTATTTGAAACATTATTAACAGATTCAAAAATATTACCATTAGCATCTTCTAATAATTTATTACTATTAGTTAACTTATTTCTATTTAAAACAATTCTTGAAATTTCATTTGAAAAGACAGAAATAGGACTTGGGTAACAACAACCTCCGTCACTATAAATTTCACCATTTATTTCTTTTCCTTTAACTACTAAAGGAATTGATGCTGAAGCTAAAACTGCATCTGCAATTAATTCTATATTCCCATCTAAAAATTCTAATGGTGCTGAACCATACATATGTTCTTCATTCATAAAAAAATAAGGATTTATTAAAGATTTAGAACTATCTAAATTGCAAAAAAATTTTGATTGCTTATTTTTTTCATCGTATGTGCCTGTCCAAATTTCTACATTTGTAATTGTTATTTCATTAAATATTGATTTAAATAAATTTTTTCCTCCATATCCTCTATCATAATAATTACCATTAAAAATACCACCTAACCAACTAGGTAAGAATTCAAATGCAGAAGTTGCCCAACTTTTAATAAACATATCTGATTTTATTTTTAAAACAGATTTTAAAATTCCACATTCTGTAAAATTTCCTGACAATGCTGCATAATTAGCAAAATTACCTCCACTAGAACCTAACATAATATCAGGATGATCTTCTGAACCATTGTATTTTCCATTATTATTAATAAGTTGTGCTTTAAATAATTCTTGCATACAAGCAACTTGACTAATAAATCTACCACCACTTATAGGACTAATGAAAGCTTTAAATTTTTTTTCATAAGTTATTGACATTTTTAATAACTTATGAAAATATTATTAAAAATTTAAAGATTTCTATTCTGATGAGATACTACGAGTAAGACTCTGTCCCAGATAATATTTTGTTGAACTATTCAAGTTAAAAAAGTTATACTACTCCGTTTCATATTAGTGTGGGACAGGGACTAATCAGTGATTCAAAAAATAAAGAACAGTCCCACCATTTTGTGCACCAGGGCGCACATAAAAAATTATATTAATAAATTGACGTGACAATTATTAAATCACACTTGTAAAATAATATATAAAAATATACTACTCCGTTTCAAATAAATCAGGAGAACCTTCAGGCTCTCTGTGATTCAAAAAATAAGGAACCATTTGGTTCCCGTGTGCACACCAGGGCGCACATATATATTTATATGGATGAATAAGTATAAGTATACATTTAATACTTATACATTAATATATAAAATTAGTGAATTAAAATAATATTATAGGAATAAATGAGTGATCTAAAAATGAATTACCGAAGGAACCTGAAGGTTCCCGCGAACCGAATGGTTCGTCATTGATCTGAAACGGAGTAGTAAGAAAAAAATATTTTTATATTAATAATTGAGTGAAGTTAAAATGAATTAGCGAAGGAACCAAGAAAATGGTGCCTTTAGGTTCGTCATTGATCTGAAACGGAGTAGTATATATTTATATGAATTAAAAAAAAACATTTTTTTTTGAGCCTACATTTGGGACGGAGAATTACTAGTGTATTTCACATATGGTGGGACCGTTTCATATAGTGGGACTAATCGGTGATTAAAAAAATAAGGAACAGTCCCACCATTTTGTGCACCAAGGAGCACATTAAATATTTATATTCATATATAAAATTAGTGAATTAAAAGTAGGCGACCTAATTTTATATGATTAATTGACTGAAGTAAAAATGAATTACAGTCAGCTGTACCGATTCAAAAAATATATATTTATATGGTTGAATAAGTATACTAGTCCAGTTCAAATAATATGTCAGGTTTTGAGAAAAAATTTATTTATATGTAAATATAAGTAGACTTGTTTAAAATACATATAAAATATTACTTAAGGATAAGCTTTTTAATTAAAAATTTATATGGTTAAAAAAGTGAAGAAAAAGATCTGGCCTGACATATTATCTGAACTGGACTAGTACTTAATTTTTTTTTGAACCACAATTTTATAGGGCTTCGGTTTTTCCTATCACCAGGAACCTTCTGAACTTGAGAACCTGAAGGTTCGGTTGGACTAGTACTACTCCGTTTCAGATCAATGACGAACCATCCGGTTCACGGGAACCTAAAGGCACCATTTTCTTGGTTCCTTCGGTAATTCATTTTTACTTCACACAATTATTCATATAAAATTAGGTCGCCTACTTTTAATTCAATAATTTTATATATTAACTTATAAGTAGGAATTTAATACTACTCCGTCCCAGATTAATTTATCCAACTTAAAAAATTTATGTTTATTTTTATGAGACTTTTAAAAAAATTGTTCTTTTTTATTTGGGACGGAGAAGTACATTAAATTATATTTTCATATAAATATTTAATGTGCGCCTCGGTGCACACGGGGGAACCATATGGTGGGACTGTTCTTTATTTTTTGAACCACCGATTAGTCCCTGTCCCACACTAATATGAAACGGACTAGTATATATTTATAATTTTAGACGGTTAAAAATATTTATTATAAATATTTTTTGGAAAGTCAATTTTAGAAATATACATATGGTTTTGAATAATATATGCAATATTGTTTATATTAGAAATACGTTTTCTATCTACAAAATCAAAGGTCGAAATATCAAGTTCTTTATTTGAAGCATATTCACACATTTTTAAAATTTGATCATTATTAAATTGATATAAATCATATTTTGTAAAATTTTTAATTTCACCCCAACAAATTGCTCCCATACAAGATCTATATATTTCTTCATTTTCTTTTTTAATTTTTTTGGCGGCTTTATTTTTTCTTTTTAGATCTCTTTTTTGTAAATTAAATTCTGAAGACATTTAAAAAAAACACAAAAAAAATTTATATTTCAAATTTTTAATATAAAATTTGAAATTAACCAAAGGAATCTTCATGTTCTCCAGGATCGGCAAATCCGAATGCCTAAGGTTAAAAAACAACAATTTTTTTAAAAGTCATATAAATATTTATGTGCGCCCTGGTGCACACCGGAACCAAGTGGTTCTTTATTTTTTGACAGATTGGATAAATTAATCTGAGAAGGAGTAGTAAATGTTTCAAGAAGTGAATAAAAAAGATCTGGACCAACTTTGTCCGCGTATTTGAACTGGACTAGTATAAAATTTTATATGTTAATAAAAGTGTTAATAAAAAATGAAGAAAAGAATCTGGATCTATTGATTTAGGCTGAAATGTAATAGTAGGAAATTGTTTAATAAGAACTTAAATTACTTCACAAATAATTTTTTTAATTTTATACTAGTCCGTCCTAGATTAATTTATCCAATCTGTCAAAAAAGTTATATGTAGTTCGGCTCGTCTCACACTAATTTATTTGGGACAGAGAAGTACTTTTTATCTGAATCAATTAATCTCACAATATTTAAAGTTTTTCAGTACTAGTCCAGTTTAGATAATATGTCAGGTTTTGAGAAAAATTTTATTTATATTTAAATATAAGTAGACTTGTTTAAAAGACATACTAGTCCAGTTCAGATAAATTGGGTTTTCAAAAAATAATTAACTATATCTAAATTTATGTTTAATTATTTTTAAGTAATATAAATAATCACTTAAAAATAAAGATTTTACTTAAAATTTTATATGATCTAAAAAGTGAATAAAAAGATCTGGCCCAATTTATTTGAACTGGACTAGTATAAAATATTACTTAAGGATAAGCTTTTTAATTAAAAATTTATATGGTTAAAAAAGTGAAGAAAAAGATCTGGCTCAATTTATCTGAACTGGACTAGTAGGGTTTTGGTTTCCCTATCCATACAAGATCGAGTTAATCTAAAAAATGAATTTAAAAAAAATTTCATTTATATTTTTAAATGAACCTTAATATAATTAATAATAAAAATTTTTCTTGGCTTAAAAACTCGGAATTTTATAAAAATTTAAATTTAGATATTGAAGGAGATTTAGACATTAAATATTGCTCTATTGACACTGAAGATATAAATTTATTTTTAGATGTTGGACATTTTTGGGGAGTTAATCATTATCCTAAAGAATTCTTTAATTTAATTTTTGAAACTAAACCTGTTAAACATTTAAAAAAATTTTATGATTTAACACATTCTTTTTTTTATAGTTTACTTATATCTTTAATTTATATGTCACCCAAAAATTTAAAAAATAAGATGGCATCTAGAGCAGTAAAATATAATTATATGGATCTTTTAGAATACTCAGAAATTAATAATTCAAGACTTTATAATATTGCATGTATTTATGATCGATTTGAAATTATTAAATATTTATTTGAAAAAAAATTACCCTTTCATCATAATTCTATGAATTGTGCTGCATATCATGGAAGACTTGAAATTTTAAGGTTTTTTATGAAAAATAATCTGTTGCCTTCAGAAAATACAATAGAACAAGTATGTATAAAAGGTCATTTAGAAATTTTAAAATTTCTTCATGAAAAAGGCTGTCTTTGGAATAAAGAATGTATTATTTCAGCATATGAACAAGGACATTTAGAAATTTTAAAATATCTTTATGAAAATGAATGTCCTTCTGTAGAATGTCTTTTAAATCTTAATACATACGAACCAAATTTAAAGATTTTAAAATATCTTCATGAAGAAAAAGGATGTTTTTTAAGACAATCTTGCTTTAGAAATTATTTAAAATATAAAAAATGGGATTGTATAAAATATATTGAATGTAAAATCGGATTACCAAATCCTGATTCAATGGGAATGCCTTCATTATTTGGTTATTTAAAAATTATAAAATACTTTCATAAAAAAGGTTCATTTTTTGATGAATATTGCCTTATGGGAGCTATTTCTCTGAGAAGATTTAAAACTGTAAAATACCTTATTGAAAATAAATGTCCCGGTATTCTAGAATCTATTCAAATATCTGCGGAATGTGGAGGTATAGATATATTAAAATATCATCATAAAGAAATATTAAAAATAAATAAAAATTTTAAATGGTCTAAAAGTGTTTTTGAAGCTGCATGTCAAGGTGGTAATTTTGAATGTATTAAATATATTCTTGAAAATGGCTTTGTCTTGGAAGAAGAATTATTTAAAAAATTATTTTGTAATAAATATGTAAAATTAGAAACTCTTATTTTTCTTAATTAATTATAATGTAAATATTGTGTTCAGAAAAGATATTATAAATATTTATAATATTTTATGATAATAGATATTATTAAATTATATTTGAATTTTACAAATATACTATAAGATAGATTAAAAATAAATTAACTATACTCCATTGCAGGAGGATTGCCACAATAAATATTTTAATCTTGACTTATAAAAAAATGAATTTAAAAAAAAAATTCATTTATTTCTTAAATGAACCTTAACATAATTAATAACACAGAATTTTCTTGGCTTAAAAATTCAGAATTTTATAGAAATTTAAATCAAGAAGATCTAGAAGATTTAGACATTAAATATTGTTCTATTCACACTGAAGATATAAATTTATTTTTAAATGTTGGACATTTTTGGGGAGTTAATCATTATCCTAAAGAATTTTTTTCTTTAGTTTTTAAAAATAAACCTATTAAACATTTAAAAAAACTTTATGATTTAACACATTCTTTTTTTTATAGTTTACTTATATCTTTAATTTCAATGTCTCCAAAAAATTTTAAAAATAAGATGTCATTCCGAGCAATTAAATATAATTATATAGATCTTTTGGACTATTCAGAGATAAGTAATATTAGACTTTATAATATTGCATGTAAATATAACAGATTTGAAATTATTAAATTTTTATTTGAAAAAAAATTACCTTTTCATCACAGTTCCATGAATTGGGCTGTATATTATGGCAGATTTGAAATCTTACAATTTTTCTCTGAAAATAATGCATTATTTTCAGAAAAAACGACAAAACAAGCATGTATAAAAGGTCATTTAGAAATTTTAAAATATCTTCATGAAAAAGGATGTCCTTGGAATGAAAATTCTGTTATCTCAGCATGTAGAAAAGGACATTTAGAAATTCTAAAATATCTTCATGAAAAAGGATGTCCTTGGGATTACCAATGTATTATTTCAGCTTATCAACATGGTCATTTTGATTGTCTAAAATATCTTCACGAAAATAATTGTCCTTCTATAGAAAATCTTTTAAATAATTTTGGGGTATGCAAACCCAATTTAAAAATTTTAAAATATCTTCATGAAAAAAAAGGATATTTGTTGGGTGAGTATATTTTTCATTCATATTTAAAATATAAAAATTTCGCTTGTATAAAATATATTGAGAGTAAAATTGGATTTCCAGAGAGCCAACATCTGGGAGCAGCTCGTCATTTAAAAATAATAAAGTATTTTCATAAAAAAGGTGCAGTACTTGATGAAATATGTTTTAAATCAGCACTTTATACTGGAATACTGAAAAATATAAAATATTTTGTTGAAAATAACTGTCCTCTTATTTTCAAAGATATTGAAATTTCTACAATATTTGGAGGAATAAATGTATTAAAGTATTATCGGGAAGAAATTATAAGAAGAAGAAAAAAAATAGGCAGAAATAAAAAGTTTAAATGGAATGAACAGATTTTTAAATATGCATGTGAAACTCATCTTAATAATTTTGAATGTATTAAATATATTATTGAAGATGGATTTGTATTAAAAAAAGATTTATTTAAAAAATTATGTCTAAATAAAAGTGTAAGATTGGAAACTTTAGTTTTTCTCAATGAATTAGTATTTAATAAGCCGTAAAAATATATATTTTTTTAACCATATTAAATAATCAAGTCCATATTAAAAAAATATTATAACTATTTATAATATTCTATAAAAATATATTTTCTTTATTAAAAAAAAATATTATTATTAAGTTTTCTATCTATAAATTGTTTTTCTTGAGACTAATTCTCTGAAATAAATTTTTTTAGATATTTTTTTAAAATATATATTTTTTATACTATCATTAAAAATGCAACAGGATAGAAAGTTTGAAGGTGGCCTTATCTCTAAAAAATTAACTAGAGAGATATTGGGAACTAAATTTTCAAAATCTAAAAGATCAAGTATAATACCTTTTTTTTATAAAAATGGAATAAAATATTATTTCTTAGCTATTAGTGCAGAATATGATCAAGTTAATGATATGGGAGGCAGAATAGATCCTGGTGAAGATTTTCTTGAAAGTGCAATTAGAGAATTAAATGAAGAGTCTGTATGTGTTTTTGATTATAAAGATAATTATAATTATATTGCTGATAATTCTATAACAATATATGATGATAATAATATTATTACATTTGTAAATATAAGTTATAAATCTGATTTATGTGAAGATTTTGAAAAAAATTATAAATTAGCTTTAAAAGATGTAAATACAGATCCGGTTTATTTAGAGAATAGACATATGATTTATATTTCTGAAGAAGATCTTAAAGATTTATGTAAAAATGAAAAGGTAAAAATACCTAAAAAGTTGTCTAAAATTATTGGTGAATTTAAATATTATCCTAATATTTATTTAGACTTAAAAAATACTCTAATAAAAGGGTTTAGGGGATGGGAAAGTCTTGATACATTACATTAAAGATGATATCAAAAAATACTACTACTCCGTCCCAAATAAAAAAGAACAATTTTTTAAAAAGTCATATAAATATACATATAATTTTTTAAAGTTGGATAATATGTCAATCTGGGAAGGAGTCGTAATCTTAATTAAATTCTACTACTACGTTTCAGATCAATAGGAAATTCAATTTTTATTCACTCATTTATTCATATAAAAAAATTTAAATTCAAGTTTTTATATATTAATATGTACTACTCCGTCCCAGATTAATTTATCCAACTTAAAAAATTTATATTTATATTTAAGTGATTAATGAAAAAAATGTTCTTTTTTATTTGGGACGGAGAAGTACTAGTCCAGTTCAGATAATATGTCAGGGCAGATCTTTTTCTTCACTTTTTTAACCATATAAATTTTTAATTAAAAAGCTTATCCTTAAGTAATATTTTATATGTCTTTTAAACAAGTCTACTTATATTTACATATAAATAAAATTTTTCTCAAAACCTGACATATTATTTGAACTGGACTAGTAAGTATATTTTTAATTTTTATATATATTTATTCATATAAGAAATTTATTTTTTGAATTTCCTATTTATTTGAAACGGAGTAATATTATTTTTTAATAAAATTTTCTTTGGAATCCAAATACAAAAGAACACGAAACCTTATTAATATTTTAAGTTTTCAAAAAAATATTTATACTTAAAATTTTATATTGTAAAAAGTGAAGAAAAATATTTGGACCACTGTACGACTCAGTCCCAGATTAATTTATCCAAGTCTAAAAAGTTATATGCATTTTAATAATGTTTTATAAAAAAATGTTCTTTTTTGAGCCTACATTTGGGACGGATAAGTATGTATTTTTATGGGACTTTTAAAAAAGTTGAATAGGCGCCTACTTTTTATTTGGGACCACTGTATATTTTTTGAAACACTATATTTTTTTGAGTATTTGAATTATTATAAAACAATTTATAATAATTTTTTTTGATATTTTAAATATAAAATATTTACTTTCTAGTCTTACCACCCTTCTTCTTAGGCTCCTCATCAGACTCAGATGAGGAATCGTCAGAATCAGATGAATCAGAAGAAGAAGAGGCACTTTGTGCAGCACGACTAGGAGATCTCATAGGAGAAGAACCTCTTGCAGGAGATGCAGATCTTGATACAGATCTCATAGGAGAAGCAGATCTAGAAGCGGGCTTAGCAGCAGTCTTCTTTGTAGCCTTAGGTTTGGTAGTCTTAGGAGAAACAGGAAGACCCATATCTGCCTTCTGTTGATTAGATCTTCTCGTATACTCATCCTTAACCTTTTGACTGGATTCTCTCCAAGCCGCACCAAGAAGCTTGCCAGTCTCACCAAATGTAGCATCAGGATGAGACTTCTTAATCTCAGGTCTCTTGTCAGAAGAAAAGAGAATATAAGCAGAAGGAGCTCTCTTAACCTTCGGCTTGTCTTTATCAGCAGAGGCTCTCTTCTTAGGTCCACCTACAAGCTTCTCAACTCTCTTGAAAAAACTATCAAGCATTTTCTTGGTATCTCCCTTCTTCTCCTCCTTTCTCTGCTTAGCAAAGGTAGTTAAGTCTTTCTCAAGTTTTTGAAGTTTTGATTCCATTTTTTTATTTAGTAGAAAAAAAAAATTTTTTTTTCAAATTTAACAAAAATACTACAATTTTTAAAAACAATAAGAACAAAAAATTTTTTTTTACAATTAAATTATTTTTGAGTGTAATTATAGTGTAAATTTATATTTGAACAAAATATAAAATATTTTTTTATAAGATGATAAATTTTTTAAGTTAAAACACACTCAAAACATACTCAAAAAATTAAAAATATCACGTAAATACACATAGTATCAAAAAAATATTTTTAAGTAATGCTGAAGAAGCATAATATTTTTTTTCTAATACTCAAATTTAAGACGATAGAAGAATTCGAAACGAAAAATATCACTGAAATATTATGTGAACTATCCAGAAATTTTTATTCAGTCTCTAAACCATATAATTATGTCATTTTTTTAACTACAATTTCTGCACAAATATTTTCAATTAATATAAATATTTACTTAAAAATTTTACTACTCCGTCCCAGATTAATTTATCCAATCTGTCAAAAAAGTTATATGTATATTTATATGACTTTTAAAAAAATTGTTCTTTTTTATTTGGGACGGAGAAGTAGTTAAAATTTAATATGTATGAAAAAAAACATTTGACCTGATATATTATTTGGAATTGACTACTACTCCGTCCCAGATTAATTTATCCAACTTAAAAAATTTATATCTATTTTTATATGACTTTTAAAAAAAATGTTCTTTTTTATCTGGGACGGAGAAGTACTAAAAATTTAAATAAAATTACCAATAGATTATATACTACTACGTTTCAGAACAATTTATCCATATAAATATACTACTCCGTTTCAGATAAATAAGGAGAACCTTCAGGCTATCTGTGATTCAAAAAATAAGGAACAGTCCCACTATTTGGTTCTCGTGTGGACCGAGGCACACATTAAATTTTTCTATGATTACTTCACTCAATTAATCATAGAAAATTAGGTTGCTTACTTTTAATTCATTAATTTTATATATTCATGTTAGATGTAAAAATGAATTACCGAAGGAACCAATAGCCTTTAGATTCCCGCAAACCGAATGGTTCCATTTTCTTGGTTCCATTTTCTTGGTTCCATTTTCTTGGTTCCATTTTCTTGGTTCCATTTTCTTGGTTCCATTTTCTTGGTTCGTCATTGATCTGAAATGGAGTAGTATATGAACTTTATGTGAAGATTATAAAATACTACTACTCCATCCCAGATTAATTTATCCAACTTAAAAAATTTATGTTTATTTTTATGAGACTTTTAAAAAAATTGTTCTTTTTTATTTGGGACGAAGAAGTAGTCCGTTTCAGATAAATTGGCAATTCAAAAAATAAAGAACAGTCCCACCATTTGGTTCCCGTGTGCACCAGGTCGCACATAAATATTTATATGTGTAAATTAGTATAAATATTTAATAATAACTTAAATAACAATATATAAAATTAGTTAATTAAAAGTAGGCGACCTAATTTTACATGTCAGATCTAAAAATGAATCACTGAAGGAACCACGATATGAAACGGAGTAGTAACTTTCTTAAATTTAGAATTTATATATCTTTTTTAACTATATAAACATTCATTGGTAAAATAGTATTTATTTCGGGGCCAATTCTAGAATTATAATTAACATACAATTTTTCGATTATTCTTATATTTTTAATATTATTATTATTGTATATAACATGTGTTACAAGTTTGCCTTCCAAATTTGTTTTATGTGTATTACTACTACCTGTAATATAATTATAATATGAACTTTTTCGAGTATTTTGAACTTTTTTAATTTTATTTTTAATGTTTAAATCATTTTCAAAAATTTCAAAATTTTCTAAATTTGTATCTACAAAGGTAATGTCAGAATATATACATTTTCCTGTCATACAATGATCTAATGCAACTACTACAATATCTTCATTATTTTCTAATTGTATTTCTGAATATAAACAAGTAATGTCTCTATTATTATAAACATTATAAAAATTGGAAACAAAAGCTTTTTTATAAGTTTTAAATCCCTCTTTTTGGATAATTTGATCGCATTTATTATTCCATAGATCATATAATTCTGATTCATTTTTTAAATTTTTATTTATTTTTAATTTATTGTAACCCATCTCATAAGGTATTTGAGATTTAAATTTATAAAAACGACATTTATAATTAGGTATAATTTCTTCTTTATGATTTAATACAGTTGTTACAATTATATTATATCTAGGAAGATTTTTATCATATTCAGAAGAAATAAAAATAGGTAAAATTTTTAAATTTTTTTCTGAAAACTCTCTAAACTCTTTATTAAATGAATATTTTACAGCATTGAACATATTTTTATTTTTTGTTAAAATAACAGCTAAATTATTTTCATAACTACTTGAATAATAATCAGCTATAGATATAGAATCACCTATATTTTTATTTAAGATTGTTCTTGAATTATTGGAATTAGAAATATCATACAAATTACCTGTTATTCCCCAATATATATATCCTTTTGGAATTTCAAAAAAAACTAAAATAGCTTCATTATTATTTAGCTCAATTGCAGGATCATCACCAAAAATAGGTAACTCTATAATAGTGTTGTTGTTTTTAATAATATTAAATTCTATATTTTCAAAATCTATTTCATCAATAATATCATCATTCGAAGATGATGAAAAATATAAAATAAAGAAAAAAATAGCAAAAATTATTATAATTAATAAAAATATTAATAAATATGTAATGAAATAATATTCTTCCATTTTATAATAATAAAATAAAAAAAATTAAATCTCTCAAAAAATTTACAATCATACCCAAAAAATCTTTAGGTCCTTATCAATTTTCAAAAACTTATGACATTTTACATATTAATATTAAATTTTTTTAGATATTTTATAAAAAGTGTGAAATATCTTAAAAAATTTTAGATAGTTTATAAAAATATACTACTCCGTTTCAGATCAATGACGAACCAAGAAAATGGAACTAAGAAAATGGAACCAAGAAAATGTAACCATTCGGTAATTCATTTTTACATCTGACATATAAAAATAATTTTATCTTATATTTTTATATATTATTTTATAAGTTTAAATTTAATAATCTTACTAATATAAATATTTAATATACTACTCCGTCCCAGATTAATTTATCCAACTTAAAAAATTTATATATATTTTTATATGAGTTTATAAAAAAATGTTCTTTTTTATCTGGGACGGAGAAGTACGCCTCGGTGCACACGAGAACATTCCCACCAATATGCTACCATTTTCTTGTGTCCCTTAATTTTTGAAACACCGAAGGAACGAAGAAAATGTTGCCTTTAGGTTCCCGCGAATCGAATGGTTCCATTTTCTTGGTTCCATTTTCTTGGTTCCATTTTCTCGGTTCTTCATTTATTTGGGACGGAGAAGTAGTATATTTCATTAAAAATTTATTTTGGAGGGTTTTTAAAAATTATTAGTAATATTATTAATAATTTTACTAATGATTAATTATTTTAATCATTTTCAATTTTAACTTTTTTGCGGTATTTAACTGTTCTTTTTTCTAAACCTTTTAACATTTTAATCCAAAGTTTCAAAAAATCTGGTGTATCGTTTTTATTCGTACCAAATACTTCAGGGTCTTTATTTGTGCAAGACATGACTGTATTTATTTCTTCATCTTCTTCTTTTTTTAATTTTTGTTTTTTAATTTTAAGATTATATTTTTCAAATTCTAAATCAAAATATCCATTATCTAATCTAATTAATCCAACAATATTTGTGATAAATCCATTTTTAATTTCTATATTTTCATTATTTAAAAAATTTGTATTTAATCCCAATAAAATTTTTGATTTCATATTTTCTTTTTGGTGTTCAGTTAAAGGATTTTCACCATCTTTAATAATTTCTTCATTATATAAATCTATATATTTATTTATCAATGATGTTTTATATAAGTCTTTTTTGACTTGTGTCCATGAAGTAATTTCTTGAACAGATAATTTTTCTATTTTATTTTTTAAATTTTTATTTTTTTTTTCAATATCTTCTGGTGATAAAATACCTACATTTTCATTCATAAAAAAAATAAAATCGTCTAAAGATTTATAAATATTATTTATACTTAGTTCACTAGAAAATATTTTATTTTTAATTTTATATGTTAATAAATCGTTTTTAAACTGCAATCCTTTATTAAATTTCCCTTTAGATGCTTTAATTAAAATTGATTTCCAATAAGGATCTTTACATATTCCTTCTAATTCTAAAAATATTGGATGCACAATAATTTCATCATTTTTAGCTGAAGCCCTGATTTTTGCTTCCGGTTTTTCTTTTGTGGTTTTCGAGTAATCAACAATTTCATTATCACTATAAAGTGGATAATAAGTATTAGCGACCAAAACAGTAAAACTTTTTTTTGACATTTTTTAGAATTCTTAAAAAAAAAGAAAAAAATCAAATATATATAAAATTTAAGTAAAACAAAAAAACAAAAAGAACTTTTTATTCCGCAATTTTTTTTAAGTGAAAAATATATTGAAAATGGATTTCGAAAAAAAAATGAAAAAAATTAAAAAAAAAATTTGATAATTTTTTTAAGTTAAAATAGTATCAAGTTAAATTATTTTTTCATATTAAAAATACAATTTTAATACTCATAAATTGAAAATGTACATACACTTAATTTTTTAATAGTTAAATTCAGGATGAGACGTGTGATAGGAATCCCAAAAACCATATAATTATGTCAGGTTTTGAGAAAAATTATTTGAATTATTGACGTAATAATTTTTTAAAGTTTACATAAAATTTACTTAAAAATTGTACTAGTTCAGTTCGAATAAATAGGGTTTTCAAAAACCGGTCTATATAAATTTATGTATAAATATTTGTAGGTGATATAAATATCTACTTAAAGATAATGTTTTTATTTGGTTTTTTATATGGTCTAAAAAGTGATGAAAAATATCTGGCGTAACATATTATCTAATATATAATTAATCAGATTTTTTTTTCTCTTGGATATATTTATTTTGTACTACTCCGTTTCAGATCAATGACGAACCAAGAAAATTCATTTTTACTTCACTCAATTATTCATATAAAATTATTTTAATTAACTAATTTTATATATTAAATTATAAGTAAGGATTAAATACATTAACTTATATATGAATATAAATATTTATTTTTTGAATTACCGATTTATTTAAAACGGAGTAGTATAAACATAAAGTTTTAAATTTTTAATTTGATCAAATATATATTTTTGATTAAATATATTATATTTTATAGTACAATGTGTAGATACTCCAAGATTTTTTATTCCATCAAAAGAAGAAAATATATTAATTTCTTTCTTATAATATGAATGTACAATACAAACATCTCCGTTAATTCCAAAATATATTTCTTCTACTTCATCGTTAATTTCTGTATCTACTTCATCATAATCAGGATTAAAATGTCCTTCTATTGTAAAAATGTCTATATCAAATAATTTTATAATTATTCTATACATATCATTACCTTCAAAACCCATATCATCAAGATCTATAGTTTCCTCTTCATAATATTCTGTTGTAAAATTGTATTTTGGTGTTTTTTTATATTCTTTTAAAAATTCTTTAGCATAATTGTAATCTTTATGTTTTTTGTAAAAATCTACAAATTCATTAATATTATAGACTAATTTTTTATTTTTTTTTATATCTTCTGATAAATTCAGATAAAATACATCACTTTTAGATTTTAATAATTTATCAAAACTATCTCTTAATTTACTTTTATATTTTATTTTTGTATCTATTTTTTTAATATCTTTTTCTGAAAAATTATGACGTTTTAAAAAGTTTATCATTTTTAATTTTAATCTAGTTAAAGTAATATTTCCATAAAAATCATCTTCTATTTCCTTGTATTTATCTATATAAATATTATTTGTTTTAATTTTTAAATAATTTTCAACTTCTTCTTTATTATAATAAGCATAAACATAAACGGTATATGGAATTTTATCTAAAGACCAAAAAGATGAAATTTTAAGAATATATTTAAATTCAGTAAAATTATTTATTTCTTCGCTATCTTTTAAATATTTAACTTCTATTTCTTCTTCAGAATCTTCATCAAAATCTCTATATAATTGACTTTCATGTAACCATTCAGGAATATCTTTAAATTTAACTAACATGTTTTAATTAATAAAAAAATATTTAATTATTTTTTCAAGAAATAAGATTTACTATTCCAAAAGCATATAGTCAACCTTGAGATTGTATAAAATTTTAATATATTGATAATTAAATTAAAAAGACTCATTGGTCAATTTCAAATAGTATAAAAAATGTAATTTTTTTAATTGAACATTTTACTTTTAATTTTTACTTGATACACATCTTAATTTCATCAAAAAGTAAAAGCACATTAAGTAAAAAATAATTGTAAATAAAAAATTTTATTTTTCTAATTATATTTTACAAAAATTTAAGCTTATCTCAATTTCAAAGATAATCCAAAGGATAGGAAGACACGATATAAATTAAGTACTACTCCAGTTCATATAGTCGGAGTAATTGTGCCAGATTTTTTTCTTCACTTTTAAAACAATATTAAATTTTAAGTAAAACCTATATTTTTAAGTGATATAAATACTCACTTAAAAATATTTAAACATAAATTTACATATACTTATTTTTTTTTTTTAACCCAATTTATTTGAACTGGACTAGTACGATGTAAAAAAGTAAGGGATAAATAATACAATGGTTCCTAAAAACTTAAAAAAACTAATTGACTCAATTGAGTAGTGGTATTATTTTTTTAACAATTATATTTATGAAGTTTTATAAACTTTTAAATTTTTAATTTGATCAAATACATCTTTTTTATTAAATATATTTAATTTTATAGTACAAAATGAAAATAACATCACATCTCCTAAAAGAGAAGAAGAAGGATATATTAAAATTTCTTCATCATAATAATAGTCAATACTATATTTAGTGATAATTCCAAAATCTATGCTAAAATTATAATATTTATTATCAATTTTTATATTTACTTTTTCATAACTACTATGAAAATGATCATTTATTAAAAATATTTCTATACCAAATAATTTTATAATTATTCTATACATATTATTTCCAAGTTCCCTCTGTATATCGGGAATAATTTCTTCATTTTCGTAAAATTCTGTTGTAATAGTATATTTTGGTGTATTTTTATATTCTTTTAAAAATTCTTTAGCATAATTATAATTTTTATGTTTTTTATAAAATTTTACAAATTCATTAATATTATATACTAATTTGTTATTTAAATCTATTTCTTCTAATAAATTTAAATAAAAAGAATCACTTTTTGATTTTAAAATTTTTTCAAATGTATTTCTTAATTTAGACCATGATGATTGTAATTTTATTTTTTGAATGTCTTCTTCTAAAAAATTATTATCTTCTAAAAAACTTATCATTTTTATTTCTCTTCCAACCAAATTCCCTCGATAAAAATCAATTTTTATTTCTTCATATTTATCTATATAAATATTATTTGTTTTAATTTTTAAGTAATTTTCAACTTCTTCTTTATTATAATAAGCATAGACATAAACGGTATATGGAATTTTATCTAAAGCCCAGAAAGATGAAACTTTAAGAACTTTTTTAAATTCAGTAAAATTATTTGTTTCTTCATTATCTTTCAAATATTTAACTTCTATTTCTTCTTCAGAATCTTCATCAAAATCTCTGTATAATTGACTTTTATGTAACCATTCAGGAATATCTTTAAATTTAACTAACATGTTTTTTAATTAATTAAAAAATATTTATTTAATTAAAATATATTCCTGGAAAATTTTGCTTTTAGATATTTTTATTTACAACTCTGTCAAAAATATAAGATCAAAAAAGAAAATTTTTTCATTAATCTAGGATAAAGTAGAATTTCATCTAAAGACCGAAAAGATAAAACTTTAACAATATATTAAAAAAAATATCTTTTAAATATTTAATTTTTATTTCTTCTTCAAAATCTTTTTATAATACTCCGTCCCAGATTAATTTATCTGACACATTAAAAAATTTATATATATTTTTATATGAGTTTATAAAAAAAATGTTCTTTTTTATCTGGGACGGAGAAGTAATTGAATTAACATTTAATTAATTCACACATAAATTCTGAATATTTTTTATGTATAATTGAAAATATTTTATTTTTTTTATACATAAAAAATGTTGATTAAATTTAAAGAAATTCCTGAATGGTTACATAAAAGTCAATTATACAGAGATTTTGATGAAGATTCTGAAGAAGAAATAGAAGTTAAATATTTGAAAGATAATGAAGAAATAAATAATTTTGCTGATTTTAAAAATATCCTTAAAGTTTCATCTTTTTGGGCTTTAGATAAAATTCCATATACTGTTTATGTCTATGCTTATTATAATAAAGAAGAAGTTGAAAATTATTTGAAAACTAAAATAGATAATATTTTTCTTGATAAATATAAGGAAATGGAAGATGATTTTTATACAGAAATTACATTGAATAGTTTAAGATTAAAAATGACTAATTTTTTAAAATTTAATAATTTACCTTCAAAAGAAATTCAAAAAATAAAAAGTGTAACTAAATTAAGAGATGCTTTTGATAAATTATTAAGATCTAAAAGTGATTCATTTTATCTAAATTTATCAGAGGAAATAGAAAAAAATAAAAAATTAGTTTATAATATTAATGAATTTGTTAATTTTTATAAAAATCATGAAGATTATTATAATGCTAAAGAATTTTTAAAAGAATATAAAAATACACCAAGATATAATATTAAAACAGAATTTTATGAAGAAGATGGAATACGTATAGCTCGTCGTGTTGAAGGTAATAGTATGTATAAAATAATTATAAAATTATTTGATATAGAAATTTTTGTAATAAAAGATCATTTTCATAATGATTACAAACAAGTAAAAACAATAAATAACAATCAAAATATATATTTTGGAGTAAAAAATAGTTTTATTATTAAATTTTATGAAGAAAAAATTAAAATATTATGCGATTATTCCGAATTTTCAGTATATTGTACTTTAAAATTAAATATTTTTAATAAAAAAGAGATATTTGATCAAATTGAAAATTTAAAACTTTACAAAACTACATTTTTCAAATAATTAAGTGTACTTCACCTTGTCAAATGTAGGCTCAAAAAAAAGAACATTTTTTTAAAGTCATAGTACTCCGTTTCAGATCAATGACGAACCTGAAGGTTCCTTCGGTAATTCATTTTTTCATCAAACAATTATTAATATAAAATCTTTTAGTTATTATATATTACTACTACGTTTCAGATCAATTGGTAATTCAAAAAACAAAGAACCATATTGGTGGGACTGTTCCCGTGTGCACCAGGGCACACGTAAAAATTTACTACTCCGTTTCAAATCAATCGGTGATTCATTTTTACTTCACTTATTTATTCATATAAAATTATTTTAATTCACTAATTTTTTATATTAATGTTTAAGTATTTATTTAATATTTATACTTATTAATACGTATAAATATTTATTTTTTGAATCACCGATTTATCTGAAACGGAGTAGTATATGAATGAATTAGTAATACTCGGTCACAGATCAAATTATATCTATATTTATATATTAAAAAACTATGTAAAAATAGATATAAATTAATCTGAGATGGATTAGTATTTAAATTTGACTAGTATTAATTTTAAAAATCATCTTCTACATTCTTATAAAGTTTTAAATTTTTAATTTGTTCAAATATATTTTTAAAATTAAAAATGTTTAATTTTATATAGATTCTCATATTAGAAGAGTAAATATCTTTTATTATAATTTCATCTTTTTTACATTTAATTATTGTATGAACAACCGTACCAAAAGTTATATTTGAATTATTATAACTAATTTCGCTATTTACCTTTTTATATTTAACATTAAAATGATCATCTATTACAAGAATTTCGACATCAAATAATTTAATTATTAATCTATACATAGAAGACCCTTCTAGAGTATCTTCATAATCTGGACTTTCAAAAAATTCAGTTTTAAAACTATACTTTGGTGTATTTTTATATTCTTTTAAAAATTTTTTTGCATTATAATAATTTTTGTGTTTTTTATAAAAATGAAGAATATCATCTATATTATTTATTAATTTTTTATTTATGTTAATATCTTCTAAAATATTTAAATAAAAAATATCACTATTAGATTTAAGTATTTTATCAAAATCATATCTTAATATTTCTTTATATTTTTTAGAAAAATTTTTTATTTTTTGAATTTTTTTTTCTGAAAAATTATGAAGTTTTAAAAAGTTTATCATTTTTAATTTTAATTCTTTTAAACTAATATTTCCATAAAAATTATCTTCTATTTCCTTGTATTTATCTATATAAATATTATTTGTTTTAATTTTTAAATAATTTTCAACTTCTTCTTTATTATAATAAGCATAAACATAAACGGTATATGGAATTTTATCTAAAGCCCAGAAGGATGAAACTTTAAGAATATATTTAAAATCAGTAAAATTATTTACTTCTTCGTTATCTTTTAAATATTTAATTTCTATTTCTTCTTCATCTTCTTCATCAAAATCTCTATATAATTGACTTTCATGTAACCATTCAGGAATGTCTTTAAATTTAATTAACATTTTAATATTAAAAAAAAATTTTTTTTTCAAAAATAAAATCTAACCTTTAAAGGTTCCAGTTCATATGGAAAACCACTAAAAAAAAAAAGGCGAACATCTACTTCTCTCCTACAAATGTAAACGTAAAAAAAAACATTTTTTTTATTTGGAACGGAGAAGTAATAAAAATATATTTAAGATATAATTGTATTACTTCGTCCCATATTAATTTATCTGACACATTAAAAAAGTTATATTTATTTTTATAGGGTTTTATAAAAAAATACTTCTCCGTCCCAAATGTAGGCTCAAAAAAGAACAATTTTTTTAAAAGTCATATAAATATACATATAACTTTTTTGACAAATTTGATAAATTAATCTGGGACGGAGTAGTAACAATTTTTGAGCCTACATTTGGGACCTATTAGCTAAATAAAAAAAATGAATCTAAAAAAAAATTTTTATATAAAAAAATGCATATCAATAAAAATATATTTGAACAAGAAGAATATTCATATTTAGTAAATTCTTGTTTATATAATAATTTAGTTTTAGATGATGATAATACTACTATAGAAATAAAATGTTGTTCAAAATTTACAAAAGACTTAAAAGAACTTATTGATAATTTATTATTTTGGGGTGTAAATATTGATAATTATCCCGAAGAGTTTTATAATTTACTTTTTGAATCAAGAAAAAAATCAATAAGTATTATAGAGAATTCTGAAAAAACAGAATATTTTGATGTTTTACTAGATATATTAAAAATTAAAAAACCTAAAAAATATTTTTTATTTTATTCTATGAAATATTCTGAAAAATATGAAAATTTACAATTAATATGTCTCAAATTATGTTTTAAAAATAATTATGATATTAGTTCAAGAATATTATCAGATTATATATCATTAAAAATGATAGAAATTTTAGTTGAAAATGGTTTTATTTTTGATAGAGACTATTTATTTTCTTGTAGAAAATTTGAATGTTTTAAAAAAGTTTATGATCTTATAGATTTTATAGATGAAGAATTGTATAATATTTATTTTAATAAAGGATATTCTTTTGCTTTTCAATATATAATGAAAACTTATGGAATGAGATTATAAATCCGTTCAAATATTATGACAGGTTAGACAGAAAAAGATATTTTTCGTTCTTTATATCATTTTCAAAAAAATTTATAAACAAAATTAGTTCAACTATATGAACTGGAGAACCTAAAGGTTAGACTAGTTATAATTTTTAGTTTGTCTAAAGAAATACTTCTCCGTCCCAAATAAAAAAGAACAATTTTTTTAAAAGTCATATAAATATACATATAACTTTTTCAAGTTGGATAAATTAATCTGGGACGGAGTCGTATATTTTATTAGACTTTTTAGTTTATCTAGAAAAATATATTTTGTTTATATTTTTTTAGTCTAGAGAAATATATTTTATTATAATTTTTTAGTTTTATCTATAAAAATATATTTTGTTTATAATTTTTATTTTTCTAGACAAAATATATTTTGTTTATAATTTTTATTTCTCTAAAGAAATATATTTTATTAGAATTTTTAGTTTATCTAGAAAAATATATTTTTTTTATAATTTTTAGTTTGTCTAGAGAAATATATTTTGTTTATAATTTTTATTTTGTCTAGAAAAATATATTTTGTTTATAATTTTTATTTATCTAAAGAAATATATTTTGTTTATATTTTTTTAGTTCTTCTAGAGAAATATATTTCATTAGAATTTTTTAGTTTGTCTAGAAAAATATTTTTCATTAGAATTTTTTAGTTTGTCTAGAAAAATATATTTCATTAGAATTTTTTATTTTATCTATAGAAATATATTTCATTAGAATTTTTTAGTTTGTCTAGAGAAATATATTTCATTATAATTTTTTAGTTTGTCTATTTCATTAGAATTTTTTAGTTTGTCTAGAGAAATATATTTCAATATAATTTTTCAGTTTGTCTAGAGAAATATATTTCATTATAATTTTTTAGTTTGTCTAGAAAAATATATTTCATTAGAATTTTTTAGTTTGTTTAGAGAAATATATTTCAATATAATTTTTTAGTTTGTCTAGAGAAATATATTTCATTATAATTTTTTAGTTTGTCTAGAAAAATATATTTTGTTTATAATTTTTAGTTTGTCTAGAGAAATATATTTCAATATAATTTTTTAGTTTGTCTAGAGAAATATTTTTCATTAGAATTTTTTAGTTTGTCTAGAAAAATATATTTCATTAGAATTTTTTATTTTATCTATAGAAATATATTTCATTAGAATTTTTTAGTTTGTCTAGAAAAATATATTTCATTAGAATTTTTTATTTTATCTATAGAAATATATTTCATTAGAATTTTTTATTTTATTTATAGAAATATATTTCATTAGAATTTTTTAGTTTGTCTGGAGAAATATATTTCATTAGAATTTTTTAGTTTGTCTAGAGAAATATATTTCATTATAATTTTTTAGTTTGTCTAGAAAAATATATTTCATTAGAATTTTTTAGTTTGTCTAGAGAAATATATTTCAATATAATTTTTTAGTTTGTCTAGAGAAATATATTTCATTAGAATTTTTTAGTTTGTCTAGAGAAATATGTTTTGTTTATAATTTTTTAGTTTATTTAGAGAAATATGTTTCATTATAATTTTTTAGTTTGTCTAGAGAAATATGTTTTGTTTATAATTTTTTATTTTCTGTACTTCTCCGTCACAAATAAAAATATCCAACTTTTTTAAAAGTCATATTAAAATGCATATAACTTTTCCAAGTTGGATAAATTAATCTGGGACGGAGTAGTATAAAATATATTTCATTATAATTTTTTATTTTCTGTATAAAATATATTTCATTAGAATTTTTTATTTTCTGTATAAAATATATTTCATTAGAATTTTTTATTTTATCTAGAGAAATATATTTTGTTTATAATTTTTATTTTATCTAGAGAAATATATTTTGTTTATAATTTTTTGAGCCTACAGTTTGTCTAGAAAAATATATTTTGTTTATAATTTTTATTTTATCTATAGAAATATATTTTTAATACTACTCCGTTTCAGATAAATCAAAGATAAGCTTCAGGTTATCTTTGATTCAAAAAATAAATATTTATATGAATATATAAGTAGAAGTATTAAATGCATTACTTCATATATAAAATAATATTATATGTCAGATATAAAAATGAATCACCGATTAGTCCCACGATATGAAAGGGAGTAATATTAAAGATATATTTTATTACTATTCAAGTTCACATATTTTGAGAACTGTTTTATGAAAAATGTGAGATATTTTGTTGAAGTTATGTCTCAAAAAATAGGGTTTTCATTTGTTTGGTCTATAAAACTTTTTTTAATTTGAATAAATTTCTTGTGAATAAAAAAAAAATTCTATTAAAATTTTTATTATTTTTTTAATAATAAAAAATGTTATCTTATAATTCTGTTTCAAAAAAATTTATTATTAATAAAACAGTTCTTGAAAATTTTGTTGAAATTAAAAAATTTAAATATAAATCTAAAATAAATAATGGATCTTTTGGAAGTATTTTTGAAATAGAATTTTTATTCGAAAACATAATAGTTAAATGTGCATCAAAACATATAAATATTTTATCAAGTTCTTTAAATGAATTAGATATAATGTTGAATTTTGAAAATACATTTTTAAATAAAGCCTTTAAATTAATGTCAGATAAATTTGGTAATTTTAATATTTTTCAACCTATTGCTAAAATTGACTTAGCTAAACATGTTAGAATTAATAAATTTTATTTAAATGAAAATTCTCTAAAAAAAATTTGTTTTCAAATTGCTTGTGGTATAGGATATCTTCATCACAAAGGAATTTTACATGGAGACATTAAAGCCAGAAATATTTTATACTTTGATGATTATATTAAAATTACAGATTTTGGAAACAGTATATTATTTTTAAGAAACACCGAAAAAAAACTTTATGATAATAATTTTTATACACCTACTCATAAACCTATTGAAGTTTTTAAAAAAGAAAATATTTCATTTGCTTCAGATATTTGGGCTTTAGGATGTACATTTTATGAATTGGCTTATAATGAACTTCTTTTTAATTCACAAGATACAGATGAAATATACATAAATAAATTAAATTTTTGGAATCCTGAAAAATACATGCTTCAAAAAAAATTTGATAGACATGAAAATTTTAAAAATTTATTAATAGGAATGTTACAATTAGATAAAAATAAAAGGATTACTATATGGGAAATTTTAGAACATCCTTATTTTTCAGAATTAAAAAATCCAGAAGAATATGAATATAAATATTCTGAATTAATTTTAAATGAAAAAAAAAAAGATGAAAGTATTACTGTTTATGAAAAAGATGTACTAGATTATGCATTTTTTCTTAAAAATAAATTTTCTGAAAAATCTAAAGAAATTATTGATATAAATAATTTTATTAAAATATCATATAAAATTCTATATAATTTTACTCCTGATATCTTTTTAAGTGTAGATAATGTTTTTCTTAAAAATGAGTTATATATTTTAAAAATATTAAATTATAATTTTTATCCATCATCAAATTAAAAACATTTTTAAATAGAAAAACAAAACATTATAAAAAAAATATAATATTTTCAGCTACAATGTTAAGAGATATTTTTAAAACTTAATTGAGAAAAAAATTATGTACTACTCTGTTTCAAATCAATGACGAACCTAAAGGTACTATTTTTTTGGTTCTTTCGGTGATTCATTTAATAATTGTACTACTCCGTCCCAGATTAATTTATCCAATCTGTCAAAAAAGTTATATGTATATTTATATGACTTTAAAAAAAAATGTTCTTTTTTGAGCCTACATTTGGGACGGAGAAGTACAGGTCTGTTTCGAATAAAGAGTAGTACACAAAATAACCAAATTTATAAATTATAATTTTTATCCGAATTAGTATATAAAAAATGTTCATCAATATATATTTTTTATAAAAAACTTATTTATTTTGCTGTAATATTTTTTATTTTAATTATTAAAAAGATGGCAAAAAATCTAACAGCAAAAGAAATAGAAGATTTAAACTCAACTATACAAACATGTATGTGGATATTTGGTGTAACTCTTATTTTAATTTTTATATATGGTTGTTTAGTTTTTTATTCATCTTATATTGATATTTTTTTATTTGAACCTTATGTTCCAGACCCCAGTAATACTAAAAATTTGGTTTTATATAATCAGGCTGCAAATGATCCTCTTCCTCCTGATAAAGAACAACAAAGAACAGATATGATTAAAGCTGCTCAAGAAGAATTAGAACAACAAGGAGGATATGTTAATAATCCTTATGCCACTTAAAATAAATAATATCCTACTCAAGTTTTAGATTCATTGGAAAATCCACTTTTTTTATAATATGTCAGGTTGAGTATAGTTTCAAATCAATCAATTATAAATATTTATGTGCGCCCTGGTGCAAACGGGAACAGTCCCACCAATATGGTTTCTTATTTTTTAAATTACAGCCTTATTTAGAAAAGAGTAGTAAATATTTTTTTTTGAAACAAATAATTTATCTGATAGCAAAATTAGTTCAATACTGTGATAGTCTTAGATTTAAGAAAAAATTATATATGCTGAAAAAAATCTGCATATGCAATACATTATTTAAACTTGATTAGTATATTTTTTTAAATGTTAATTAAACTCATTTATCAATATTTGTTTCAAAAAAAATTATTTAAGTGATGTTTTTTATTTTTAATATAATAATTAAAAATAAAAATCTAATAAAATATATTTCTCTAAATAAAATAAAAATTTATAATAAAATATATTTATCTATATAAAATAAAAATTTATAATAAAATATATTTCTCTAGATAAATTAAAAAAATAAAATATATGTCTCTAAATAATTTCTCCGTTTTTGAAACATTATATAAATAGTAAAATAATCTTCAATCTGAATCTTGTCTATAAGATTTTATAGTGGAACTAAAATATCAGTTTATTTTTAAATAGAATAGATTTAAGAAACAAAATTAATTATTTACATTTTTTTTCATATCATTAATATATTTTTCTATATTTTCATCCCCCTTGTATAAATTAGCATTTCTTTTACTAAATACATATCCATCAACATTATCATTTGTATTAATTGGGTTATTATTTGGTTTTAAAGGTTTATTGTTTGTAAATTGATTCGTTAAATTTTGTGTTTGAAGAATTTTAATATGTAAAGTATTAATTAGCTCATCATTACTTAAAACTTTGTCTTCTTCTAAAATTATAACTTCTCCATTATTCTGCTTCAATGTATTAGGATTTTGTGTATTATAGTTCAAATTATTCTGCTTTAATGTATTAGGATTTTGTGTATTCTGGTTTAGTGTATTAGGATTCAAATTATTCTGGTTTAGTGTATTCGGATTCAAATTATTCTGGTTTAGTGTATTAGGATTCTGTGTATTAGGAATCAAATTATTTTGGTTTAGTGTATTAGGATTTAAATTATTAGGATTCAATGTATTCTGGTTCAATGTATTAGGATTCTGTGTATTTTGATTCTGTGTGTTTTGATTTGAAGGGTTTGATCTATTATTTCCTAAACTTCTTCTAATTATTTCATCATCATATTCATTAATTAATTCTTCATTGTTTTCAGAATCTTGAAAAACATAAAAAAGTATAACAAAAATTAAAACAATTATTAATATAAAAACTACAACTCCAATAACAATTGCTTGATTTTTTTGGCAATTTCCCCCTGGAGAATTGCAATTTTCACTGACACCATTTTCATCGTAGCTCTCTGCCATTTTGTATTAAGGTTTTTAATTATTGAAAAAAAAATAAAATTTAAATAAAAAAAAATATTGAAATAAATTTTTAATAAAGTTCATTTGGATTTTTTTTTGAAGATAATATATTAATTAAAATACTAGTCACATAAGTTAAAAAAGTTATATATAATTTTAAGTCATATTTATAAAGTGAAAATGTAGACTTAAATTTTAGAAATACAAATTTTTAAAAAATTGAATTATTATTATTTTTTTTGTTGAAATAAAAAATGGAAATCAATACACCTATATTTTTCACAAGAGAAAGTGACAGTACGCCAACATTATAAAAAAATTAGAGATATCATAAAAGACCAAGTTACTTTGACGTGTACAGTCGGTTGGGGGTTTTAAGAACTTTGAATTTTAAACTCAAAATGTTGTTTTTTGTGCTCAAATCTAAAGTTCTTAAAACCCCCAACCAGCTGTAAAGATGAATTACCTACATCTTATATTTCTTCATGTTTTCAAAAATTTGATATAGGATATGTTATTTTAGGAAATATGACAAGTCTTAAAAATAGAGGATCAAAAAGTCAATATGTATTGAAAGGATTTGTTATGTTTGAATATGATGATTTTGCTAAAATTATTAATGGAAAAATATTTTGTGCTAGAAAGTTATATAAAGGCACTGGAAACATTTTATTGGAATGTGTAAAAGATTTTGATATTAGAAATAAAGTAGTTTTATGGAGAATTAACTCATTACCTTTTGAACCACTACTTCATTACTATGAAAATTTTGGTTTTGAAAGAAGAGATAATATTTATATTAAAGGAAAATTAAAAGTTGTTCTAATGGTTAAAATATTAGAATATAAAGATGAGGATGAAGAAGATGAAAATTCCGAAGAAGAATCATAAATTATTATTAAAACTTAAAGTTTTATTAATTTAAATATATGTTTATTTAAATTTTTATTATAAAAAAAATATATTCTTCTAGACAAAATAAAAATTTATAAAAAAATATATTCTTCTAGAGAAATTATAAAATTATAATGAAATATATTCTTCTAGAGAAACTAAAAAATTATAAAAAATTATAAAAAAATATATTCTTCTAGAGAAATTATAAAAAATATATTCTTCTAGACAAAATAAAAAATTATAAAAAAATATATTCTTCTAGAGAAACTAAAAAATTATAATGAAATATATTCTTCTAGAGAAACTAAAAAATTATAATGAAATATATTCTTCTAGAGAAATTATAAAAAATATATTCTTCTAGACAAACTAAAAAATTATAAAAAAATATAATGAAATATATTCTTTTAGAGAAACTAAAAATTTATAATGAAATATATTCTTCTAGAGAAACTAAAAATTTATAAAAAAATATATTCTTGTAGAGAAACTAAAAAAATTATAATGAAATATATTCTTCTAGAGAAATTATAAAATTATAAAAATATATTCTTCTAGAGAAATTATAAAATTATAAAAAAATATATTTCTCTAGATAAAATAGAAAATTATAATTCTCTAGACAAAATAAAAAATTATAAAAAAATATATTCTTCTAGAGAAAATAAAAAATCATAATAAAATCCATTCTTCTAGATAAAATAAAAAAATTATAATAAAATCCATTCTTCTAGATAAAATAAAAAAATTATAATGAAATATATTTTTCTAGAAAAACTAAAAAATTATAATGGAATATATTCTTCTAGACAAAATAGAAAGTACGCCAACATTATAAAAAAAAATATTTCTCTAGACAAAAAAAATTATAATGAAATATATCCCCCCTATAGACAAAATAAAAATTACTCCAACATTATAAAAAAAATATTTTTTGTACTAGTCCAGTTCAGATAGGCCCACAATATGTCAGGTTTTCAAAAACCAATCTATGTAAATTTATGATTAAAGTTTAATATGGTCTAAAAAGTGAAGAAAAAGATCTGGCCTGACATATTGTGGGACTATTTGAACTTGACTAGTATAAAAATAGAAACTAAAAGAATACTTGAATAATAAAATATTTTCTTTTAAAAATGGGTCAATAAAATAACATTTACTACTCCGTTTCAAACCAATCGGTGTTTCATTTTTAGATCACTTAATTATTCATATAAAAATAAAAATAAATTATATTTTTATATATTTATTTACAAGTGTAAATAAATATTTACACTTATTTATCAATATATTTTTTTTATTTTTTGAATCGCCGATTTATCTGAAATGGAGTAGTAGACATTAATATTTTTTTTTTTAATTTAAAATAATGTTTGACAAAAACTATTATATTGGAAAGATTATTTATGTAAAAATTTGAAAAGTAAAATTATTTTTCATTTACTTCTAGAAAAAATATACTCCTATAAAAAATTTGATTTATTAAATTAAATTTTTCGTCTTTAAAAAAATGTCAATATTTAAAATTCTAATCAAAGAAGAGTTAAAACTTTTCCAAAATACATTAAAATTTTACGGAAATTCTAAGGATCTTTCATCTAAATTTATACATATGTCTTATAAAAATCAAATTCCAGATGTATATTATAAACATTATATTAATGAAGAAGCTTTTATTTTAGAAATAAATCCTATTTTTTATAAATCAAATATTAAATATGAACTTGCAAAAAATGGACAATTATATCCACATATATATAATACACCATTAATTTATAGTTCTGTAAAATCTATAGGAAAATTACATACTGATTTTTTGAGAGGATTAAAAATGTAAATTTTTTTAGACGGTTTTATATCATAATATTTTTTTTAATATAAATTTATATTAAAAAAATTTTGAAAAAAAATAAAAAAGTTTTGAAAAAACTCGAAAAAAATAAGTGAAAAATTAAGTGTAAAAAATCAACATTTTTTGTGTTTCTGATTAAGTATTCAACAAATTTTCTAAAATATTTTTTACACTTAAATTTTAACTTATTTTTTTAATGAAAAATCAAAATCACTACTACTCCGTTTCAGATCAATCGGTAATTCATTTTAAATTCACTCAATTATTCATATAAAATTAGGCCGCCTACTTTTAATTAACTAATTTTATATATTAATTTATAAGTAAGGATTTAATGTATTAACTTAAATATTCATATAAATATTTATTTTTTGAATCACCGATTTATTTGAAACGGAGTAGTATTTTTTTTTGAGAGTAATTTATTTAATAAAATATGTTGGTGTATAATTTAATGTGTTTGTTTATAATAAAATAATTTTTAAACTCAAATATAATTTTTATATAAAGTCTTTAAAAACTCTACGACTCCTTCCCAGATTAATTTATCTGACACATTGAAAAAGTTATATGTATATGACTTTTAAAAAAATTGTTCTTTTTTGAGCCTACATTTGGGAAGGAGAAGTACTAGTCTGTTCCAAATAAAAAAAACCAACCTGAAAATAAATCACATATAAATACATATAATTTTTTCAACTTGTGTAAATTTATCTGGAACGGAGTTGTACAACTCATTTTATAAGGAGTTTAATTTTTTTTTTAACATATCAGTCCATTAGACACCATTAAAATTAATATCCAAATTTTTAATTAAATTTTCAATTTTTGATTCAGGATAATTATAAATATATATAAATGTAATTGAATCATTATTGTATGAAAAATTTATATACATTTTGTTTTCATAATACCGAGCTTGAACATTATTATAATCAATTAATTTTTGTTCGGATTGTAATGCTGGATATTCAACTATCATATTTAATAAAAATACACATTTATTATTATCTTTTACTAAATTATCATACATTTTATCCATATTTAAATCACCATTTTTTGCAACTAACATTTCATTAATATTATTCATTTTTTTAACTGAGTTTACTTTTTAAAAAATTTTTTAAATTTTATAAACTTACAATTGAAATATATTTATCTATAATTAAATATATTTGGGGTTAATTTTTGATTTACTGAGAATTATATCCAGGAATAATTAAATTTGTATTTAAATCATCAAGACTTAAACAAACTTGTTTAAAATCTTTATATTTTTCTTCAAGTCGACCATGGTCCAAGGTCCACCCAAACGGAATAGGTAAAGCTACTCCAAAACTCAATCTGTCTTTGCCACTTAATTCTTCAAGCTCTGAAACTAAAGATTCCAAATTTTCATGAACTGTTCTGTTTTCATTTTTTCTATCACCTTTAACTAATAAAATCGCAGTGAAAATATCAGAAAATTCATGATCAATAACACCATCAAGAATACATTGGATTAATCTAAAAATTAACATTACAGAAGCACGATGTAGTTTTGTTTTTAAAACAATTAAATCAGAATTACATAATTCTTCAAAACCAGTTACAGGGTTTCTATGACCATGTCTATAATACCATTCTTTAGTATTTAAAGTTTTTTCTTGGTCTCTGTAAAAAGAGAAAATATCATTTATTAATTTTAGTTCGGTCATTTTTATTTTTGATAAATTTTTTTTTAAATTTCAATTTTACAAGAAATTGGTGGATGGTCAGAAGGTGCATTTTTATTAGGATAAAGTTCTCTAAACACACTATCTTCAGTAAAGGATTGTATAGTACAATTTGTTTTAATTGTATTTTGACAAAAATCTTTAAATTTGCCATTCAATCTAATATTCATTAAATAATCATAATTTTTAATATTATATCTTTTAAATCCATAATTTTTAATTGTTTTAGGATTGATTACTTTTACATTTTTTCGAACTAGTATTTTATCTATTGTATCAAACATCAAATTAAAAAATTTACTTGGTTGATTTCCTAAGCCATGCCTCATCTTAAAACACTCATTACTTTTTTGTAATTTAATTTTTAAAATTATATTTTTCTATTAAAGTACTTAATCTGTCTTCAGGTTCATATTCCATTTTATATAAATAACTATTATTACTATCCATAAGAATAATTGGATTTTCTAGATCAAGAGAATCTTCAAAAATTTCTGTCAATTGTGAAATTCTTTTCATTTCTGAAGATAAATTTTCACCACTTTTTAAATGTGATGCATAAATATTTATTAATTTATTATTTATCAAAAAATCACATCTTAAACATTTAGATTTTAAATAAAAAGAATTTAAGAGTTCTAGTTTTTCATTATCATAGAAAATAGCAATATTATTCTGTTGATAATAAACAGCAGATATATTTTTTGGAAGCGCATTTAAAATTTCTTCAAATTTATCATTTTCTTGAGTTGCAACCACATGACATTTCTTTAACATATTATTTAAAATATTAATAATTTTAGGTCCTCTTATTTCCCAAGAAATACTTACTTCATCACCACCTTCTGACAAAAATTCATTTTTAGCTAAAGAATCTGCTAAAATATTAAAAGTCAAATCATATTTTATTTATTCAGAAAATAAATATCGAAAATATTTTTAATAATAGAAAAATATTTTTATTTAAATTTTCAAGTATCCTTTTATAATTATTTAAAAGAAATATATTTCTTCTAAATAAGACAAATTTTTTTTTTTAATCTTTAGAATTTTATAATATAAAAAATTTTTTCTAAACTCTTCTAAATTTTTATAAAAGAATAAATATATTCTAAAATTTTTTTTTAACACATTATATTTTATAACTAAATATATTTCTTTTAAATTTTTTTTAAACTATTCTAAATTTTTATAAAAGAATATATTTATTCTAAAATTTTTTAGAGAGTCTTCAGATTTTATAACAATATATATTTCTTTTAAAATTTTTTCTAAAGACATTAGATTTTATATTTATTTTATAACCAAATATATTCCTTCTAAAGTTTTTAAGCCTTTAGAATTTTATACAAAAAATATTCCTTCTAAATTTTTTCTTAACTCTTCTAAAATTTTACTAAACTGTAAGAGCACTTTTGGAATTTTATGAAAGAATATTTTTTTAAAGATACAGCTAATTAAACATTATATTAAAATTAAACATTATATTAAAATTAAACTATTTGAATAATATAATTCATATAGTATGGATAAATTTTGTTATTAAAATTCACAAAAATAAAATAAAAACTTATTTTTAATACTAGAATCTAGAATAAAATAAAAACTTATTTTTAATACTAGAATCTAGAATAAAGTAAAAAACTTATTTTTAATACTAGTTTAGTGTTAATACACTTAATTTCATAATTTTAAACTTAAAATATTAAAAAAATAAAATTACAATAAGAACATTTATTTCTTTAGAGGTTATCACTCAAATTTTTATCATGAAAATTCAAGGATTTTTTTCTTCTTATGCAAAATTTATTTTTGGAACAAAAACGAAATTACAATAAGAACTTTTTATCTTCACTCATTCTCACGGAACTTTATTTTGCGTATAATTTTAGTGAAGAAAATAAACTGTAACTTATCCTCCCTAAAAATATTTAAAATCAAAATTTTTAAAATTACAATAAGAACTTTTTATCTTCACTCATTTTCACTGAACTTTATTTTGAGTATAATTTTAGTGAAGAAAATAAACTGTAACTTATCCTCACTAAAAATATTTAAAATCAAAATTTTTAAAATTACAATAAGAACTTTTTGTCTTCACTCATTCTCACTGAACAATAATTTAAGTATAAATTTAGTGAAAAAAATAAACTGTAACTTATCTTCACTTAAAAATCTAAAAAATCAAAATTGCAATAAGAACTTTTTATCTTCACTCATTCTCACTGAACGATATTTTTAAGTATAATTTAAGGGGAGAAAATAAACTTTAACTTATCTTCACTTAAAAATCTAAAAAATCAAAATTGCAATAGGAACATTTTAGTAAAGAAAAAATATTTTTTTTTATCTGGGACAGGGACTAATCGGTGATTAAAAAAAAATTATACTAGTCAACTATTTCAGGCTAGAACTTTTTTTCACCATATAAATTTTTAAGTCAGATATGTAAATCTAAATTACGACTCCGTCCCAGATTAATTTATCCAAGTTGAAAAAGTTATATGTATTTTTATGGGACTTTTAAAAAAGTTGGATAGGGGCCTACTTTTAATTTGGGACGGAGAAGTACATATAATTTTTTTCAATCACCTATTAATCCAAACATTTGATAGCAGTCTAATCAAAAATCCAATAAAAAGGTAATCGGAGATAGAACTTTTTTTAATCAATATTACAAACTAGCACTAGTCCGAGCTCCCTACGGAAATAAGTAAAACTTAAAATAATTGAAATAAAAAAATAAAAAAGTTAAAAAAAAATGGATTTATATTTAGTTACTTATTCAGATATGAGTATGTATGAAAATGTTGGAATTTTCGATAATTTTGAAGAAGCAAAACAAATAGGAATTGATATTATTAAAAAATCAGATCTTGATGATTGTATTGAAATTCATAAAACAAAAATATGTAAGTTTAATATGTTAAAAAATAAATTGGAAAAACATTCCTCTTTTTCTACATCAATTATTGAAGATTTTAATAGTGAACTTTTTTCAAGAATTTTAATAATACAAAAAAAATCAGATGAAGAAAACAGTAATAGAAATTTTTGCGGTCATGAATTAATTTTAATTGATAATTCTAAAAACATTATTGTCATTCCTAAGTAAAAAACCATTTCATAATAAATTTAAATTACAAATTTATAAAGTTAATTTGACTTTTTTTTAAATATTACTCAATCGGTGATTTTTTTTACTATTATCAATATTAATAAATACAGAAGAAAATTTAATACTCCATTTCAGATAAATTCAACATTTGAGTGATAAATAATCATAATTTTGAAATTTTTTTTATATATTTTTATAAAAAAATTAGATTGTTCAATTAGTCCCACTATATGAAATAGAGTAGTAATTTTTTTTTACAAATTTATAATTCTATTTCTATTTTTAAGATAATTTCTAATATTTTCTTTATTAACTCCTTTTTCTTTAATTTTATCAGAATATTCATCAAAAAAATCTTCAAAATTTTCAATTACTAAATTATTTTCTTTTATTAATAATCCTATTTGTAAATTATTTTCGAAAGAAATTCCAAAAAGTTTTTTAGACTTTATTAATTTTTTACATTTTTTGATTCCTTCAATTATTTTTTGATATTCTTTTATAATATTTTTTTTATCTGTAATAAATTCAAATAAAAAATCTGGGGGAAAATATTCATGTCCCGAACGAGTCTTTTTAACAGAAAAAGTAATAATATCATTATCTTTAAAAGATATAAAAAATATGTTATTTTCACTAATAATTGTAAAACTTTCTGAATTTTTAATTTTACTTAAATAATATTTACATTTAAATTTTAATATTATTTATATTAATTTTTAAATTTCCCTTTTCAAAAATATAATCCGATGAAAAATAAATTTCACGAAAATTAACCACATGTAAATTATAATTTATCTGAGTTTTTAAAATCGGTTCTTCAAAAATATCAAGTTGTTCTCTAAAAAAAGCACTATCTCTATTTTTTATTAAAAACTTTAAAACATCATATTTATTTTCTGGATTTTTTTGAAAATTAATTATTTCATCAGATAATTCTAATAAAAAATAGTTATAAGCTTTAATAAGTTTTTTATAATCTTTAAAATTATTTATTTTTTTATTATAAATTAAATATTTTTTAGGAACAAAAACTATTTCATCGGCTTCCACAGCTTCATAAATTTTAGAATTTTTAGCATATTCGGGTAAATCTGAAATTTTTATTTATTAAAAACATGACATAATTATAGGGTTTCTGAACTTCCTTTTCCATTTACAAATCTGTCCCAAATTAATTTTTTCATCTTTAAATGTTTGTATTAAAATTTACTTCTCCGTCCCAGATAAAAAAGAACATTTTTTTTTAAAGTCATATAAAAATAGATACTTCTCCGTCCCAAATGTAGGCTCAAAAAAGAACAATTTTTTTAAAAGTCATATAAATATACATATAACTTTTTTGACAGATTGGATAAATTAATCTGGGACGGAGTAGTAATATATTCAAAAAATTGAAAATAAATTTTTTTTTAATTTATTTTAAAATGGATGGAAAATTATGTAGAAAAAGAACAATAAAAATCGTTGGAGAAGAAATTTTAATTGATATCTACACTATAGATGTAGATATTTTAGAATCTGTAAATAATGGGTGGTTTTTTATAAATTATAATGAGAAAAAAGTTCATAAAGATGTATTTAAAAATTTAAAAAAAAGACATTTTGATGTTATATTTGAAAATATTGATGATAATATTGTAAAAATAAATTCGATAAGTTGGAAATAAAAAAATATTGAACAAATGTTTAGAATTTTCATAAAGTGCTCATACACTTCTAAATATTTATAACAGAAATATATTTTCTCTAAACTGTAGGATTACTTAGAAAAATTATACTACTCCGTCCCAGATTAATTTATCCAACTTAAAAAAATTATATTTATTTTTATATGAGTTTTAAAAAAAATGTTCTTTTTTATCTGAAACGGAGTAGTATAAATATTTTAGACTATAATTATATAATTTTACACCTTTTCTGACTGATTTTCATATTTTTTTGAAATAAAAAAAATATGAATTTTTTTTTTAATTTTTATAAAAATTCATATTTTTTTGAAATAAAAAAAATATGAATTTTTTTTTTAATTTTTATAAAAATTAAAATTAAGATGAATACATTACCTTCTAAGTTGCCTTCTATTAGAGAAATTGTTGGAGATTTATATCCTAAGAGTCCGAATGTTGTTGGACCATACTATGAAATGGATTTTGGACCTTACGAAGGCCATAACATCATGGATATTTTCGAAGATGCTCCAACATATGCATATTGGCTTTTTAAATCGGACAGTAAGAAAAATGATAGATATCAGGAGGCAAAACAATCTGTTAGAATTCTCTATTTCTTGAGATATGATTGGTATTGCAAGCATAATCCTATTTCTAAAGCCGAAAATCATAGATTAACTTTCGGTAAGTATAAGGATGAAAAACTTTCCAAGATTTTCAAGAACCATTACGAATATTGTAAGTGGCTTGTAAGAAGTATTCCTTCCAGAGAAGACATGTTTGAAGATTGGCATAAAGCTCAAACTTATCTAAAGACTGAGCACGGAATGGGAGTTTCTGATACTGATAAAGAATCAGTTAAAGACATCAACGATAAGAACAAGGCTAAGATGACAAAACCTAAGCAAGAAGATGATGTTGAATCAAGTGATGAAGAATCTATTGTTATTCAGAAGAAGAAGGATAAGCAGAAAAAAGATAAAAAGACAAAAGCTCCTAAAAGTCCTCCTAAGAACAAGAAGGACAGAATGTATTCTTCTGAAGATGAAGAGAGTAGTTAAAAACATGTAACAGTGAACATGTAAAAATTATATAAGTAATTATACTTATATTTATGATATGTGAAAAATTGAATATTTTAATTTTTTATTTAAATTATTAAATGAGCGACTATACTTTTGTTTTAATACCATCAGAATCAGATGCCATACTTTTAAAAGGAAATTATTGTGATCTTTGTTGTAAAAAGAAATTAAATTATATATTAAAATTTAAACTTACAATAGAAGAAGTAAAAGATTTAAAGAAAAATAGTAATATTAAAGGTTTGAATATAAAATGTGAATGTCAAAATGATAATTCTATCATATCTCTTACGACTCCGTAATGATAATTCTATCATATCTCTTACGACTCCGTAATGATAATTCTATCATATCTCTTACGACTCCGTCACATATTAATTTATCCAAGTTAAAAAAGTTATGTTTAATTTTATATGACTTTTAAAAAAAATGTTCTTTTTTATCTGGGACGGAGAAGTACAAAAATATAAATAAAACTAAATACTTATACGTCTCCGTCCCAAATTAAAAAGTTGGATAAATTAATTTGGGACGGAGTCGTATATTTTTTTAAATTAAATATTTACTACTCCGTATCAGATCAATCGGTAATTCATTTTAAATTCACTCAATTATTCATATAAAATTAGGTCGCCTACTTTTAATTAACTAATTTTATATATTAACTTATAAGTAAGGATTTAATGTATTAACTTAAATATTTATATAAATATTTATTTTTTGAATCACCGATTTATTTGAAACGGAGTAGTATAAAATTTTATAAATATTTGTGTGTTTTTAACATATTTTTAAATTAATTAGGAATAGTTTTACTCAAAGCAATTACACTAGGCATTTTACTTTCTGTGTCTGACCAATTTTTTTCTAAGATTTGATCAATATCTTTCTTGTCAAAAGAATCAGGAAGTCCCCAGAGATTTGATTTCTTTAAATCTTTCGATAAACCATCATCAAAAACTTCTTTAACTGTTAAATAACCAGTATAATAAACATCACTTGATCTCAAAAGTTGATTTTTAGTGTCTCTTGAAGTTTCTAAAGTAAATTTGCCTAAAGTGACCATTAATCTATCGAATGTTAATGTTTTCAAAAGCATTAAATCCGATAATTCTTTCTTTGTTGTTTGGTTTTCTTCATTAGGATCTTTAATAGCATCAAATTCTTTCATTTTTTCAGAACAAGCTTTATATTCATACTCAAGATTTCCAAACATTTTTACATATCTATCTTCTAATTGCATTAAACCATCACTTAAACTTTTAATATAAGTTTTAATACTAGAAAAATCTTGTTTAATACTTTCTACTAAATATTTATGAATAGCAATTGTTGAAGTTCTAATTACTTTAAATGTTTCTTCATTATTCTTTTCAATTTCAGACATAGAAACAATAGGATAGGCTAAAACTTTGTCAATTGACATGACTGCAGGGACAGGTACTTCTTCTTTTCTTTTTGTTAAAGATTTTTCAAGATCTTTTTGTGAGTTGATAGTAAAATTAACTTCTTCCATGTCTCCCGAATCATTTTTATTTAAAAAGCAAAATTCTTCAGAACATTGAAAAGCAATTCCACAGACTGAAGAACCGGCACATTTAGAAATATTTACTTTCATAGAAGCTGGAATTTTTTTAGCTGTCGAAACAGGAGTCATATATGTACTTTTTGTTTTTTTAGTACTTAAAAGACCTTCTTTATCAGTTTTAATAATAAAAATATCTCCTAAATAATTAGAAGCCTTTAAAAACAAAATAGTATCATTAGTAATAAGGGTATCATGAACAATAATATTTTTTGAAATTAAAAAATTATCCAAATCTTCGGTATCTTCATCAAAAAGTTTTCTGACAGGCATAGATTTTAATGTTTTTGGTCTACTTGAAGAACTATTTTTAGAATAAGGCATACTTTCATCATTGTCAGATTCCCAAGAAAAAATTTTATCATCTTCAGAGAGATCATCAGCAGTTACAGTTGTTTTATTATTAGTTACGTCTTCAGAATCAGAATCATCTGAATCTGAAGGTGCAAAACTTCTAGATCTTCTTGGTGTTGTGATCGGTGTTGAAACGACTTCATCCGAATCTGACATCTTACGACTTTTTTTTGATTGTGTAAAAGTATTAGATCTAGGTGTTGAAACTACTTCATCATCCGAATCTGATACTAAAATATCATGACTTTTTCTAGAAGATGTCTTATAAACAGGAGATTTATTTGATGCCATTTTAGGTGACTTAGATCTAGGTTTAACTTCTTCAACATATTCACCTGAAACTGTATCAGGTAATTTACCAATATTTAATGATCTTCCAGGTGATTTATATTCATACTCTTTGTTAATTTCGTCTGGAATATTATCCTTTTTTTGCGATTTGTAAGAGTTACTCATTTTTTATTAAACACAAAAAATAAAAAAAATTTTTTTTATTATTAATTTTTTTAATTAAAAAAATTTACTACTTCTCTGTCCCAAATAAAAAAGAACAATTTTTTTAAAAGTCATATAAATATACATATAACTTTTTCAATGTGTCAGATAAATTAATCTGGGACGGAGTAGTACTCTGTTTCATATCCTGGAACTAATTGGTAATTCATTTTTTTTATCACTCATTTATTCATATAAAATTATATTATTCATACAAATATATATGTGCGCCCTGGTGTGCACACGGGAACCAAATGGTTTCTTATTTTTTGAATCAGCTGAAAAATAATAAAAATACAGAATTCTATATCATATTTTGTAAAAATCAACAAAAAAATTATAATACGATAGGAGGATCACAAATTTATATGAAACAGAGTAGTAAATAAAATATTTGAGTCTAAGTATGAAAAATACATACTAGTCCAGTTCAAATAAATTGGGTTTTGAGAAAAATTTTATTTATATGTAAATATAAGTATACTTGTTTAAAAGACATATAAAATAATACTTAAGGATAAGCTTTTTAATTAAAAATTTATATGGTTAAAAAAGTGAAGAAAAAGATCTGGCCCAATTTATCTGAACTGGACTAGTATCTGTTTTTTGACAGATTTGATAGTTCATGAGTATTTAAAAATATTTAAAAAAACCTTAAATTAATATATTTCATTGTAAAAAATATAATAATTCGGAAAAAAATATATTTGTCTAGAGAAATAAAAAATATATAAGAAAATATATTTGTGTAAGTAAATAAAAATTGTAAGAAAATATTTCTATAAAAATAAAAAATTATAAGAAAATATTTTTGTGTACTACTCCGTTTCAGATCAATGACGAACCTTCAGGTTCCTTCGGTAATTCATTTTTACTTCACTCAATTATTTATATAAAAATAGGACGCCTACTTTTAATTAACTAATTTTATATATTATTATTTAAGTTGTTATTAAATATTTATACTAATTTACTGATATAAATATTTTTTTTGAATTACCAATTTATCTGAAACGGAGTCGTAAATAAATTATAAGAAAATATATTTCTCTAAACAAATAAAAAATATATAAGAAAATATTTTTCTCTTTACAAATAAAAAATATGAGAGAATTATAAAAAATATACGACTCCTTCCCAGATTAATTTATCCAATCTGTCAAAAAAGTTATATGTATATTTATATGACTTTAAAAAAAATTGTTCTTTTTTTATTTTGGACGGAGTACTACTCCGTCCAAAATAAATCGGTGATTCAAAAAATAAATATTTATATGAATGTATAAGTTAATTTATTAAATTTTTACTTATAAGTTAATATATAAAAATTAGCGAATTAAAATAATTTTATATGAATAAATGAGTGATCTAAAAATGAATAACCGATTGATCTGAAACGGAGTAGTAGTATTTAATTGACAAATATATTTATGAATAAAATATATTTAATTGACAAATATTCTATTGGATAAAAATGTTTATTAATTATTTAATCTTCACTCTCAGAATTATTATTTTTTTTTAATGGAACGACAGATTCAGAATCTGAATCCGAATCTGTTTTTTTATTTGTTAATGGAACAATAGATTCTGAGTCTGACTCTGTTTCTTTATTTTTGGTAGATTCTAATTCATCAAAAGAAATATTTAGATTTTTAAGAAATGCCTTTTCTAAAGATGTGAGTTTTTTATTCAGATTATTTTCCCAATTTTTCTCCATTAAAGTACTTTTCTTAATTTTTACAGCATTTCCTTCGTCATTAACAACTTTACCCAAACATTTAAGATCATTTTCACTGTCTTCAAAAATGACAAGACCGGGAAATTTATCAGAATCAATAAAATTATAACCTTCTGGGATATTATCTTCATTTTTCATACTAATAGTTAGAACTTGATCATCATTTTCTAAATTGATTTTTTTAGTCACATTATAACCGGGTCTACTATTATCTGGTAGAATAGTTTTTCCTAATTTTGATAAATTTTTTTCAATAGTACCTGTTTTTAATTTACAAGTACTACATCTATATTTAAAAATATCATCTCCTTCTTTCTCTTTCCAAAATTCGAGACGTTCTTGACAAAGAACTGCACCACATACTTTACCAACATTATCTCCCTTTGAAGATTGAAAACCACAAATAATAGTACCATTTTTATATGTGTCTAAATATGTTTCTAAAGAAAGAAGTGAAGGTTTTGAACATTTATTTTCTTTTGAATTTGATTTTTTTCCCAAAACGGGTTTTCCATTATTAGTAAGACCTTTTAAAGAAGGTTCGTCATTAGATTTCTTCGTAAATTGTAATAATTTATTAAAAGTTTTAATCATTTCTTCTTTAGTTTTAGCTTCTTCAAATTGTTTTTTATTTTTTAAAATAACATCCGAAATAACATCAACAAAGTTTTCCGTGGTTTTGTCTAAAAAAGATAAATATTTCTTGTCCATTTTTATTTAAAAAAATTTTTTTCAGAAAAATCATTTTTTTCACGAAATATTTTTTCCTTAATTAAAATGTCAGTTCTAAAAAAAATAATTTCGAAATCACTAATTTCTGAAAATTTAATGCCAAAACATGAAAAACTTTTAAAAAAAATGATTTCTGAATTATTATCTAATAAGTATGTTGATATAGTTTATAATATATTTAATACCTTAGACAATCATATAATTTTTAAGAATCTTGTTTTTATGAATACTTGTTCAAAAATTGGAAAATTTGCTTTGACTTATAACAAATTACTAAATGAATATTTAACTAAAAATAAATTAAATAAGTTAAGAAATTTATTATCAGATCCAAAAACAATTGAATATGATTCTAATGAATTTTTAACAGACTCTCAAAAAGAAAAAATAAATCAAGAAATAAATACTGAAATTTCTGCAACAAATCTACTTTTTGAGAAAATATTATTTATGAATGATCCAATTCCTAGACATATTTTTTCTAAAGGTTTTCAAGAATGTAAAAATGATATATGTTTATTAGATAATGAAAAAAATAATTTAGTTTTAGATCCCAATAAAAAATTTATTTGGTTAAGTGAAAAAATTAGTGAAATTAATTATGGTTGGTGTTTTAAAATAGAAGAATTACTTATTATTTTAAATACTAGTAAAATTAATCCTTATACTAGTAAAAAATTTTCAAAAGAAGTTATAGATCCAATTAAATTGAAGTATCGTTTGGAATATTTATTGTGTAAGAAATATGTAAGGGGATAAAAAAATTACTTCTCCGTCCCAAATAAAATAGTGTGGGACGAGGCGGCTATCCAAGTTTTTTAAAAGTGACATAAAAAGTAGGCTAACTACATATAAATTTTTTGACAGATTAGATAATTCAACAAAATATTATCTGGGACGGAGTCCTACTGGTAAATAAAAACCTTCAGGTTCCTTCGGGCATTCATTTTTTTATTAGTCATTTATTAATATAAAATTAGGTCGCCTACTTTTAATTTGCTAATTTTATATATTACTACTCCATTGCAGGAGGATTTTTGAGATTCCTACGGAATTGAGATCCCTACGGAATTGAGATTTCATCAAAAATTTAAGTGATAAATAATCTTAAATGAAATGTTTTATAAAAATAAAAAATATTGTTTACTACTCCGTCCCAGATAAAAAAGAACATTTTTTTATAAACTCATATAAAAATATATATAAATTTTTTAAGTTGGATAAATTAATCTGGCAAGGAGAACTACAAATAATATTTTTAAACTATTCTTTATATTTTATAAAAATTTAAGCTTGTTTCAATTTCATACGAATCCTTCGGATTCTCTTTGAAATTGAGTACTTCTCCTTTCCAAATAAATTAGTGTGGGACGAGGTGAACTATCCAACTTTTTTAAGTTGGATAAATTAATCTGAGAAAGAGTAGTATAACTTTTTTGACAGATTGGATAAATTAATCTCTGACGGAGTAATAGTCCAAAAGAACCTGAAGGTTCTCCCTATCATATAGTCGGAGTAATTGTGCCAGATCTTTTTCTTCACTTTTAAAACAATATTAATTTTTAAGTAAAATCTATATTTTTAAGTGAGTATTTATATTACTTAAAAATATTTAAACATAAATTTACATATACTAGTCCAGTTCAGATAATATGTCAGGCCAGATCTTTTTCTTCACTTTTTTAACCATATAAATTTTTAATTAAAAAGCTTATACTTAAGTAATATTTTATATGTCTTTTAAACAAGTCTACTTATATTTACATATAAATAAAATTTTTCTCAAAACCCAATTTATTTAAACTGGACTAGTACAACTCCGTCCCAGATTAATTTATCCAATTTAAAAAATTTATATCTATTTTTATATGACTTTAAAAAAAAATGTTCTTTTTTGAGCCTACATTTGGGACGGAGAAGTACCGGTTTTTGAAAACCCAATTTATTTGAACTGGACTGGTAGTAAAACTTAACTGGGTTTTATAATATTTTTATCCCAAATATTTTGACAATAAGTTGTACATTGAGGGCAATAGTCTTGCCATCTACTCTTATTGTTTACATTCCCAATTTCATCATCATATCCTGGATATGATTTAACGTTTTTTCTACAAAATCTAATATCTTTACATATACAACATTTAGTTTTTTCATTTGAACAAGATAAATGTATATTGTTGTGATTTAACATCAATTCAATTTCTAAAGGTGATTTTAAAGAATCATCAATATAACATTCATTACATAAAATATCTCCAAAAAATTTAACACCTGTTATATCTGTATTTTTTAAACATGATGAACATTTGAAAATATTACATTCAATACATAATATATTTCCGTTTATATTTAAAGTATTAATCTTAAATTTATTTTTATTACATAAATTACAATTTAAAGTTTTATTAAAACAAGTTTTGCAATAATTATCTTTAACAAATTTATAATTACTTACAGTTTCACATTCTTTACATATTAAATATTCTTTTTTTGTTTTTTTACCATTTTTTACAAGTAAATTTTTACATTCAAAGCATAAATTTACAGTATTTTTTAATTTACAAGAACAATTATTACAAAACATTTTCAATAAATAAAAATGTTTTTTTTTTTTCGTTTTTTTGACTTCTTGAAAATATACTACTACTCCATTGCAGGAGTATTCCCATGCGGAATTGAGATTTTATTAAAAAATTAAGTGATAAATAATCGTAAGTACTAGTCCAGTTCATATAGTGGAACTAATTGGGACAGATCTTGTTCTTCACTTTTTTAACCATATAAATTTTTAATTAAAAAAGCTTATCCTTATTTTATATGTTGTATTACGTCAATATTTAAATATAAATAAAATTTTTCTCAAAAACCTGACATATTGTGGGACTATCTGAACTGGACTAGTAGTAAAATTTATCCTTATACTGGTAAAAAATTTCCGAAAGAAGTTATAGATCCAATTAAATTGAAGTATCGTTTGGAATATTTATTGTGTAAAAAATATTAAGATGATTAAAAATCTTTACTAGTCCATTTCAAATTGACATATTATCCAATATGTCAAAAAAATTATATGTAGTTCGCCTACTTTTTGTGTGACTTTTTAAAAAGTTGAATAGGTCGCCTCGTCCCACAGTAATTTATTTGGGAAGGAAAAGTACTCCGTTTCAAATCAATCGGTACTAGTCCAGTTCATATAGTCGGAGTAATTGGACCAGGTCATTTTATTTAATTTTTATTTATATTACTTAAAAATATTTAAACATAAATTTAAATATACTTATTGTTTTTGAAAAAAACAATTTATCTAAAATGGACTAGTAATTCATTTTTATATCTAATACATATAAAATTATTTTAATTCACTAATTTTATTTATTACTGTATAAGTATTAAATGTATACTTATACTAGTCCATTTCAGATTAATTTGGATTTCATTTTTTAGTCACTTTATTTATTCACGTGAAATTATTTAAATTTTATATAAAAATATAAAATTTTATGAGTACTACTGCGTTTCAGATCAATGACGAACCGAACGGTTCGCGGGAACCTTCAGGTTCCTTCGGTAATTCATTTTTTATTCACATAATTATTAATATAAATATTTTTTTTTAAGTTACCAATTTATTTGAAACGGAGTAGTATATATTTATTAATGACACTTAAATATTCATACAAATATTTATGTGCGCCCTGGTGCACACGAAAACAGTCGCACCAATATGGTTCCATTTTCTTGGTTCCTTTTATAATGAAGTGCAGATTGAGCCTACTTCTCCGTCCTAAATAAATTAGTGTGGGACGAGGCGACCTATCCAACTTTTTCAATGTTTCAGATAAATTGGGTTTTTCAAAAAAAAATTAAGTATATTTAAATTTATGTTTAAATTTTTATATGAACTAAAAAGTGAATAAAAAGACCTAGCCCAATTACTCCGACTATATGAACTTGACTAGTAGTGATCTAAAAATGAATCACCGATTGATCTGAAACGGAGTAGTATTATTTAAACAATGACTGCAATCGCAATAGGTATTTCTATTTCTTGTTTTGTATTATTTATTGGAATTATGTTATAATCTATATTTAAATTATCTTGAACTATTTCATATAATAGAATCATACAAGCAAGTAAACATGAAAAAAATAAGAAAGAAAATATCATTAGAGATATACATATTGGTATTAAAATATTTAGTCTATTATAATTATCTTTTTTTTTATATAATTATTACCTTTTTTTTTTAGTAACACATTCTTTTACATTATTTTTTTCGTAAAACCCTATAAAACTACTATTAATAAAAAAGTCTTTATTATTTAAACCATTTATATTACAAGTAATCGTGTTATAATAATTTCCATATTTAATCTTGTAGTTTCCTATAACATTGTTATCTTGAGTAAATCCTATAATAGTTATATTTGAAGAAATATATTTATTACACCATGAATAATTATATCCAGAAGAGCAAGTAAATTCGTTTTTTTTAATACCATATAGAACTGTAATTATAGGAAATACAAAAAAAGGAAGAAAAAATATTAAACTTAATATAATTATAATTTTATCTTTCATTAGATTTTATTTAAATTATTTTCTAAATAAAATTCAATTTTTAAATCTGTTTTTGTTTTCCTACTCCATTTCAGGATGTTCCGTGTGATAGGAAGCCCCGATAAAGAGAATCCGAATCCCTATAATTATTTCAGTTTTTCAAAAAAAAATAAAAATATTTGGCCCAATTCCTCCGACTATATAAAATTGACTATTAGGGATAAACTTTTTACTTAAAAATTTATATGGTTAAAAAGTGAAGAAAAAAATCTAACACAATTGCTCCGACTATATAAACTGGACTAGTACATATTAAAATTTTATTATTCAAGATTTTTAGATATTATTTTTTAAGCATTCATTTAACACTTTTAATTATTTATTCATATAAATATTTATGTGCGCCCCAGTGCACACGGGAACCAAATGGTTCCTTATTTTTTGAATCGCAGATTTATCTAAAACTGATTACTACAGTAAGTCGGGGGGTTTAAGAACTTTAAATTTTAAGTGCAAAAACGACTTTTTTGAGCGTAAAATTTAAAGTTCTTAAAACCCCCGACCAGCTGTACTCCGTCCCAGATAATATTTTGTTGAACTATCCAAGTTGAAAAAGTTATATGCACTTTAATATGGCTTTTTAAAAAGTTGGATATTTTAATTTGGGACGGAGAAGTACTACTCTGTCCCAAATTAATTTTCTCATCTTTAAATTTTTGTACTACTCCATGTCAGATCAATTGAGTCAGTTAAGTTTTTTATAAAAACTTAAGAGATAATTTAAAAATATTAATTCTGATTAATATTTTTTATAAAAATAAATGTACTTCTCCGTCCCAAATAAAAAAGAACAATTTTTTTAAAAGTCATATAAAAATAGATATAACTTTTTTAAGTTGGATAAATTAATCTGGGACGGAGTAGTATTTATTTTTAATTTTTCAGTATTATTTATCACTTAATTTTTACATCGGACTCAATTTATTTGACATGGAGTAGTATTAAAATTTAACTGGTTTAAAAAAAAGTTAGGAAAATTAAAATGGGAAGGAGTTGTATTAAAAAAATTTAATTAAAATAATTTCATATGAATAATTCACTGAATAAAAAATAAAATACATATAATATGTCAGGTTAATTAATCTGACACATTATATGTATTTTTGTGTGACTTTTAAAAAAGTTGAATAGCCGACTCGTCCCAAACTAATTTATTTGGGAAGGAGAAGTAGTACTACTCGGTTTCAAATCAATCGGTGATTCATTTTTAGAACACTCATTTATTCATATTAAAAATTTTTAATTCAATATTTTATTATATTAATATATAAGTATAAATCTTTTCTTTGTACTACTCTGTCCCATTTTAATTTTTGTATTACAATTTATGTGGGTTAAGAAAAAGTTAGGAAAATTAAAATGTGACGGAGTTGTACTTATTTATTAATATGAAAATTTTTTTTTTGAATTTTCTATTTTCTAGGGAATCCTCGCGGATTCTTTTGAAACGGAGTAATAGTAATTTTAGATATAATTAAATAATACTACTCCGTCCCAGATTAATTTATTATCTGACAGATTGAAAAAGTTATATGTATTTTTATATGACTTTAAAAAAAAATGTTCTTTTTTGAGCCTACATTTGAGACGGAGAAGTACTCTAAATTGGAATCTTAACTTGAGAAGTTTTAATATCTACTGGACTGTTAGTATTTTTAATATCTTTTTCTTTATCTGTTTTATTATAAACTGCAACACATACTATAAATATAATTCCTACTAATATAAGTCCAACTGATAAACCTCCAATCCATGCACATGTATTATAATTTTGTTGATTTTCTGAAAAATTTGGTCCTTTCTGAATATAAACTGCAGCTATTACTGCTAAAATACCTATAACGAAAAAACCAAGAATCATAATAGAAATAAGAGTATATTCTACAATAATTAAAGATTGAGCTGTGAGTGGGCTAATAGAACCATAATAAATTAAAACACACATGGCAAAGGCACCTAAAATTAAAAGACCCGCAAAAATCCAACCTATACTTACCATTGCATCTAAGTATTTTTTTGCATCAACTTCTCCTTGATTATTATTATCAACTTTTAAAGTTGTATTAGCTGTACTTAAAAATCCAGACATTATACAAAGTGCAACAAATACTAGAAATGTAATAATTGTCAGAACTATAGAAATTATATATTCATTCGGATCCATTTTTATTTGTTAATAAAAAAATTGAAAAAAAATAAATAAAAGTAAAAGACAAAAAAATGCTATCTGTAAAAGTATATAAAGACAAATTGTTATTTTCTAGTTTTTTGTGTGATGAAAACGACACATTAGGTAATTTCAGAGAAAATGTTTCTAAAGAATATGGAGAAAAAATAAAAATTATATGTCATGGAAAAACATTATCAGAATCATCAGATTGTTTACTTATTAAAGAATGTCAATGTGGTGGAATTATAAACCTTAATGTTATACTTTTAAGTCATAAAAATAAAATTTTTTTACATAAATAAATTACTAGTCCGTTTCAAATAAATTCCGTTTAAGATGTACTCTCAAAAATTTACTCTCAAAAACATGTTTTTTTAAGTGCAAAAAAAAATATAATTCACCAATCATCTTTTACCATATGTGATGAAAACTTAAGACTATTAGAAATATATTTAATTTAAATAAATATATTTATTTGAAACTGGAAAACCTTAATATTAGTATCTTAAAACCCACTAAGAAATGATACAACAATATTTCCTACACTATTCATGTCATAGCCACCTTCTTGAGTAACAACTACTTTTCCAGAGAAACGACTTTTGATGTATTTCGAAATTTTAAAATAATCGGGAATATCTAAACAACATTTACAAGATTCTGATGCTTCTGGATCATCTTTGTATGTATCGGTACCAAAGGGAATTATTAGAACTTGCGGGTCAAAATCACAAATAAGTTGCATAGCATCTTCGAGTAATTTGAAATATTTTTCAATTGTAACATCTGGATCAAATGTTAAATTATATTTAGATGTGTGTCCAGAATAAAATGGATAATCATATAATGGATTTGCATGAATAGATATTGCCATTACATTTTCATCATCAAGAAAAATACTTTCTGTACCATTACCAGCATGATGATCTAAATCAAGAATAGCTATTTTTTCGATTTTTTTACCATCTAAATTAACAGATAATAATTTTTTTGCACATATAGAAGCATTATTAATATAACAATATCCTCCATAACTATTGTATGATGCATGATGTCCAGGAATTGAGTTTAATATATAAATTAGATTATATTCATTAATAAATTCATCTACACGGAAACTATTGTATGCAGATTTCATAATTTGTGAAAAAGTATCAGTTTTAATTGGGGTTACTGTGTCTTCACACCATATACCCACTTGTTTCCAGGACAACATTTTCGAGTAATCAAATAAAATTTTGCCTTTAAGAACATTACATGGAACAATACCTACAAATTCATCTACATATGCTTTATCTTTTGTACCTTCGTAAGAATTATAACAATTTCTAAAAAATTCAAGCATATCTTTATCAATAATATTTAGTGAAGATATATCAAAAATTGGGATTTCATCGGTAAAAAAATTTATTTTAATATTGTTTTCTTTTAATAAACCAATAATGTTTTTATGTCTTAATTGTGGTTTATTGTTAGATGTAGTCACATCTTCAGTTTCTAAAATATTGTGGGTTAAAACTACTATATTATTAAACATTATATAATTTTTTTTTCTAATTATATAAATTCTTTTTTTTTTCAAATTTTTTATTTATTTTTTTTTTACTACAGTCAAATTCAAATATTGTGAAAACTTTTACTTCTCCGTCCCAGATAAAAAGTAGGCGAACTATCCAACTTTTTTAAAAGTGACATAAAAATACATATAAATTTTTCAAGTTAGATAAATTAATCTGGGACGGAGTCTTAGGTTTTTCAAGTTCGGCCTAGTAATTATAATTTTTTAAAATACATATAAAATATTAGTTAAAAATGAAGGTTAGGAAGACACATAAAGGAGAATCCGTAATCTTTTGGACTAGTACTTCTCCGTCCGAAATTAAAAGTAGGCGGCTATCCAACTTTTTTAAAAGTCCCATAAAAATACATATAACTTTTTCAATGTGTCAGATAAATTAATCTGGGACGGACTAGTATAACTTTTTTAACATATTAGATATTAAGCCTGCCATTTATTTGTTGAACTTTTCTTAGTATTAAAACATTTTTCAAAGATAAAAAATGCAATTTATCTTTGGTTATATACAGCTGACTTACTGTAATATTTGAACATAATGATTGTGAAGCTTTGACATTTAAATTAAAAGAAATAATTGCTGCAGAAGTATATAGTATTTCTCGAGAAGATGAAAAATATGGTATTCATCACTATATACTTAAGCATAATAATTATTACCACTCCTTTTTAGATAAATCAGGAGAAGCTGAAGGTTAGGAGAATCCTTTACGGGTCTTCCAGTATATAAAACGGAGTAATACTCCATCCCAGATAAATTGACGAACCAATAAGTAAGCTGTATGGTTCTTTAATTTCTTTTAAAAAAGTAATTTCCATGAATTATTATTTTAAAAGAAATTATGGAAATTACTTTGGCTTGGTCTTAAAACCCCTCACTTATTGTAAAAGACTTAGGTGTTTCAATCTGTCAGTGTGAAAACCTTCAGTTTACTGTCGCTGTATTTGAGATGGAGCTCCAAAAAAATAAGTGATAAATAATACTAGTCCAGTTCAGGAGAATCCTTTAGGATTCCTATAATTATGTCAGGTTTTCAAAAAAAAAGGAACAGTCCCACCATATTGTTCCGGTGTGCACCAGGGCGCACATAAATAAGTATATGTAAATTTATCTTTAAATATTTTTAAGTAATATAAATGAGCACTTAAAAATATAGATTTTACTTAAAATTTAATATTTTTTTAAAAGTGAAGAAAAAGATCTGGCCCAACTTTGTTGGCGTATTTGAAATGAACTATTACTAAATGTGCCCCTCGGTGTACACGGAAACAGTCCCAATAATATGCCACCATTTTCTTGGGTTCCTAAAAACTTTAAAAAATATTAATCAGATTTTTTATAAAAGATTTAACTGACTCAACTTCTATTGGACCAATATGGTTCCCATGTGCGGCTCGGTGCACATTTAGTATTTGAAATGGACTAGTAGTATAAAATTTCTTAAAAAAAATAATACTATCACCACCCGCAGTAAGTTTCACAATACCATTCATAATAATCAGAGTAGCATTCTTCTTCAAGAAACTTAAGAATCTCCATAGAACTTTCATTAGAAAGACAAAAATTAAGAGGTTTTTGAATATCATCATTTTCTAATATCTTATCTTTTATTAGTATCATTTTAAGATATTTTTTTTTATTATTTTTACGTTTTTTGTTTTTAATAATATTTTTCTTTTTAAATTTAATACTCCCATATAAATTATAATCTTTTATTTCTTGATCGCAAAAATCAAATAAGTATTTAGATGAAATAACTTTTTTTTGTATAATATTCTCACTTTCTGTAAAATCACTTTCTGTAAAACTTTCACAGTTTAAATAAAGAATATATTCTAAAGGTATATTATTGATTAATTTTTCTTTATAAGTCGAATTCTCTCCAATATAAACAGGTCCTTTTTCTGTCATTTTAAATTTATAACTATCAGAATACATATATGAAAAATCTTTAAAATATTTAAAGATTTTTTTATATATTCATTTTTTTTAATATTTAGACACAGATATTTTTCTTTACTACTACGTTATAACAGCTCAATTCTTTTTTTATATTCATTTATAAGTGATATTAAAAAATGCTTACTTCTCCCACCCCAAATTAAAAGTAGGCGCCTATCCAACTTTTTAAAAACTCACATAAAAAGTAGGCGGACTACATATAACTTTTTTAACTTGGATAAATTAATCTGGGACGGAGTCCTAATTTTATTCGAGACAGAGTAGTAGGCTTAATTGGAATATGAGTTTTTCTTCACTTTTTAGATCGATTAAAAATATTTACTTCTCCTTCCCAGATTAATTTATCAAACTTAAAAATTTATATATATTTTTATACTAGTTCAGTTCAAATAGTGGGACTAATTGTGCCAGATCTTTTTATTCACTTTTAAAAGCACATGAAATTTTAAGTAAAATCTTTATTTTTAACTGAGTATTTATATCACTTAAAATCATTTAAACATAAATTTACATATACTTAATTATGTGCGCCCTTGTGCACACGGGAACAATATGGTGGGACTGTTCCTTTTTTTTTGAAACCCTGACATAATTATAGGAATCCTAAAGGATTCTCCTGAACTGGACTAGTATGACTTTTAAAAAAAATGTTCTTTTTTATCTGGGAAGGAGAAGTACATTTAATTGTGGGTTTCTTGAGTGGAAAATAAAAAAGATCCCACACATTGAATATTATAAAATTATTTTTTAGTTTAAATTTGAAAACTAAAAAATAATTTAAATATTTTAAAATATGCCTAAACTCATTTCTTCAGAAGGTTCTATTGCTGCTGGAAAAAGCACATTAATTTCTATTTTAGAAGGAAAAAATTATGAAGATTTAATAATTTTAAAAGAACCTGTTGATGAATGGTTAAAAATACAAGACTCAAATAAAAAATCTTTATTTGAACATTTTTATGAAGATAAAAAAAAATATGGATTTTCATTACAAATTTATGCACTCTTTACAAGATTTAAACTTCTTGCTGAATCTTTTGAAATTGCTGAAAAATGGGAAATTAAAAATCCAGGAAGAGAAATGAAAATCTTAGCAGAAAGAACAATTTTAAGTGATTTTAAAATATTTGCATCTCTTTTACATGAAGAAGGTATTATTGAAGAGTTAAATTTTCAAATATATAAATCTTGGTTCGAATATTTTTCAGAAAAATATAAAATTGATAAAATTATTTATCTAAAAACAGATCCAAAAATTTGCTTTGACAGAATCAAAACTAGAGATAGAGATGGTGAAGATAATATTGAATCAGATTATCTCAATAAAATTCATCAAAAACATGAAGATATGATTAAAGAATGTGAATGTGAAATTTTAATACTTCAAAATGAAAATAATATAGACAGTCTTGAATATGATGAAATTATTAAAAAATCTATTGAATTTATTTTCTCTTAAAATCGCCAAGTAATCTAGCAAAAGGATTAATATTACGACTTATTCACATATTAATTTATCTGATACATTAAAAAAGTTATATCTACTTTATATATAACTTTAAAAAAAAATATTTGTAAGAGTAAATTATTATAAGCGTTTAATAATAATATATAAAATTAGTGATGAATTTTATATTAATCAATCGATGATTCAAAAAATGAATATTGATCTGAAACGGAGTAGTACAAATTAGTCCCAAACGGAGTATTAATAGTCCAGTATATATATTGGGTTTTGTAATCTTATCTTTTTCATATTAAATTTAAAAAATCTAGTGTATCTTAAGAGTTATAAATTCAAAAAATAAATATTTATATGAGTAAATTATTACTACTCCGTCCCAGATTAATTTATCCAACTTAAAAAATTTATATTTATATTTATATGACTTTTAAAAAAATTGTTCTTTTTTATTTGGGACGGAGAATTATAAATATTTAATAAGAAAATTAGTTAATTTAAATAATTTTATATTAATAAATTTGAATCACCTATTGATTTAATAGCATTCTAAAAATTTGAATTAAATTTTTTTTTAATATTATAGAAAATGGAAACTGATAAATTAATTAATAACTATGAATTAGAATTAGAAATGGAAATGGAAAAAAATTCAGAAAGATTTTCTTTTATACATGTACTACATAAAAAAGATAGAAATAAATTTATACAAGAATATATTAAAATACTTAAAAAAGATGATAGAGAATTTAAATATTTTGATCGGGGTTATATTAAAATATCTACATGGTTAAAAATTATGGAAAATATAGATTTATCACATTGCTATAATATTTATAGAAATTCATATTATGGTGAAAATACAGGAATATTAGATATTTCTGAAATAAAAACTAATTTTAAAGTTTTATTGGTAGAATTAAATTGTAATTCTTTTAATACTATTGATTTATTAATCGATGATAAAAAAATATCTAGAATTTATCTTTTTAGAACAAGTAATTTTATTAATCCAAATAAATGGTTTTGGGAAAATATTATAAAATAATTTTTAGAAAGAATAAAACTACTACTAGTCCAAAGGATTTTTATAAATAAATTGACATAATAAGTTTTACTTCTCCGTCCCAGATTAATTTATCTGACACATTGAAAAAGTTATATGTATATTTATATGACTTTTAAAAAAATTGTTATTTTTTGAGCCTACATTTGGGACGGAGAAGTACTGATTCAGTTCAAGAGGATCCTTGTGATAGGAAGATCCGAAGCACTACAAAATTGATCCAGATATTTTTCTTGACTTATGTTATCATATAAAAAATCTAAATAAAAAATTTATCTTTAAGTTTATAAATATATGCATTTTATTTACTACTCCGTCCCAAATGTAGGCTCAAAAAAGAACATTTTTTTATAAACTCATATAAAAATATATATAAACTTTTTAAGTTGGATAAATTAATCTGGGACGGAGTTGTAATTAACTTTATAATAAAATATTTTTTTTGAAAAATCAATTTCGTAGTGCTTCGGATCTTCCTATCACAAGGATCTTCCTATCACAAGGATCTTCCTATCACAAGGATCTTCCTATCACAAGGATATTCCTATCACAAGGATCTTCCTGAACTGGAGAACCTGAACATTCGACTAGTATTTTTTTTATATAGTATAAACTATGATTTTTTAAAATTCTTTTTTTTGAAAAAATGTTAAAATTTTTAAGTGAAAATTTAAGTGGAAAAAAACGAGAAAAAAACTGTTCTTGAATAAGTAATCGAAAAAAAATTAAAATTTATTTTGACACTTAAATTTCCACTTAATATTTTAAAAAAATTATAAAAATCTAAAAAAATATTATTTAATAAAACTCCGTCCCATATTAATTTATCCAAATTAAAAAAGTTATATTTAATTTTATAGGACTTTTAAAAAAAATGTTCTTTTTTATCTGGGACGGAGAAGTACCGTTTTTTTAGAAAAAATATAGGGTAAGATCCTACACAGTTGTAAGCAAACATGTTATATATAGTATGGCACTGTATGAGTGCGCCTACAGTTTATAAAAAATCTAGAAGAAATATATTTTGTTATAAAAATCTGGAAGAAATATATTTTCTTATAAAAAATCTAAAAAACATATTGTATTATAAAAATTTAGAAGAAATATATTTTGTTATGCAATTCTAAAAAAATATATTTTTTAATAATACAATGTATTTTGCCACTTTATTTTAGAAATATATTGTATTTTATTCTAAAACAATAAGTTCATTTATCGTATCTAATGCGAATTCTGTTTTTTCGCCAAATTTAACATTGTACCATAATCTACTAAACATTAATTCTGCAAGTTTCATAATACCTGTATCTGAAATGTCAATTCCTTCAGGTACTATTTCAATATTTCTAATTTTTTCGTATAATTTTAATCTAAATTTATATTGTGCTTCAGTCTCTGTATTTTTTTTAATTTCAAGTTGATTTTTTTTTGGTGAAGATATTTTATTGGTTTTTTTTAATTGTTTAGAAATAATATAATAGTCTATTTTTTCATCTTTATCTAAATTTTTTACATAATCTAATATTTTATTTAAATTTTCGTTTTTTGAAATATAAGTTTCTTTTTCTTTTATCATATATTTTGAGTCTTTCCAAGTTAATTCATCATTTAAAAAATAAATTAAATAAACTAAAGATTCAATATCATCGACAAATAAAGCTCTTCCTCCTTTTTGTATATTAATCGATAAATAATTTTTATCTCCAAAACTCATAATGTCTTTTTCTTTTCTTAAATTACCTTGACATTGACCTTCTGTAAAATCTTCCCTTGTCACATTTCCTTTTTCATCTATTTCTTTAATTTTATCTGATTGACAAAATTGAGAAAATTCAAAATTAATGAATTTTATTTCTCCTTTTTCATAAGTAAAGTTATTAGGACTTAAATTCACATAAATAATACCTTTGCTATGTAACCATTCTAATCCTGATAAAATATTTCTAGAAACTTCAATAATATTTATTTCATTTTTTAAATCTTTTAAATTTTGAGTAAAATATTCTGTAATAATATAAGAATTTTTATTTTTTTTACTGTAAAAATCTTCAGGGATTACAAGAGAATATGCAAAATCATTAATTTTTTCTAATATTTCTTTTTCATTTTCTATTTTTTTATAATCTGCAAATTTAATTTTATATTTTAATTGATCATTTTTTTTTGTTGCTGTATAAACTTTAAAATTTTGATTTTCTTCAACAAATTCTGAAATCTTAAAATCACCAATTTTAGTATCTTTTTTAATAGGTACACCTGTAGAAGTTTTAATTACACTTTTAATTTCTGGGACTTGTTTAGAAAATTCAATCTCATCATTTTCTATTAGATTTTTTTGTTTAAAAATTGTAATCTTTCCTTCCACATCCGATTCACTGTCTGAATTATTCTCAGTATCACTTTCTGAATCTGAATTATTATCACTATCTGATGCATATTGTTCAGTATCTACGCTTTCTGAATCTGAAGATGATTCATTTTCTTTATCATTATCTTGTTCATTTTCACTTGGAAAATAATTTGTTAAACTGTTGTTGCTCATTTATTTTATATTGAAAAAAAAAATCTTTTCATTTTTCAAATAACTTAAAAAAAAATTAGATCACTCAAATAATTGGGTGATCTAATTTTCGTTACAAAAATACATACTACTCCGTCCCAGATTAATTTATCCAATCTGTCAAAAAAGTTATATGTATATTTATATGACTTTTAAAAAAATTGTTCTTTTTTATTTGGGACGGAGAAGTAGATATCAACAAAAAGAAATTTTTGTAAAAATTATAAATGAATTATCTATTAGAATCTATTAGCCCATCACAAAAAATTTAAAAATAGTTTAAAAAAACCTTCACTTTTATATATTTGAATAATTGTGGTAAATCTTTTATAATTACCACCCTTTAATACTTATTCGTCCATTGAATTACCTATTAGGGCAAAGGAATCTGAAGGTTTTTTACTATTTGAAACACAATACTTCTCCTTCCCAAATAAATTAGTGTGGGACTAGGCGAACTACATATAACTTTTTCAATGTGTCAGATAATATTTTGTTGAACTATCTGGGACAGAGTCTTAGTATTTTTTTAATTTAAAAATTAAAAAAATAAAATATGAAAGATGTTTTATTTTTTAATATTAAAATGGATGATTCAGAAATTGATAAATATGTTATAATATCTATAATGACTCTTTTAGTTTTAATTTTAGTTTTTTTAATTGTTACAACTTTTTATTATTCTAGAGTATCTCAAACACCAAATAAAGACTTACCGAGAAATTGGGCTTATGCTTTAATGATTGTCAGTATTATTTTTATAATAATCATTTTTGCTGCAATTTGTGTTTGTATTTGGAAATTAATACGTAAAAGTACACTTGTACCTGTTAAACCTACAGTTCCAGCAGCACCTGTAATTCCAGCCGGGGCCGCCGCCGTAAATAAACCAGTAGTTTTAACCGAAGAAGAAAAAGTAGTATATAATAACTCTAATACTTTGGGAATTACCAACCCTTCTAATTATAATTCTAATGATTTAACTAGAAATATACATATCAATCAATAAAATATTTTTTAAATAAAAAGAATTCGATAAATAAAAAATTATTATAATTTTTTTGATAGGTATAGAGGTACGACTCCGACCCAGATCGACATATTATCTGACACATTGAAAAAATTATATGTATATTTATATGACTTTTAAAAAAATTGTTCTTTTTTGAGCCTACATTTGGGACGGAGTTGTATATATTTGATTATATAATGTTGGCTTACTTTTTAATTTTTATTAAAGAATATACGACTCCGTCCCAGATAAATTTATCTGACAGATTGAAAAAGTTATATGTAGTTCGCCTACTTTTTATGTGACTTTTAAAAAAGTTGGATAGGCGCCTACTTTTAATTTGGGACGGAGAAGTATCAGGTTTAGAAATATTAATTTATCTTAAAAAATATTATTTTACATTATATTTAAATTGTTTATTTGGGACAGAGAAGTACACAAAAATATATTTTAGGAAAATTCCAATCCGGATAGATAAGAAGACATGAAACCTTATTAAATCTATATATAAACCTTAAATAAAATAACTTTATATGAAGGAACAAAAATTAATCATTGATTTATCTGAAATGGATTAGTATTTTTATTATAATGTTGGCCTACTTTTTTATTTATCTACAGAAATATATTTCATTAAAGTTTTTTATTTCTATACAAAAATATTATTTTATATTATAATTTTATTAAAAATTTTTTGAGCTTACAGAAAAATGCTTTTTTATTCTTATAAAAAAAAGTTTTTACTTTTTTAATTTTTTCATAGAATTTACTTAAGATTTTTTTTTTAATAAAAAAGATGGAAAAAAGTCTTCCAGTTTGTTTAATATTTACTAGTTCGGATTGCGGTGGTTGTAAAAATTTAAGAGGTGAAACAGGTATTCCTCAATTTTCAAATCCAAATGGAAAATATTTTGAAACTCCCGGAAATAATAAATTCATGTGGGATTTAGATTTATTTAAAACATTAGCAACAAATTTTAGAGTTTATGAGATACATGTTTTAAAATTAAATCCTAATAATATCGATGAGTTTAATTTTTTTGAAATTAAAAATAATATGTTAATAAGAACATCATTAAGACATGAAAATGATGATATTTTTGTTAAAGTCGAAAAAGAAAATAAAGAAATTTCAAATAAAAAACTCTTAGATAGTAAAGGTAACCCAGTATCTTTTAAAAATTATATTAAAAATAATATTCCAAGTGTTATTCGAAAATATGTTGGTTGGTTTCCAACATGGATTTTTATAGATGGTAATGCTTTTGATGAAGCTTTAAATGATGAAAGTAAGGATATGTTTGCTTATGTTTTACAAGCAAAAACTGTAGAAGATGAAAATACTGGTAAATTTAAATTATTACCACCAAATAGCTCAGAAAATAGAAATAATGAAAATGTAAATCCTTTAATTGCTGCAAAAAATATTCTAAATGGATCTATTAATTTATTACCTTTAAAAACAAAATCAGAACCAGAAAATACAAATGATGAAATTGTAAAAATTAAAACAGGAACACTTTCAGTATGTGGATTTAAAAAAAATATTTTACCTTATAAAAAAAAATAATTACCAAAGGAACCGAATGGTTCCATTTTATTGGTTCGTCATTGATCTGAAACTGAGTACGACTCCGTCCCAGATCGACATATTATCTGACACATTGAAAAAGTTATATGTATATTTTATATGACTTTTAAAAAAATGTTCTTTTTTATCTTGGGCAGAGAAGTAGTTTTTTTTTAATTCAATAAATATTAAAAAAATTTTATTTTTATTTAAAATAAAATGAATGAAGAATATCGTTTAAATGATATCAATGAAAATATTAATTTTATTGATGAAAATACAGAAGATAACCTACTTTTTATTGCTGCTATTTTAGGTAATTATAAATTAACTAGAAAAATTTATGAATTAAATAAAGAACTTGTACACTCAATTAATAAAAAAGGATATAATATTTTAATTGCTGTATTATTATCTGATTCATATAATTATTTAATATTTAAATTTTTAGTTCTTAAAACAGAAGTTGATTTAAATTTTTTAACTAAAAAAACTAAAAAGGATGATAATTTAATTCCTGTTTCTAAAATTATGTCAGAAAGAGAGAAATTACTTTTTAAACATAATCTAGATACAAGTTTAAATTGGTCTATCTTTACATTTACTTGTGTTTTTAACTTACATGAAGAATCATTATTGCTTTTAAAAAATGGTTTAAAAGTTTATAATCAACCTACTGGACAAAAAAAATTACCATTAAAATATATTTCTGATACAAAAAAAATGGAAAGTGTTATTTCAGAAGTTATAAAATCACCTAATAAAAAATATAATTTACAGAAAAAAAAAGATAAAAAACAAGAAGTGAATTTTAAAATTTATGATTTTGATGAATTTGAAATTATAGAATCAAAAGATTCTGAAATGGTTGATGGTTCTTATGGAGAAACAAAAATTGTTAAAAATTCTGATCAATTTTTTATTTTAAAAAAATTTAAATTAGGAAATATTAAAGAACTTTCTCAAGATACTGTTAAAGAAATATCAATCTTAAAATTTATTAATGAACATTATTTAAATATTGTTGTACCTATTTATGGTATTACTTTTGATAAAAAAGGTTCTATATATATGGTTGAGGAGTTTTTAACATATACATTAAAAGATGTTGCATTATTATATAAAAACTTAAATTTTTATGAAAAAAAAATAATTTTTTTAACAGAAATTTTTTATAAATTATTATATTCATTGTATAAAATACATTCATATGGAATTATACATAGTGATCTTAAATTAATTAATATTATGATTAATAGTGAAAATAATCCTATTTTAATTGATTTTGGAATTTCTGAATTTATAGGTTATGGAGAAAATAAAGATAAAATGACAAGTTATATTTGTACACATTATACAAAAGCACCAGATGCAAATGAAAATGCTTTTAAAATTGAAAATAAATCTTATATTAATGTGTATTTTGTAGAATCTAAAAAATTAAAAAAATTATTAAAATTAGAAAATAAATATTATGAACAAAAACTTTTAATTGAAGAATCTTCAGATGAAGACGAGATTTCAAATACAAAAACGTATATTGAAAAACAAAACAAAATTATTAACAAAATACATGAAATTTTAAAAGAAGAAAAATTAGAAATTAGCGAAACTATAGATTACACAGTTGATGTTTTTAGTATGGCACAAATTATTATGGAATGTATATTTCCAGAAAACTTACAAAAAATAACTTATATGTATTTTAATAATAAATTATATTATAGAAAAGAAATATTTGAATATGAAAAATATTCAGATTCTGGAATTTATGAAAAATATAGAAACATATATATAGAAGTTGATCAAAATTATAAAGATATTTTAGATAATTATTTCCCAGGATTGTTTGATTTAATTTGTAAAATGACAAGTGTAAAAAATAGATATAATGCAAAAGATTGCTTAAAACATGATTTTTTTAAATCATATATGTCAAAAATTGATGAATTTGAAAGAGATACATTTGATTTTAAAAAAATTGAGATCCCTATAGAAACTAATTATTTTAAAAAAGATTTAAATATTTTTTATTCAACTGAAAAATATCTTTCTGGATATAAAGAACTTTTTTATTCAGAAGAAATAAATGAAAACTATAAAAATAATATCTTAGAAAATTTTGAAATTAATAAAAAAGACTTTGTTAATATTTTTTTAACTTCTGAAAAATTTAAAATCGTGAATTATAATGCTATTTTTAATTCTTTAATATCTTTAAAAAATATAATGTTTAAAAAAAATTATAGTAATAATAAACTTAAAAAATTTTATAGAAGTCTGATGGATTTTAATATAAAACTATATGAATTTAACAGTTTAAATTTAAAGGAAGAAGAAAAAAATATCAAAGAAATTATTATTATCTTAAATGCTAATATTTTTAAAATTAATCCTTTTGTTGAAAAAATATCTTATTTATGTACAAAACTAACAAATTATTCTATTAAAGACAAAAAAAATATTTTTAATTATGTTACTAAAAAATTATTGTTTTATATTTTAAACTGTCATACAGAAAGTTTTACTATACATGCAGTTATAGAAAATATTTTTATTTTATTTTTTGGAGATGAGTTTGATGAATTAATTAAAAATGATAAAATTCAAGAACAATTAAAAGTAAAATTTGAAGACGAAATAATTGAAGAAAAAATAACAATCAAAGATATTCTTTCTGAAAAAAAAACAGTAAAATCTTTTCCATTAATAAAAACAAAGAAAACAAATGGCATTGATTTCCAAGATTATGATTTCGAAGAACTAGATATCAATGATAATTTTTCATTATCAAAAATAAATGAAATAGATAATAATTTTTTTAATTAATAATGCTATTTTTTAGAAGAATATAATGTTGGCGTACTTTCTAATTTATCTGTAACAATATATTTTAATATAATGTTGGCGTACTTCTCCGTCCCAAATATAAAGTAGGCGGCTATCCAACTTTTTTAAAAGTCTCATAAAAAGTAGGCGAACTACATATAACTTTTTCAACTTGGATAAATTAATCTGGAACGGAGTCGTACTTTTTAATTTGTCTAGAAGGATATATTTCAATAGAATTTCTAATTTTTATAAAAGAATATATTTCATTATATTTTTCTAATTTATCTAGAAGAATATATTTCAATAGAAAATTCTACTACTCCGTTTCAGATCAATCGGTGATTCATTTTTAGATCTAATACATATAAAATTAGGTCGCGTACTTTTAATTTACTAAATTTATATATTGTTATTTAAGTTGTTATTAAATATTTATACTAATTTACTCATATAAATATTTATGTGCGCCCTGGTGCACACGGGAACCAAATGGTTCCTTATTTTTTGAATTACCAATTTATCTGAAACGGAGTAGTACAAGAATATATTTTACTATAATGTTGGCGTACTAGTCCAGTTCATATAGTCGGAGTAATTGGGCCAGATTTTTTTCTTCACTTTTTTAACCATATAAAATTTTAATTAAAAAGCTTATCCTTAAGTAATATTTTATATTTATTTTAACCAAGTCTACTTATATTTAAATATAAATAAATTTTTTCTCAAAACCCAATTTATCTGAACTGGACTAGTACTTTTTAATTTGTCTAGAAGAATATATTTTAATATAATTTTTTTAATTTATCTAGAAGAATATATTTTTTTATAATTTTCTAATTTGTCTACTAGTCCAGTTCAAATAATATGTCAGGTTTTGAGAAAAATTTTATTTATATATAAATATAAGTAGAAGTGTTTAAAAGACATATAAAATATTACTTAAGGATAAGGGTTTTAATTAAAAATTTATATGGTTAAAAAAGTGAAGAAAAAGATCTGGCCTGACATATTATTTGAACTGGACTAGTAGAAGAATATATTTTAATATAATTTTTTTAATTTATCTAGAAGAATATATTTTTTTATAATTTTCTAATTTGTATAGAAGAATATAATGAAATTATAATTTTTTAATTTTTATACAAGAATATATTTCATTATATTTTTCTAATTTATCTAGAAGAATATATTTTAATAGATTTTTTTAATTTGTCTAGAAGAATATATTTTATTATAATTTTTTAATTTCTTTAAAAGAATATATTTCAATAGACTTTTCTAATTTTTATACTACTCCGTTTCAAATCAATGACGAACCATTTGGTTCGCGGGAACCTAAAGGTTCCTTCGGTGATTCATTTTTAGATCACACAAATATATATATAAAATTATATTAATTTACTAAATTTATATATTGTTATTTAAGTTTTTATTAAATATTTATACTAATTTACTCATATAAATATTTATGTGCGCCCTGGTGCACACGGGAACCAAATGGTTCCTTATTTTTTGAATTACCAATTTATCTGAAACGGAGTAGTACAAGAATATATTTCATTACGACTCCTTCCCAGATTAATTTATCCAACTTGAAAAAGTTATATCTATTTTTATGGGACTTTTAAAAAAGTTGGATATTTTTATTTGGGACGGAGAAGTATATTTTTCTAATTTATCTAGAAGAATATATTTTAATAGATTTTTTTAATTTTTATACAAGAATATTTTTCATTATATTTTTCTAATTTATCTACTAGTCCAGTTCAGATAATATGTCAGGCCAGATCTTTTTCTTCACTTTTTTAACCATATAAATTTTTAATTAAAAAGCTTATCCTTAAGTATTATTTTATATGTCTTTTAAACAAGTCTACTTATATTTACATATAAATAAAATTTTTCTCAAAACCTGACATATTATTTGAACTGGACTAGTAGAAGAATATATTTCAATAGAATTTTTTAATTTGTCTAGAAGAATATATTTTACTATAATTTTCTAATTTATCTAGAAGGATACTACTCCGTTTCATATCGTGGGACTAATCGGTGATTCATTTTTAGATGACAAAAATATACATATAAAATTATTTTAATTCACTAATTTTATGTATTACTGTATAAGTATTAAATTTATACTTATACCTATTTATTGATATGAAAAATAATTTTTTGAATCACCAATTTATCTGGGACGGAGTAGTAGTACTAGTCCAGTTCAAATAATATGTCAGGTTTTGAGAAAAAATTTATTTATATGTAAATATAAGTAGACGCGTTTAAAATAAATATAAAATATTACTTAAGGATAAGCTTTTTAATTAAAAATTTATATGGTTAAAAAAGTGAAGAAAAAAATCTGGCCCAATTACTCCGACTATATGAACTGGACTAGTATATTTTATTATAATTTTATATTTTCTCTAGAAGAATATATTTCAATAGTAATTTTTAATTTGTCTAGAGAAAATATAAAATTATAATTTTTTAATTTCTTTAGAAGAATTTCTAATTTTTATACAAGAATATATTTCATTATATTTTTCTAATTTGTCTAGAAGAATATATTTTTTTATAATTTTCTAGACAAATTAGAAAAAAATATATTCTTCTAATTTTTATACTAGTCCAGTTCAGATAATATGTCAGGCCAGATCTTTTTCTTCACTTTTTTAACCATATAAATTTTTAATTAAAAAGCTTATCCTTAAGTAATATTTTATATGTCTTTTAAACAAGTCTATTTATATTTACATATAAATAAATTTTTTCTCAAAACCTGACATATTATTTGAACTGGACTAGTAAAAGAATTTCTAATTTTTATACAAGAATATATTTTTTTATAATTTTCTAATTTGTCTAGAATAATATATTTTACTACTAGTCCAGTTCAAATAATATGTCAGGTTTTGAGAAAAAATTTATTTATATGTAAATATTGACGTAATAAGTGTTTAAAATAAATATAAAATATTAATTAAGGATAAGCTTTTTAATTAAAAATTTATATGGTTAAAAAAGTGAAGAAAAAGATCTGGCCCAATTACTCCGACTATATGAACTGGACTAGTATAATTTATCTAGAAGAATTTATTTCAATAGAATTTTTTAATTTTTTTAGAAGAATATAAAAAATTCTATTTTTCTAATTTGTCTAGAAGAATATATTTCATTATAATTTTTTAATTTCTCTAGAAGAATATATAATTTTCTAATTTGTCTAGAAGAATATATTTCAGTATAATGTTGACGTACTACTCCGTTTCAGATCAATGACGAACCAAGAAAATGGAGCCATTCGGTTCGCGGGAACCTTCAGGTTCCTTCGGTAATTCATTTTTACTTCACTCAATTATTCATATAAAATTATTTTAATTAACTATTTTTATATATTAACTTATAAGTAAAGATTTAATGCATTAACTTATATATTCATATAAATATTTATGTGCGCCCTGGTGCACAAAATGGTGGGACTGTTCCTTATTTTTTGAATCACCGATTAGTCCCTGTCCCACACTAATATGAAACGGAGTACTTCTCCGTCCCAAATAAAAAAGAACATTTTTTTTTTAAAGTCATATAAATATAGATATAACTTTTTTAAGTTGGATAAATTAATCTGGGAAGGAGTAGTAGTACTTTTTAATTTATCTAAAAAAATTTATATTTTTTCTAATTTTATACTACTCCGTTTCAAATCAATCGGTGATTCATTTTTAGATCAGACAAATAACAATATATAAATTATTTTAATTCACTAAATTTATATATTGTTATTTAAGTTGTTATTAAATATTTATACGAATTTACTCATATAAATATTTATGTGCGCCCTGGTGCACACGGGAACCAAATGGTTCTTTATTTTTTGAATTACCAATTTATCTGAAACGGAGTAGTACAAGAATATATTTAAATATAATATTTTAATTTTATACAAAAAAATATCTCATTATATTTTTCTAATTTTTTTAATTTTTCTAGAAGTATATTGTCACATATTTTAGCATAATTTTTTAATTTCTTTAGAATATTACTATCTATTGACTTATATTTTTGAATACTTAAAAAAATGAAAATTAAAAAAAAAGTTTTTTAATTTAAATGCTTGTTCAAATTAAAAATATTCATAAATGTTTATATAAATCTTCTTTTTATCAAAATCTTAATAAAGAAGATATTGAAGAATATGTTTTTATTCAGGGATATACAAATGATTTAGAAGAAGATTTACTAAAAACAATTAAATTATTTAATTTTTGTGGTTTAGAAATATATGATTATCCTGAAAACATTGAATTATTATTTTTAACCAAAAAATTTGTTTATGATGAAATAAAAGACATAGAATCATATAAAGAAATATTTGAATTTTTAAGTTTAGGTATAAATTATTATATTAAAACTGATAATTTATCAAAAATTAAAAAATTACACTCTTTAGGTATTGGATTAAAAACTGGAAATATTAAAAATGTATTTGTAAATTCTGATGACAAATTTTTAAATATGTACAACAAAATTAAAAATTTTACAGATAATATGTTAAAAAATTTTAAAGATGCAGATCTTAGCTCTGCTGAATTAGCTGCAAAATTTGGTTTTTTATATATATTAGAATATATTTCTACCAAAAATGAATTAACGACAACAGTATCTTGGTACGCAGCATTAAATGGACATTTAAATTGTTTAAGCTTTTTAGGTGATAAAATAAAATTTGATGAATACACTTTTATATCAGCAATTATAAATAATCAATATGATTGTTATAATAAAATTAAAAATATTAGAACAATTTATAGTTCTTCAAATATAGAAGATTGCGATCTATGTGTAGCTATTATATTATCAAAAAATATAATTTATTTCGATGAATTTTTATTTTCTAATGCTACAGTTAAATATTTTACTGCAGCATTTGGAAATTATATTTTTTTTGAAAAAATTAAATGGAATTTTGGTTCTCGTTTTCGTAGTGTATGTAATTTCGATAAAGCCTTATCTTATGCAATTTATTATAATAATGTTGAATTTATATATTATATATGTTCAGAATATTCATTTTTTTTATCGGAAGATCAAATTGAAATTATCATTAAAAACAAATATAAAAATGTTTTAAAAAAAATATGCCAAAATATCATACCCAATAGTAATATTTTTGCTATTATTGCTAAAACTGGAAATTTAGAATGTTTGAAAGAACTACATGAAAATTTTTTAAAAAGAAATTATCCTTCAGAAACATATATGAATTGGGATCAAAGAACATGTGATAATTTAGTTTTAAGTGGAAATTTAGATTGTGTTAAATATGCTTATGAAAATGGTTGTCCCTTTAGTGATTATACGGCTACTAATGCAGTTTTAACTGGAAATGTGGAATGTTTAGAATATGTACATAAAAATGGAGCAATACTAAACAGTTATTTATGTGAAATTGCATCTAGAAATGGATATTTGGATTGTTTAATATATTTACATAAAAATAATGTTCCATGGAGTTTTTATATGTGTGAATTTGCTGCATGTGAAGGTCAATTTGAATGTTTAAAATATGCACATGAAAATGTGTGTAATTGGAATAAAAATTCAATGTGCTTTTATGCTGCTATAGGAGGAAATTTAAAATGTTTAAAATATGTTTATGAAAATGGATGTCCAATTGAAAACATTAAATCTATTAAGTTAAATTTAGAATGCTTTGAATATGTAAAAGAAATACTAAAGCAGTAAATTATAGAAAAATATTGTTCCAGATTATATTTTAATAAAACATTTTAAATATTATGAATCTATCTAAAAATGATATAAAAAAATTATTCTAATACAGACATCTTGATTTTTAAGAAAAAATTATCTTAATTAAACTAGTACTAAAAATTTTAAAATATTTTATAATTTTTGAATAGAATATTTTCAATTTATCTGAATTAAACTAGTATTAATTTCTGATTCATCTTTATTAATAATTTTATATCCTCTATCTTTATATTTTTCTGATTCTTATTATCGTAAATTGCAACTTTATTAATTATTGAATCTAAATTACTAATATAAAAAAATATCCATCGAAATAATTCTTTAATATACTCCTGGTTTTCAATAAATTTGACAAATTTATCTTTTTTATGTATTAATTGTATTTTATATTCTATACAAAATTCTTTTTTAATAGTCACTTTTTCTGAAAAATATCCATGATAATCATCAATAGTTTCACATTTGCCTATTCTGATTTGAATTAATGACTCTTTTATTTTGTTAATTTGATTATTAAAAAGAATATCAATTTCATACTAGTCCAGTTCATATAGTGGGAATAATTGGGCCAGATCTTTTTATTCACTTTTTAGATCATATAAAATTTTAAGTAAAATCTTTATTTTTAAGTGATTATTTATATTACTTAAAAATAATTAAACATAAATTTAGATATAGTTAATTATTTTTTGAAAACCCAATTTATCTGAACTGGACTAGTAGCAATCAGTAAAATATTCATTACCAATAAATTGTAAAAGAAAGGAACCAAATAAAGCTAATTTATATTTTTTAATAATAATTTTATACCATAATAATTTTATACCATCTACACCAAACTTATTTCTAAATTTATGTTTTTTTAATAAACAATTGTTTTTATTTTGTAAATTCTAAAAAAAAATTAATTCAATTTTAATATACTACTACTCCGTTTCATATCGCGGGACTAATCGGTGATTCATTTTTAGATCTAATACATATAAAATTAGGTCGCCTACTTTTAATTCACTAAATTTATATATTGTTATTTAAGTTTTTATTAAATATTTATACTAATGTACTCATATAAATAAATATTTTTTGAATTACCAATTTATCTGAAACGGAGTAGTAATTATTTTTTCAAACAATTAATTTTTTCAAAAAATAATTATATAAATGTAACTTTTTTTTTAAATTAAATATATGACACAAAACCGAAGAAAAAAAAATGTTTTAACATACTTGACTAGTATGTTTTTATATAATTAGAGTTTTTTACTTTAATTTTTTAAGTATATTTCAGGGAGAATGACTGAAGACAAAAAGTAGGCGCACTTTCTTATTGTAATTTCGTTTTTTTTGAAAAATTTAGAATTTCAGTGAGAGTAAGTTAGAAGTTTTTTCTTCAACTAAAAACAAACTCAAAAAATATTTTAGTGAGAATGAGTAAAGACAAAAAGTTCTTATTGTAATTTCGTTTTTTTGATTTTTTAAAAATTTCTGTGACGATGAGTTAGAACATTTTTTCTTCTCTGAAATTACACTCAAAAAATAGTTCAGTGAGAATGAGTGAAGAAAAAAAGTTCTTATTGTAATTTCGTTTTTTAAATTTCAGTGAAGATGAGTTAGAACATTTTTTCTTATCTGAAATTACACACAAAAAATAGTTCAGTGAGAATGAGTGAAGACAAAATGTTCTTATTGTAATTTCATTTTTCGACCAAAAATAAATTTTGCATAAGAACAAAAAAATCCTTGAACTTTCGTGACAAAATTTTAAGTGATAACCCCTCAAAAAATAAAAGTTCTTATTGTAAATTTATTTTTGAAATTTTTTAAGAAATATTTTTTCATATAAATTAAACTTAATTTTATTTTTTAACTAATTTGACACTTAATAAAAAATGTTTCATAAATATTAAGTGTAATTTATATGAGTACAAAAGTCAAAAATTTTTTTAGTATATAATTTTTTTTGGGTTCTAAAAAAAAAGTTTTTAAAAACTTCTAAAAAATTAAGACAAAAAATAAGTGATAAAATTTACAAATAAAACAGTTCTTGATTACTTAATCAACAAAGTTTTATTTCATATAAAAATACACTTAAAAATTAAAAATTTAAATAAAATTAAAAATTTACACAGAAAAACACAGTTGTCAAAGATTAGGTTAGTATAAATAAAAAATGAATGACCGAAGGAACTAAAAAAATGGAACCTTCAGGTTCGTCATTTATCTGAAAAAGAGTATTATGTAAACTTTAGAAAAAAAATATTTTGTTATGAATTATTTTTGGTTGAGTCTTAGTTCTAAAAACTTTATAAAATTTAGAAGAAATATAAAAAGTAGGCGCACTTTTAGAGAAATATATTTAATTAAAAAAATTTAGAAGACTTTATGAAAAATTTTTCTAACGAAATACTACTCCGTTTCATATCGTGGGACTAATCGGTTTCGTTTTTTCATCACGAATACTTCTCCGTGCCAAATGTAGGCTCAAAAAAGAACATTTTTTTTAAAATCCATATAAAAATAAATATAAACTTTTTAATATGTCAGATAAATTAATCTGGGACGGAGTAGTATAAAATTCATTGACTAATTTTATACTACTCCGTTTCAGATCAATCGGTAATTCATTTTTACTTAACTCAATTATTCATATAAAATTAGGTCGCCTACTTTTAATTAACTAATTTTATATATTAAAAGTAAGGATTTAATACATTAACTTATATATTCATATAAATATTTATTTTTTGAATCACCGATTTATTTGAAACGTAGTAGTATATTATTATTTAAGTTTATTACTTATAATAATTTATTCATATAAGTATTTTGATGTTCACAAAAAACCGAACCTTCAGGTTCTCAATATTTATCTGAAACGGAGCAGTATATATTTTCTAAATTTTTAATAAAGTCTTCTAAATTTTTTTAACCAAATATATTTCTTCTAAATTTTTTATAAAGTCTTCTAATTTTTTTTAACCAAATATATTTCTTCTAAATTTTTTATAAAATCTTCTAATTTTTTTTAACCAAATATATTTCTTCTAAATTTTTTATAAAGTCCTCCAAATTTTTTTTAACCAAATATATTTCTTCTAAATTTTTTATAAAGTCCTCCAAATTTTTTTTAACCAAATATATTTCTTCTAAATTTTTTATAAAGTCTTCTAATTTTTTTTAACCAAATATATTTCTTCTAAATTTTTTATAAAGTCTTCTAAATTTTTTCATAAAGTCTTTTAAATTTTTTATAAAGTAATTTTTTATAAAGTCTTCTAAATTTTTCTAACCAAATATATTTCTTCTAAATTTTTCATAAAGTCTTTTAAATTTTTTTAAGCAAATATATTTCTTCTAAATTTTTTATAAAGTCTTCTAAATTTTTTTAAGCAAATATATTTCTTCTACATTTTTTATAAAGTCTTCTAAATTTTTTTAAGCAAATATATTTCTTCTAAATTTTTTATAAAGTCTTTTAAATTTTTACCCAAATATATTTCTTTTAAATTTTTTATAAAGTCTTCTAATTTTTTTAAGCAAATATATTTCTTCTAAATTTTTTATAAAGTCTTCTAATTTTTTTTTAACCAAATATATTTCTTCTAAATTTTTTAAAGCAAATATATTTCTTCTAAATTTTTTATAAAGTCTTTTAAATTTTTACCCAAATATATTTCTTTTAAATTTTTTATGAAGTCTTTTAAATTTTTTTAACCAAATATATTTCTTTTAAAATTTTTATGAAGTCTTCTAAATTTTTCTAACCAAATATATTTCTTCTAAAATTTTTATAAAGTCTTTTAAATTTTTTACCCAAATATATTTCTTTTAAATTTTTTATAAAGTCTTCTAAATTTTTTACCTAAATATATTTCTTTTAAATTATTTAAACAAATATTTTTCTTCTAAATTTTTTATAAAGTCTTCTAACCAAATATATTTCTTCTAAATTTTTCATAAAGTCTTTTAAATTTTTTTAAGCAAATATATTTCTTCTAAATTTTTCATAAAGTCTTTTAAATTTTTTTAAGCAAATATATTTCTTCTAAATTTTTAATAAATTCTTATAAGCAAATATATTTCTTCTAAATTTTTTATAAAGTCTTCTAAATTTTTCTAACCAAATATATTTCTTCTAAAATTTTTATAAAGTCTTTTAAATTTTTTACCCAAATATATTTCTTCTAATTTTTTTATAAAGTCTTTTAAATTTTTTACCCAAATATATTTCTTCTAATTTTTTTATAAAGTCTTCTAATTTTTTTTAAACACATATATTTCTTCTAAATTTTTTATAAAGTCTTTTAAATTTTTTATAAAGTCTTCTAATTTTTTAACCAAATATATTTCTTCTAAATTTTTTATAAAGTCTTCTAATTTTTTTAACAAAATATATTTCTTCTAAATTTTTTATAAAGTCTTCTAATTTTTTTTTAAAGTCTTCTATTTTTTTTTAACCAAATATATTTCTTCTAAATTTTTTATAAAGTCTTCTAATTTTTTTTTAAAGTCTTCTATTTTTTTTTTTAACCAAATATATTTCTTCTAAATTTTTTATAAAGTCTTCTAAATTTTTCTAACCAAATATATTTCTTCTAAATTTTTCATAAAGTCTTCTAACCAAATATATTTCTTCTAAAATTTTTATAAAGTCTTCTAATTTTTTTTAAGCAAATATATTTCTTCTAAATTTTTTATAAAGCCTTCTAATTTTTTCTACCCAAATATATTTCTTACTAGTCCAGTTCATATAGTGGGACTAATTGAGCCAGATCTTTTTCTTCACTTTTAAAACAATATTAAATTTTAAGTAAAACCTATATTTTTAAGTAAATATTTATATCACTTAAAAATATTTAAACATAAATTTAAACATACTTATTTATGTGCGCCCTGGTGCACACGGGAACCATATTGTGGGACTGTTCCTTTTTTTTTGAAAACCCAATTTTATAGGAATCCTAAAGGATTCTCCTGAACTGGACTAGTATAAATTTTTTATAAAGTCTTCTAAATTTTTATAAAGTCTTGTAAATTTTTCTAAGCAAATATATTTCTTGTAAATTTTTTATAAATTTTTTTACCCAAAAATATTTCTTGTAAAATTTTTATAAATTTTTCTACCCAAATATATTTCTTCTAAATTTTATATAAATTCTTTTAAATTTTTATAAGAATTTATATTTTTTTTAAATTTTTTATAAAGTCTTCTAATTTTTTTTAAGCAAATATATTTCTTCTAAATTTTTTATAAAGTCTTCTAATTTTTTTTAACAAAATATATTTCTTCTAAAATTTTTCATAAAGTCTCCCAATTTTTTATAAGCAAACATATTTGCTTATAAAAATCTAAAGACTATAAAAAATTTCAGCAGCTTAAAAAAAATATTTTTTACTAGTCTTATTCAGATAATGTCTTTCACAGATAATGTACTATATAAGTGTTTAAAAGAAATTATTACTTAATGATAATCTTTTTACTTAAAAATTTATATGGTTTAAAAATTGAAGAAAATATTTGGCTTAATTGATCCTAATATTTGAACTTGACTAGTAAATATTTAATAATTCAATAAAATGATTACTCTGTGTCAAATAAATAGAATCAAATTTTTAATATGTATTTATTTCGAATAAATAATCATTTTTTAGTCATTTTTTTGTAATAAAGTAGTATCAATTTCTAATTCTGATTCATTAATATTAATAATTTTATATCCTCTATCTTTATACTTTTTACAACGGTAATTTTTATTTTTCTGATTCTTATTATCATAAATTGCAACTTTATTAATTATTGAATCTAAATTACTTATATAAAAGTAATGTGCATCAAAATAATTTTTTAATATATCCATGTCACTATTTTCAATAAATTTGTCAAATTTATCTTTTGTATGTATTAATTGTATTTTATATTCTATGCCAAATTCTTTTCTAATAGTAAAATCATAAACTTTTTCTGAAAAATATCCATGATTATCAAAAATAGTTTCACATTTACCTATTCCGATTTGAATTAATGACTCTTTTATTTCATTAATTTGATTATTAAAAAGAATATCAATATCATAGCAGTCATTCATTACTAATAACTTGTAAAAGAAACGAACCAAATAAAGCTAATTTATATTTTTTAATGATTAATAATAATTTTACACCATCTACACCAAACTTATTTAATTTTGAAATAAGTATTTTTTCCAAATTTAAATCACAAATTTTTTTTAATAAACAATTGTTTGTATTTTGTAAATTATAAAAAAAATTAATTCAATTTTAATATACATGTATTTTTTCAAACAATTAAATTTTTTAATACATTTTACACTTTACTTAATTATTTTTTAATAAAATCATATATTGTATGTAAAAAAATAATTATATAAATGTAATTATAACTGTTTTTGTTTAAATTAAATATATGACACAAAACTGAACAAAAAAAATATTTTTTAACATAGTTAAATATTATGTTTTTTTACAATTATTGCTTCTCCGTCCCAGATAAAAAAGAACATTTTTTTATAAACTCATATAAAAATATATATAAATTTTTTAAGTTGGATAAATTAATCTGGGACGGAGTAGTAACTTTTTTTTCTTCACTAAAAAAAATTTTTTAAGTATATTTCAGTGAGAATGAGTGAAGACAAAAAGTAGGCGTACGTTCTTATTGTAATTTCGTTTTTATTTGAAAAATTTAAAATTTCAGTGAGAGTAAGTTAGAAGTTTTTTCTTCAACTAAAAACAAACTCAAAAAATATTTTAGTGAGAATGAGTAAAGACAAAAAGTTCTTATTGTAATTTCGTTTTTTTGATTTTTTAAAAATTTCTGTGACGATGAGTTAGAACATTTTTTCTTCTCTGAAATTACACTCAAAAAATAGTTCAGTGAGAATGAGTGAAGACAAAATGTTCTTATTGTAATTTTGAAAATTTTATTTTTTAAAATTTTAAGTGAGGATAAGTTATAACTTTTTTTTTCACTGAAATTAAACTCAAAATAAAGTTCAGTGAGAATGAGTGGAGTGAAAAAGTTCTTATTGTAATTTTGATTTTCGTCCAAAAATAAAATTTGCATAAGAAGAAAAAAATCCTTGAACTTTTGTGACAAAATTTTAAGTGATAACCACTCAAAAAATAAAAGTTCTTATTGTAAATTTATTTTTGAAATTTTTTAAAAAATATTTTTTTCATATAAATTAAACTTAATATTTTTTATATTAACCCATTTATCACTTAATTAAAAATATTTAATAAATATTAAGTACTACTCCATTGCAGGAGGATCCTCGTGATCCCTGTGAAATTGAGTTTTCAATAAAAAGTAGGTGGACTTTAACTGATAATTAATCGTAAATAAAATGTTTTATTTTTTATAAAAATATTGTTTGGAAATAATATTTTTTAATTTTGTCTTATATTTTATAAAAATTTGATGAAAAATCAATTCATTTGCAATGGAGTAGTACAATTTATATGAGTATAAACTTTAAAAAAATTTAATATGTGATTTTTTTTGGTTTTTAGAAAAAAGTTTTAAAAAAAAGTCAAAAAAATTAAGAGAAAAAATGAGTGATAAAATTTAGAAAAAAATCAGTTCTTGATTACTTTTTTTCATATAAAAATACACTTAAAAATTAAAATTGTAATAAAATTAAAAATTTACACAGAAAAACACAGTTGGGTTAGTATAAATAAAAAAATGAATGACCGAAGGAACCAAGAAAATGTGAGCTTCACGTTCGTCATTTATCTGAAAAAGAGTACAACTCCGTTTCAAATCAATCGGTGATTCATTTTTAGATCACACAAATATACATATAAAATTATTTTAATTCACTAATTTTATATATTGTTATTTAAGTTGTTATTAAATATTTATACTAATTTACTCATATAAATATTTATTTTTTGAATTACCAATTTATCTGAAACGGAGTAGTACAACTCCATCCCAGGTTAATTTATCTGACACATTGAAAAAGTTATATGCATTTTTATATAGATTTATATAAAAATGCATATAACTTTTTTGAGCCTACATTTGGGACACAGAAGTATTAGGTAAACTTTAGAAAAAAAAATTTTATCATAAATTATTTTTGGTTGAGTCTTATTTATAAAATTTAGAAGAAATATAAAAAGTAGTCCCACTTTTAGATAAATATATTTAATTAAAAAAATTTAGAAGACTATTAAAAATTTAGAAGAAATATAAAAATTTAGAAAAAATATAAAAATTTATAAAAATTTAGAAGACTTTATAAAAAATTTAGAATAAATATACTACTCAGTTTCATATCGTGTGACTAATCCGTGATTCTTTTTTTCATCAGGAATATAAAATTAGTCAATGAATTTTATATATTATTATTTAAGTCTATTACTTATACTTATTCATATAAGTATTTTGATGTATACCAAGAGCCGAACCTTTAGGTTTGATATTTTTAAAAAACCATATTAAAGTACATATAACTTTTTCAACTTGGATAGTTCAACAAAATATTATCTGTGACTGAGTCGTATTATATTTCTTCTAAATTTTTAATAAAGTCTTTTAAATTTTTTTTAAGCAAATATATTTCTTCTAAAATTTTTATAAAGTCTTTTAAATTTTTTTAAGTAAATATATTTCTTCTAAAATTTTTATAAAGTCTTTTAAATTTTTTTTAAGTAAATATATTTCTTCTAAATTTTTTATAAACTCTTCTAAATTTTTCTACACAAATATATTTCTTCTAAATTTTTTATAAAGTCTTTTAAATTTTTTTAAGCAAATATATTTCTTCTAAATTTTTTATAAACTCTTCTAAATTTTTCTACACAAATATATTTCTTCTAAATTTTTTATAAAGTCTTTTAAATTTTTTTAAGCAAATATATTTCTTCTAAATTTTTTATAAAGTCTTCTAAATTTTTCTACACAAATATATTTCTTTTAAATTTTTTCTACACAAATATATTTTTTTTAAATTTTTTATAAAGTTTTCTAATTTTTTAAGCACATATATTTCTTCTAAATTTTTTATAAAGTCTTCTAAAATTTTTAAGTAAATATATTTCTTCTAAAATTTTTATAAAGTCTTTTAAATTTTTTAAGCACATATATTTCTTCTAAATTTTTTATAAAGTCTTTTAAATTTTTTATAAAGTCTTCTAAATTTTTTTAAGTAAATATATTTCTTCTAAAATTTTTATAAAGTCTTCTAAATTTTTTTAAGCAAATATATTTCTTCTAAATTTTTTATAAACTCTTCTACCCAAGTATATTTTTTCTAAATTTTTAATAAAGTTAAGTCTTATACATTTTTCTAACCAAGTATTTTTTTCTAAATTTTTTATAAAGTTAAGTCTTCTAAATTTTAGAAGAAATATATTTGCTTAAAAAAATTTAGAAGAATTTATAAAAATTTTAAAAGAAATATATTTACTTAAAAATTTAGAAGACTTTATAAAAATTTTAGAAGAAATATATTTACTTAAAAAAATTTAGAAGACTTTATAAAAAATTTAGAAGAAATATATTTGCTTATAAAAAAATTAGAAGAATTTATAAAAATTTTAAAAGAAATATATTTACTTAAAAAAATTTAGAAGACTTTATAAAAAATTTTAGAAGAAATATATTTGCTTAAAAAATTTAAAAGACTTTATAAAAATTTTAGAAGAAATATATTTGTGTAGAAGACTTTATAAAAATTTTAGAAAAAATATATTTACTTAATAGTTCATTTCAGATCAATTTAGACTTCATTTTTTAGTCACTTATTTATTTACTAGTCCAGTTCAGATAAATTGTTTTTTTTTTCAAAAAAAATTAAGTAATATAAATAAAAACTTAAAAATCTTACTTAAATTTTTATATGGACTAAAAAGTAAATAAAAAGACCTGGCCCAATTACTCCGACTATATGAACTGGACTAGTACATAAAATTTTATGAGTATATATTTATTAATCAGACTTAAATATTCATACAAATATTTATGTACACCTTGGTGTACACTGGAACCAAATGATTCCTTTTATAATGAAGTCTAAATTTATTTGAAATGGACTAGTAGAAAAATTTAGAAGAAATATATTTGCCTAAAAAAATTTAAAAGACTTTATAAAAAATTTAGAAAAAATATATTTGCCTAAAAAATTTTAAAAGACTTTATAAAAAATTTAGAAGAAATATATTTGCCTAAAAAAATTTAAAAGACTTTATAAAAAATTTAGAAAAAATATATTTGCTTAGAAGAATATAAAAAAAAATTTTAGAAGAAATATATTTGGTTAGAAGAATATAAAAAAAATTTTAGAAGAAATATATTTGCTTAAAAAAATTTAGAAGACCTTATAAAAAATTTAGAAGAAATATATTTGCTTAAAAAAATTTAGAAGACTTTATAAAAAATTTAGAAGAAATATATTTGGTTAGAAAAATCTAAAGAGTATAAAAAATTTCAGCAGCTTAAAAAAAATATTTTTTTACTATTCTGATCCAGATAATGTCTTTTATAGATAATGTACTACTCGTCAATTTTTCAAAAATAATTTGAATTAAATAAAATTATTTTTGAATTTAATAAAATGATTACTTTAAGTATAATAGGTAGCAGTGGAAATAATGGTAAAATGAATATTTTTTCTGAAGAAAATTTTCAAGAAATGATGCATAAAATTGAAAATATTGTTGGTGATGAATGGAAAAATGTAACATTAGTTTCTGGAGGTTCATCAGGTGCTGATCATCTTGCAGTTAAACTTACAATTAAACACAAATGCAAGTTAAATTTACATTTACCATGTCATTTCAAAACCACACATCAAAAATTTGATGAAAAAAATAATTATGGCAAGTTATTAAACGATTTACATTTTCAGTTTAGTGAAAAAATTAATTCTAATACATTAGAAGAATTAGATTATGTTATACAATTATCATCAACTAATATTTTTATTTATAAAGGATTTTTACAAAGAAATGTCCCCGTTTCACAATCAGATGGAATGATAGCATTTACTGATTCTGGAAAAAATACACCAGGAAAAGGAGGTACATTTCATACATGGAATTTATGTAAATCTGAAAATAAAATTCATATAAATATTTAAGTTCAAATAAATATTTATCTAAAAAAAATTATTCAAATTAATATTTAAATAATTCTAAAAAGTTTATAAAAATTTATGAGAAATATATTTAGTTATAAAAAAAATCTGGAGGGTTTATAAAATTTTAGAAGAAATATATTTGGTTATAAAAAATTTAAAATAGTTTATAAAATTTTACTACTCCGTTTCAAATCAATTGGTGATTCATTTTTAGATCACTCATTTATTAATATAAAATTATTTTTATTCACTAATTTTATATTATTACATATTTGATACTTATACTTATTTATTCATATAAATATTTATTTTTATGATCACTAATTTATTTGAAACGAAGTAATATAAGAAATATATTCGCTTATAAAAAATTCTAAAGAGTTTATAAAAAGTAGCTTCACTTTAAAGAAAATTAAAAAAAATATTATTACTTTTTTATTTACATAGATAAATATTTAATTTCTATATCTTCTGAATAATTCTGCAATTGATTTTTCAACATAATATATTCATATTTAACAGTATCATCAATACACACAAGAGGTTCTTCAAAATTATAATTTATAAAATAATCTAAATATTTAACAATACTATTGTATTCTTTCTTAGATATTCTTATAACAATGTAACCAGATAAAATTGCAAAATAATTTTTAATTCTATCTATTTCTTGCTTAGATAAGAAATCTTCTTCATCTTTATGCCAAGTGCATTGATTAAAGTGTTGTTCACCATCATATTCTAATATGAAATTTCGGTTATTATATATAAATTTAAAATCAAATCTTCTATTTGTAATATAATTGTCTAGAGCTGTTTCACATTGATAATTTATATTATTATTATCAAGATATTGTCTACATAAATTTGCACCTTTTGATTCTGATCTCATGTTATTACAATTTGGACATGTTCTGGGATCTGAAGGACTATTTCTATGATAGATATTATCTTTCCAGATAGTTGAACAATCAATGCATTTCCAATTTATAACTTTATCAGATCCATATGAAATTTTCCATGGATCTATATCTGGATTTAATTCTTGAATAAATTCTTTAGCTAATAATTCATTTTGCATGAATGATATACAATCACATTTTTGATGACTTCCATTACAAAAAGGACAACCACAACTTTGTGGCCCTGTTCTTCTACTGACACGTCCTTTCCAAATGTGTTTATTACAAGTTTTATGTTCTGAACATCTCCACCAAATATCAATATTATTACCTTTTGAAATTTTCCAAGGATCTAAATCTGGATTTAATGTCTGATCAAATTCTTCAAATAATTTTGGTATATTCATAAAAGACATACATTTACATGTTTTAGAACTACCACCTTTACACCATGGACATCTACTTCCTTTACCAACAACATTGGAAACATATCCTTCCCATATATGTTCTTTACAAGTTTTGTGATCCAAACATTTCCATGTTAATTGTTTATGAGAACTAATAGATATTGCATAAGGATCTATATCTGAATTTAATTCTTGACAAAATAATTCTGGAATACCTTCAACTGTCATCATAGAATTACATTTACATACTTTTTTATTTGTGCACCAAGGACATCCATTTCTAGAATTTGGTGCAGCTTCCCATATATGCATTTCACAAGTATTATGTTTTGTACACCTCCACCATATCTTATCATTAGACCCTTTTGCAATTTTTTTAGGATCTAATCCAATGTTCAAATCATATGCAAACTCTTTAATCCAAATTTCATCTGAAAATATTGAATTAGAATGTTCGCAAGGAATAGGTTGATGAATAGTACAATAAGGACATAAAGAATTTTTTTTAATTAAAATTCTTTTTATACTTGTTTGATATTCATGACAACCACATGGATTTATAGGACATAACCACCATATTATTTTACTACTACCACAAGTAAGTTTATCAATATTTAAACAAACATTTTTAGTAGGATGTATTTGTATAAAAATATCAGGTCTTTTATCTTTTAATAAGTTTGAAGTTATAATTTCTTCAGGTATATTATTAACTGATACTGAAGATATTGTTAGATTTGCAAAAGAATTATCCATTTTATTTTTTTAAAAGTTAAAAATAAAATTCATTTGTATTTAATAAGACTTTGTCCCAGATAATATTTCAACACATTTTTTCTATATGTATATTTAAGTGATCTAAAAAAAATGCGTTGATATATTATTTAGGAAAGAGTGTTAATATGAAAAAAGTAATAAACAGTTTTATATTATTTAAAAAATGAAGAAAAATCTTTAAATCAATTAGTTACAAGGTTCTCAAAATATATGAACTGGGACAATATTCAAATTAATATTTTTGTAACAAAATATTTTATAGAAGAATAAATTTACAAATTATTTTATATTTTTTCAGAACATATATTCTTATATAACTGAGAATTTTCAATCCATTTGATTACTTTTATTCTACTAAATTTTTTATTTTTGTTAACATCAATATTAGTTCAGTTCAGAAAAATGTATGTATAAATTAACTTATAAATCAGACTTAAAAATTTATATCTTTTAAAAAAATAATTATTTTTCATTTTGAATTTGACTAGTAAAAAATGAAAAATAAAAAATTTTCATTAAAAAAAAAACTAATATGATTCAAGAACAAATATTTGAGTGTGAAAAAAAAGAATTAAGACAAAAACTTGAAGAACTTTTAAACTTTCCTAGAGACTTAGATCTAGATGATTTAGATAAAGAAGACCTTAAATTAATAATTTATGATTGTATAGATGTCAGAACCTCAATGTACGGTTTCATTCGATGCCTTAAAAACGAGGATAAAGATGAGTTTATTTCTCAGTGGGTATCATGTGTAATGATGTATTATTTTCCAAGTATTGAAAAAGCTGCTATTTCATTAACAACAGGAAAAATAGAAATTTTTATGTGGGAAAAAGTAATGAGTAAATGTAAATTTCAAAACAGATATTTTGTTTTTAGAAAAACTTATATGGGTGAGAATTCAATGTTCCCCAGTTACAAGCCAAATCTTGTAAAAGGTAAGAGAGATGCACCGATAAGGGTTTTCGGTAAAGTCGATAAATTCCCACATATTAATATTCTTGTTGATGATAATACAATCTCTTCAAATGTTAAGATAAATCTATCCAATTGGACAAATAATTCTGTGGGGTTTTTATGGACTGAATTTTTGAAATGAAGAAGAGAAATTAAATACTTGTGGTGTCCAAGAGAAACCGGATTGTTCTTTATAAAATTTTCATAAAATATTTATTTATATTTATATACAAATAAATTCGGTTATAAAAAAATCTAAAAAGTTTAGAAAATATATATTTCATTAAAAAATCTAGAAGAAATTTAAAAAGTTTAGAAGAAATATTGTTCCACATGTACGAAAACATGTTACTACTCCGTCCCAGATAAATTTATCCAACTTAAAAAATTTATATATATTTTTATATGAGTTTATAAAAAAATGTTCTTTTTTATCTGGGACGGAGAAGTATAAAATTCTAAATTGGGCGTTCTCCTCCTACAATTTATATTTAATTTTGTATCTGGGACAGTTTATCTTGTACAGTATATATTTTATTTTTTCCTATCCCGATTCACTATGATATTCATAATAATCAAAAGACACATTTCCTTTAAAAGTTTCTTTTGGTTCACTTCCATAAATACAACAATATTGTGAATTTTGAAGAAAATTAAGGGCATATTCTGTATTTTCAAAAACAATTATTCCTGAATCTGATTTATTTATAATATTTAAAATATCTTCAACATAATTTTCAATAGGTAATTCTTTCCAAAAATAAATTCCAGCTTTCATATTTTCATTTTTAAAACTATGGTCATAAATAAATACAGGTTTATAATAATTTATATCTTTTTTAGAAGAAGGTATATTTTTTCTTTCGAATTTATTTTTAATTGGATTGATTTTTTTTAATTCTTTTAGAGAATAAAATTTTACATCATCATGAAAATTTAATATATTAATCATATCAAAGGTATAACCTGTTTTATAAACTGAATAATCTACACACGCACAATCTTCTAAAAAATGAATTAATTTTGAACTTAAAATATTTTTGTAATCTTCTAAAATAATATTTTTATATTTAATTAGTACTTTATTAACTTTTAAATCTTCATCATTAATTTTATTATCAAAAGCATAAATATAAATTTCAAGTGGATATATTTTTAACATCCAAAATTTACTTATTTGTAAAACTTTTTCAAAATCTTTAAAACTATTTATTTTTACTTCTTGAATAATTTTCAATTCTAATTTTTCAGGTAAATCACTATTTAAACCTTCATTTTCCAAAAAAGTTTTAAATAATTCACCTTCTTGTAACCATTTAGGTACTTCGTAAAGTTTCATTTGAAAAAAGTAAAAAATAAAATAAAAATCATTTTTTTAATAGTCTAGTTTATATAGTAATTACACCTAAAGCTTTTTTGTAACTAATTGATCAAGAGATTTTCATTCAAGTTAAAAAATATACTTCTCCGTCCCAAATGTAGTCTCAAAAAAGAACAATTTTTTTAAAAGTCATATAAATATACATATAACTTTTTCAATGTGTCAGATAAATTAATCTGGGACTGAGTAGTACTTGAAATATTTCCGGATCGATTTAATTTTATATTTTCAATTCATGTCAAATTAATTTTTAATCAGACTCATATATTCTCAATAAATTCATTCCTTTTCCAAAAAAATATGGATCTGTTTCTTTTAACTTTCTATTAAAATATTCTCTTTTCCATTGACTGAGATTTTTTACATTATCAACAAAATACTTCAAACACTTTTGATATTCTTTATTTTCTATTTTTTTAATTGCACTACTAATATATAAATTTTTAAATTCTACACCTCTTTCATGTAAATATTTAAAAAAAATATATTTTCCTTTCCTCATACAATAATTAAATAATTCTTTAAATCTGTTAATTTCTCCATTTTCATACATTTCAGGAAAATATATTTTTTCATATCTTATTATTAATTCAAAACCTTCTATATTTTCTTTTTTAATACAGTATATAAGAAATATTGTAAGACTATTATTTTTAAACTTTTCATATCTTTTAAATAATTGATCTATATAAATAAGAGAATTTTTTTTTAACAACTTATTAAAAATTATATAAAATTTAATTCTAATAACATCTTTTGTAGCTTTTTTTACAGATTGAATATTTGAATTTAAATATTTTTCTACTTTTTCAAAACTTATCAAATATTTTTTAATTTTTTTCCAAATTAAATAGAAAAAACAAATTGGTAGTTTATCAACATTCCAAAAATCTAAGGTTTGTCCGAATTTATTGATATTTTGTTCATCAATTGGGCAAATATGTAAAATAAATATTTTCTCTTCGGATTCTGAATCTAAATTTCTATAAAATTGTGATTTTTTTAAATAAGAATATTTAGGTTCTTCTAATAAATTTAATTCTATTTCCATTTTTATATTTTAGAAAATTAATTATATATTTTTCAAATTTTCTAAAAAAATATTTTCAAATTTATTTTTATACTACTCCGTTTCAGATCAATGACGAACCAAGAAAATGGAACCAAGAAAATGGAACCAAGAAAATGGAACCAAGAAAATGGAACCAAGAAAATGGAACCAAGAAAATGGAACCAAGAAAATGGAACCAAGAAAATGGAACCATTAGGTAATTCATTTTTAGATTACTCATTTATTTATATAAAATTTTTATTATTTAGTACTACTCGGTTTCATATCGTGGGACGAACCAAGAAAATGGAGCCATTCAGTGATTCATTGATCTGAAACGGATTAGTATACATTTAATACTTATTACGTCAATTTATGAATATAAAAATTTATGTGCCCCTGGTGCACACGGGAACAGTCCCACCAATATGTCGCCATTTTCTTGGGTTCCTTATTTATTGAGTAGTTCTCCGTCCCAGATAAAAAAGAACATTTTTTTATAAACTGATATAAAAATATATATAAATTTTTTAAGTTGGATAAATTAATCTGGGACGGAGTAGTAGTAATAAATATAATTAAAGTTAATTATATTTTGTAAAATGAACTAGACAAAATATTTTAATTAACTTTTATTCTTAATAAATCTATTCCTCTTTCAATAAAAAAAGCATCTGTTTTTTTTAATTGTGTATTAAGATATTCAATTGTTTCTTTTTTACTAGTATTTTTTATATTTTTAACAAAATATTTTAAACATTTTTGATAATTTTTATCTTTAATTTTTTTTATTGCAAATTCAAAGCAATTGTTATTAATCTTAAAATTAACACCTTTTTCATAAAAATATTTTAAAAATATGTATTTTCCTTTTTTTAAAGACCATCTAGCTATCATTTCAAATCTTTTATTTTCACCTTTTTCATACATTTCAGGAAAATGTATTTTTTCATGTTTTACTATTATTTCAAAACCTTTTATATTTTCTGTTATAATGGAAGATAAAAAATATTTTGTAAAATACGTGTCAGAGTTTATATATGTTTCAAAAAATTGATCTATAAATATAAGGGAATTTTTTTCTAAAAGATAATGTAGAATTTTTATAAAATAAAGTTTAAATAAATTATTTGTAAAATACGTGTCAGAGTTTATATATGTTTCAAAAAATTGATCTATATCTATAAATATAGGGGAATTTTTTTCTAGAAAATCTTCTAGAATTTTTATAAAATAAAGTTTAAATAAATTATTTGTAGCTTTTTTTACAGATTGAATACTTGAATTTAAATATTTTTGAAGTTGTTTACAATCTTTAATTTTATTCCAAATTAAATTTAAAAAAGACATTGATAAAGTATCAAGATCGAAAAAGTTCAATGAATTTGCAAAAGTTTTAATAATTTGTTCATCAACATTCCAAAAATCTAATGTATTCCCAAAATTTTCGGGATCTTGTTCATCAATAGGACAGATATGTAAAATAAATATTTTCTCTTTACAATTTAAATCTAAATTTCTATAAAATTCTGAATTTTTTAAATATGAATATTTAGGGTCTTCTAATAAATTTAATTCTATTTCCATTTTTTTTCTAAAATTAATTATATATTTTTTTCAAATTTTTACACAATTAATTTCATTATAAAATTTGTGATAAAAAATTCTATAAAAATTTAGAAAAAAATAAATAAACAATTTATGTGAACTGTATTATTTTATTAAAATTTATTGGTCCAAAAAAATCTTTAGTTTCTAGATAAATTGGGTTTTCAATAAAAAATTATAAATTTGTGTAAATATATTGTATATAACTTAAAAAAATTTTATATAAATAAATAAGTAAAAAATGTCTGACTAGTACAAAAATATATTGTGTTATAAAAATTTACAAAAATATATTCTGTTATAAAAATTCTAAAGAAATATATTGTGTTATAAAAATTCTAATGAAATATATTGTGTTATAAAAATTCTAATGAAATATATTGTGTTATAAAAATTCTAATTAAATATATTGTGTTATAAAAATCTAATGAAATATATTCTGTTATAAAAATTCTAATGAAATATATTGTGTTATAAAAATTCTAATGAAATATATTATGTTATAAAAATTCTAAGGAAATATATTATCTTATAAAAAATTTACAAAAATATATTCTCTTATAAAAAATTTAGTAAAATATATTGTGTTATAAAAATTTACAAAAATATATTGTGTTATAAAAATTTAGTAAAATATATTCTGTTACAAAAATCTATAAAAATATATTCTGTTATAAAAATTCTAAGGAAATATATTATGTTATAAAAAATTTAGAAAAATATATTCTGTTATAAAAATCTAATGAAATATATTTTGTTATAAAAAATTTAGAAAAATATATTCTGTTATAAAAATCTAATGAAATATATTTTGTTACAAAAATCTATAAAAATATATTCTGTTATACTAGTCCAGTTCAGATAAATTGGGTTTTCAAAAAAAAGGAACCATTTGGTTCCCGTGTGCACCAGGGCGCACATAAATAAGTATATGTAAATTTATGTTTAAATATTTTTAAGTGATATAAATATTTACTTAAAAATATAGGTTTTACTTAAAATTTAATATTGTTTTAAAAGTGAAGAAAAAGATCTGGCCCAATTTATTTGAACTGGACTAGTAAAAATTTTAAGGAAATATATTCTCTTATAAAAAATCTATAAAAATATATTCTGTTATAAAAATTTTAAGGAAATATATTCTCTTATAAAAAATTTAGAAAAATATATTCTGTTATAAAAATTCTAATGAAATATATTCTCTTATAAAAAATTTAGAAAAATATATTCTGTTATAAAAATTCTAATGAAATATATTCTCTTATAAAAAATTTAGAAAAATATATTGTGTTATAAAAATTCTAAAGAAATATATTATGTTATAAAAATTTAGTACTTCTCCGTCTCAAATAAAAAAGAACATTTTTTTCATTAATCACTTAAATATAAATATAAATTTTTTAAGTTGGATAAATTAATCTGGGACTGAGTAGTAAAATATATTGTGTTATAAAAATCTATAAAAATATATTCTGTTATAAAAATTCTAAGGAAATATATTCTCTTATAAAAAATTTACAAAAATATATTTATGTTATAAAAATTTAGAAAAATGTACTACTCCGTCCCAGATAATATGTCAATCCAATCTGTCAAAAAAGTTATATGTATATTTATATGCCTTTTTAAAAATTTTTTCTTTTTTGAGCCTACATTTGGGACGGAGATGTATTCTGTTATAAAAAATCTAATGAAATGTATTCTGTTATAAAAATTTAGAAAAATATATTCTGTTATAAAAATTTAATGAAATATATTCTTTTATAAAAATCTATAATTCTGTTATAAAAATTTAGAAAAATATATTATGTTACAAAAATCTAATGAAATATATTGTCTTATAAAAATTTAATGAAATATATTCTGTTATAAAAATCTATAATTCTGTCATAAAAATTTAGAAAAATATATTATGTTACAAAAATCTAATGAAATATATTGTCTTATAAAAATTTAATGAAATATATTCTGTTATAAAAATCTATAATTCTGTTATAAAAATTTAGAAAAATATATTCTGTTATAAAATATATTTTTTGTTGTTTTTTTTTAATCCTATTCAACTTTTATTAAACTCAATTTTTCTACTATTGTATCTAAATATTTTTTTTCAAATTCTGTTTCATATTCCAAATTTTCAACATAATAATTTAAACATTTTTGATATTCTGGATTTTCGAATTTTTCAATTGCTTTATGAATAAAATTAAATTTATAACGTAAACTAACACCTTTTTCATGAAAATATTTTAGGCATTTAAATTTACCTTCTTTGATAGATATTTCTAATAATATATTTAATCTATTTTCATAAATTTCCGGATAATTAATTTTTTCTTTGTTAATTAAAAAATTTATAGCTTCTACATTATCTTTTTTAATAAAAAATATTATTAAACTTTGAAAAAGACCTTTTTGAACTTTAAATTTCTCAAAAATTATTTCTAAAATATGAAAAAAATTAAGATTTATAATTTTTTTTATAAAATAAAAAATATCTTTATTTATAATAGAATATGTTGTATCTCTGACTGAATCAATATTTGAATTTAAAAAATATTCAATACTTTTTACGTCCCTTTTAATTTTTTTTGAAATAAGTTGAAAAAAACAAGAAGGTATTTTATTAAGACACCAAAAATCAATTGTTTTTCCAAATGTATCAATATTTTTTTCATCTATAGGACAGATATATAAAATAAATATTTTCTCTTTACAATTTAAATCTAAATTTTTATAAAAATCTGAATCTTTTAAATATTTATATTTAGGTTTTTCTAATAAATTTAAGTCTATTTCCATTTTTATATTTTACACAAAAATTTATTTTATTTTCAATTTTTTCAATAGCATACTTAAAGATTCTACCATTAGATAATCAATTTTTTAATATTTCAGGGTTTCAAAAAAAATTATTTAAGTACTACTCGGTTTCAAATCAATGACGAACCATTTGGTTCGCGGGAACCTCCTTCGGTGATTCATTTTTATTTTTATATCACTCATTTATTCATATAAAATTATTTTGATTCACTAATTTTATATATTGTTATTTAAGTTTTTATTAAATATTTATGTGCGTCCTGGTGCACACGGGAACCATTTGGTTCCTTATTTTTTGAATCACCAATTTATTTATATGTAAATATAACTAAAAGTGTTTAAAAGACATACTACTCCTTTTCAGATCAATTGGTAACTCATTTTTACTTCACACAATTATTCATATAAAATTATTTTAATTAACTTATAAAATTAATGAATTAAAATTGATCTGAAACGGAGTAGTATTAAAGTTCAGATAAATGAGGTCAAAAAATCTGTACTAGTCCAAAAGATTTCTGATTTTCCTTTACATATCTTAAATAATTATAATGTATATAAAAAATTTAAAAGAAAAAATCTCAAATACTGACATATTATCTTAACTGAAGGTATATCACGAACTAGGTATAACTTAAAAAAAAATTTCTTTATTACATACTACTCCGTTTCAGATAAATAGGTAATTGGAAAAATAAATTTTTATATGAATAATTTGACTTAATAGATATTAAATCTTTACTTATAAGATAATATATAAAATTAGGTCGCCTAATTTTAATTCAGTAATTTTATGTATTAATATTTAAGCTTATATTTAATACTTATACTTATTCATCAATATATAAAAATTTAAGAAAAAAATATTTTTATATGAATAATTGAGTGATGAAAAAATGAATAACCGAAGGAACCTTTAGGTTCCCGCGAACCAAATGGTTCGTCATTTATTTGAAACGGAGTAGTAGTAAATTTTAATATAATCAAGAAAAAATATCTTTACTAGCCCATTTCAAATCCACAGGAACCTGAAGGTTCTATAATATGTCAGGACTTTATAAAATAAGGAACCCAAGAAAATGGTGGCATATTGGTAGGACGGGTCCTGTATGCATCTCGGTGCACATCAAAATATTTATATGAATAAATCAAAGATAAAAAAACGAAGTCCAGATTTATATGGATCACACGAATCCTCATGAAATTAACTAGTCGTAAATAATAAAATTTTAATATGAATAAATAAGAGATAAAAATTGAAGTCAATATACTGGGACTAATTGATCCAGATTTTTTTCTTCACTTTTTAAACCATATAACATTTATAATTACATATTGAGATAATAATTTTTCTCAAAACCTGACATAATTATAGGAGTTCGGATCTTCCAGTTCGGATCTTCCAGTTCGGATCTTCCAGTTCGGATCTTCCAGTTCGGATCTTCCAGTTCGGATCTTCCAGTTCGGATCTTCCAGTTCGGATCTTCCAGTTCGGATCTTCCAGTTCGGATCTTCCTCATGAACTGGAGAACCTGAAGGTTCCGCTTGACTAGTACAAATTAATTATTATTTAGTCACAGATAATTTTTTAAAAAAATTTGAATTAAAAGAAAAAATTCCAGAAATTAAAAAAATTACAAAAATGACAAAAAATTTTTATAACAACAAAGAGGAAATTACTAACGAAAATATTAAACAAGCACTTCAATTATGGACTACAAATAAAGAGAGATGTATTAAAGTTTATGGGCACCCTTTAAACTGGAACCTTAATAAAATTGAATATAGTTCAGATGAACTACTTGATGATTTATATGTAAGATTTTAATAAAGATAAAAATAATTATTCTTCAATCTTAATTTTTTATAAAAAAGTTTATAAAAAATATTACTACAACTCCTTCCCAGATAATATTTTGTTTAACTATCTAATCTGTCAAAAAATTTATATGCATTTTTATATAGCTTTATAAAAAAATGTTCTTTTTTGAGACTACATTTGGGACGGAGTAGTATCTAGGATGGAATTTAATTAATATTGTATTTAATTAAAGACCTAAAACTTGTACTGATTCTTCCGATAAATTAAGTTTATCTTTTATTTTACTACTCCGTTTCAGATCAATCGGTAATTCATTTTTACTTCACTCAATTATTCATATAAAATTATTTTAATTCACTAATTTTATATATTACTGTATAAGTATTAAATGTATACTTATACTTATTCATTAATATAAATTTTTATTTTTTGAAACACCGATTTATTTGAAACGGAGTAGTATAAAATTTAAAATAAAAAATGTCAAACCCTGAAATATTATTTGAACTAGAGAACCTGAAAGGAATATTAATGATTTTTTAGGTTTTTCTTTTTAGTTGATAAATATTTATATTAATAATTAAGTATAAGATAATATGATTTTATATGAATAAATGATTATTCATATCAGAGTAGTAAGATTTTAATAAAACGTAAAAATAATTATTCTTTAATCGGTGATTTATGTTTCTTCGGTTATTTATTTATTTTTCACCTTATTAATTTTCTTTAACTACATCAAAATAATATTTCCAACATTTTTGATAATCTAAGCTTCTATATTTTAAATTTTCTCTATCTGAATAAAAGAAATATTGTTTTGCTTTTAAATCAACTCCTATTCCGTGAAAATATTTTAATGAATTTAATTTTAAAAGACTTACAGAAAGACTTAATAATACATCTAATCTATCACCCTTCTTATAAATTTCAGGAATATATATTTTTTCATATTTAATTAAAAAATCAATACCTTTTATATTTTCTTGTTTAATACAAAATCTTATTAAAAAATAAAAATGACTTTTTTGAAGTATATTTTTAAACTTTTCAAAAATTATTTCTAAGATATGAAACAAATTTAGATTTACTAGTTTTTTCATAAAAAAAAGAATATCTTTATATATTAATTTGTTTGTTGTTATTTTTAAAGATTCAATATTTGATTCTAAAAAAGAATAAATGATTTTAACATCTCTTCTAATTTTTTTATTGACAAGTTCGAAAAAACTACTTGGATAACTATCAAGACACCAAAAATCTATTGTTTTTGCAAATAAATCAATATTTGTTTCATCAATTGGACAAATATATAGAATAAAAATTTTCTCAGTGGAAGATAAATCTAAATTTTTATAGAAATCTGATTTTTTTAAATATGAATATTTAGGATGATCTAATAATTCTAGATTTATTTCCATTTTATATTTTTTATAAAATGTTTTATTTTTTCAATTTTTTAAAAGTTTACTAGTCCATTTCAAATACTACTCTGTCCGAAATTATTTTTCTCATCTTTAAATGTTTTTATTACAATTTGAGTGGTTTAAGAAAAAGTTAGGAAAATTAAAATGGGACGGAGTTAGTAGGTTCAATCTGGATTTCATTATAAAAGGAACCATATTGGTGGGACTGTTCCCGTGTGCACCAGGGCGCACATAAATATTTGTATGAATATTTAAGTGTCAGTAATAAATATATACTTCTATGTCCCAAATAAATTAGTGTGGACCTATCCAACTTTTTAAAAAGTGACATAAAAATACATGTAACTTTTTCAATCTGTCAGATAAATTAATCTGGGACGGAGCCTTACTATTCCAAATTGATCTGAAATCGACTAGTATCTGATTTATATTTATTTAATTGAAATTTTTTTTTTCAGAATTTATGTTATTTATTTTTAAATAATATTTGAATAGAAAAAAATTTTTTATTAAATAATAAAATGTCAGTTATTTTAAAACTCAATATACTAAAACAGGAAGAAATAGATATAATTTCTAAAGAACTAACAATTTATCCTTATGATAAATATGAAGAAGAAAAAAAACACCAAAAAAAATACACTCCTTACCAAACAAAAGCACCTGTAGGCATATCTATGTTTTTACCAAATCCAGAAGACAGAACAATTAGAATTCCTTATACTTTTGCTTGTAATTTAAGACCTGAGTTTATTCAATTAAATAAAAAAAAAGATTATTTAAAAATTATAAATGATGAAAATTTTCAAGTAGAGCTGTTAGATAAACAAATACCTTTTTTTAATAAAGCTAGAAAACAATTAAGTTTACACAATACTACATCTTTATGTTTACCACCAGGATTTGGCAAAACAATTCTTGGACAAGCTTTAGCTTTTATTAAAGGTTTAATGAGCTTAACTTTAGTAACTAGAAAAAAAATTGGTTATGCACATGTAACAACTATACAAAAATGTTTACCCGATTTAGCTGATAAAATTTGGTTTGTAGGAAAAAAAGGTTTTAGACCTCCTGGAAAAAACTATTTTAATGAAATTCAGACTTTACCTGGAGAAAAAAAATATGAAGAAGATAGTTATATTCCTTACTTTATAATTTGTACTAGTGGAAGCACTCATAAAATTCCAAAAAAAGTTCTTGAAAAAGTTGGAACATTAATTGTGGATGAAGCTCATTTATTTTGTGCACCTGAAAAAGTAGAATGTCTTTTATGTACACAACCAAAATTTATCATTTTAGAAACTGCAACCCTTCAAAGAGGTGATAAACTTGAAAGAATGGTTCAATTAATTGCAGGAGAACATAGAGTTTATAAAAGATCAGATACTCAATATATTGTTTATAGACTTGAAACAAATGTTTGTGTTCAAGAAGAAAAAGGACCAAGAGGAGTCAGCTATGGGAAATTATGCGCATCTTTAGGAGAGGATGAATATAGAAACGGAATTTTTGTAAATATTATTAAATCTAATCCACATAGAAAATTTATGATTTTATCTTTATCTGTAAATCATGTTAAAAATCTACAAAAAATTTTTAGTAAAAATGAAATTGAATCTGATATATTATGTGGAAATAAAGATAATTATTCTGATTCTCACGTTTTAATTGGAACAATGTCAAAAATGGGAGTTGGTTTTGATGAAGAAAATGCATGTGAAGATTTTAAAGGAGTAAAATCAAATGTTTTATTTTTAGCACATAGTATGGCACAATGGCAATTATTTGAACAATATGTGGGAAGAGTTAAAAGAACTTCAGAAATCCCAATAGTTATTTGGATGCATGATAGAAATAAAATGGGTAGAAACCATTTTAAGAATTTAGAAGATTGGATTAAATTAACAAATGGTGAAATTATTGAAATACAATATAAACCTGATGGTATTATTTTACCAGAATTAAGTAAAACAGAAGGATAAACCTGAAGGTTCTCCACTTCAGAAAAAAAATGTTTACTTCTCCGTCCCAAATGTAGGCTCAAAAAAGAACAATTTTTTTAAAAGTCATATAAATATAAATATAACTTTTTTGACAGATTGGATAAATTAATCTGGGACGGAGTCGTAAATTATTCCATATTTTTTTCTTTATACATTAAATTATTTTTTTATTTTTTCTTAAAACCACTATTTGAACTGGAATATTATTATTTTCCGTAAAGTAAATTATATTTTAATATCTTCTAAAAAAAATTTAATATCTTCTAAAAAAAATTAATCTTACCTAATAGTATCATTTTACTAGAATAAATTAAAAATGCTAAAAAATTTGAATTTATTAATTTTTTCATATTAATTTTAAAAAATGTCACTACCAAAAACATGGATATATGATTCTATTTTTCCTTTTCCTGAAGATGATAGATTCGAATATAAATGTTATAAAAGCATAGACACAAAAAATATTGCAAAAACTCTCGCAAGAACAGTATGTGCTTTCATGAATAATGGTTATGGTTCTATAATTATTGGAATTGAAGACGATTCATTAAAAATAAAAGGTGTAGAAGCTACAAGTAAACAGATTGATACATTTAAGCTAACAATAGATTCAATTATAGGAAATAACTTTATTATTGCTACAAATGGAGAATATATTGATCCGAAATCAATAGTTGTTACAATAAATAAAATCGAAGGATCTAATAATATTATGTGTATTGTGGAATGTACAGGAAAAGAAAATACAGAATACCAATTAATGAATGGTGAAAAAATTTTACGATTGAATGCAAGTAATTATTCAGTAAGAGAACCTAAATTTTTTTCTCAACATGATATTGATTTAATGACATCAAATAGTAATAGAAAGATTGAAGAGATGATTGATCAGAATAGTCAATATATAAATGCCATTAAAGAACATTATGAAAAAGAAATAAATAAACAGAAGATACATATTGAAGAACAGAATAAAATAATAGAAGAAATAATTAAATCTGTTAATAATAACATTCATAAAAAAGAAAAAATTAAATATTTTTTTGGTATATAATTTTTTTAATGAAATATATTTTTCTATAAAATCTTAGAATTTTTTCAATGAAATATATTTTTCTATTAAATCTTAGAATCTTTTCAATGAAATATATTCTGTTATAAAAATCTAATGAAATATTTTTTGTTAGAAAAAAATATTTTGTTATAAAATCTTAGAATTTTTTCAATGAAATATTTTTTTCTATTAAATCTTAGAATTTTTTCAATGAAATATATTCTGTTAGAAAATTCTAATGAAATATATTTTGTTATAAAAAATTAGAAAAATATACTTCTCCGTCCCAAATGTAGGCTCAAAAAAGAACAATTTTTTAAGTGATTAATGAAAAAATTGTTCTTTTTTGAGCCTACATTTGGGACGGAGAAGTATTCTTTTATAAAAATCTAATGAAATATATTCTGTTATAAAAATCTAATGAACGTGTTATAAAAAATTAGAAAAATATATTCTGTAAAAATCTAATGAACGTGTTATAAAAAATTAGAAAAATATATTTTGTTAGAAAAATATATTCTGTTATAAAAATATAATTAAATATATTTTGTTATAAAAAATATATTTTTCTATAAACTCTTAGAATTTTTAATAAAATATATTTTGTTTAATAAAGATATCCATAAAATATTTTTGGGATTAAAAATAAAAGTTTCATAAATCCTTCAAAATTCAAAATTTTACTTTCCATATATATTTTTTTAAAGTTTTTATTTTTTTTAATTTCATTGTAAATATTATCTAAACTTTCTTTTTTATATAAAGAATCTGAAAGAAAACTAAATAAAAGTTCTTCATCATCTACCGCAATAATATTGTCGCCATAACGAAATTCTATATATTCATCAGAATTTTGAACATTTTGAATTTTATATGAGAAATGTGAATAAACAATAAAACCATTAATATTTACTGATGTCTTTATGTAATTACTTGAATCATCGATATATTCGAAATCTAAACTTAAGTTTTCTATTAAATCTTTTATATTTAATGGTAATTTATATATATCGTCAATATTTTTTTCATCAATTAGATCATCTTCAAAAAAAAGTAACAAATCTTCTTTTAATCTTTTCATAGCTTCATTATTTTTTTTTTCTTCTAATAATTTATTTGCCTCTTTTATAAAATAGGTCAAATACAAATCTCCATCATCTTTTTTTGAATATTTTTCAAGTATTGATTTAATTTTTTCGTATTTTTTGTTTGACATTTTTAAATATTTAAAATAAAAATAAAAATAAAAATAAATAATAAAACTCAGTCCCAGATTAATTTATCTGACACATTGAAAAAGTTATATGCATTTTTATATAGCTTTATAAAAAAATGTTCTTTTTTGAGCCTACATTTGGGACGGAGTTGTACTCCTTTTCAAATAAATAGGCGATTCAAAAAAAAATTTTTTATATGAATAAATTAGTTTAAGTATTTAATCATCGCTTAAAATAATAATATATAAAATTAATAAATAAAAATATTTTTATATAGATAAATAAGTGATGAAAAAAAGCGAATCACCGATTCATTTAAAACGGAGTAGTATTCATTTTTTTTAAATGTTCAAATAATTTCTCTTTCAATATTTAATAACTTAATTATTTTGAGAATCTGAACATTCATTTAAACATTAATTACTGCTTGATAACCTACTTTATCCCCAATAACTGTTCCTACAACTACATTTCCGGCCACAGAATTTGAACTTGTCAATCCATCACTATCAGGATATTTAATTTTTATCCATTTAAGAGTTTTAAATTTTCCATTTTTTGATCTTTTAACTGTAAGCCAATAACCTATTAATTCACCATCTTTATTAAGTGTATTAGCTGCTAATTGATATGAATTTGGTGTTTTTCTATTTCCACTAATACCTTCGAAATGAGTAATTGAATTATTGTCATAAGATATTGATGTCCAATTACTAAAACTTTTATTTTTAATATCATAATCAACTATATATCCATTACCTATAGGTTTTTTACATTTTTCATGTTTATAAACATCTGAAATATCTTTTTTATCATTAGAGTAACCTCCTATTAATGTGTATTTACCATTACCATTATACCAAATTCCATAAACTGTATTAGAGACTGAGTTAGGATATTCTACTTTTTCAAAAGATTTATCTTTAATATTATAAATAAATGCATTTATTGGTCCTAATTTATCATTTTCAGATGAAGGACCATCATAATTGCCTACAGCTAAAAAATTATAAACACTATGAACATAAGTAAATTTTCCACCTGTAACAACAGTATTATAATATTTACTTTCATTAATATCACATAAACTTCCTGTGTAAATAAATCCAAAAACAGCATCAATATTATCTATTTTATAAGATCCCACTAATTGGATAAATTCATCTTTAATGTATTGTGGTCCGTAAACACTAGTAGAAGATGCATTCGGAAAATTAATAATTTTACTTTTTGAAGAATCATATCTTATAGGGCCTATATTTAAAATACCATCTTTTTGTGAAGTACCTACAATTATGTACTTATTTTTTTCAATTTTCCTAATTCCTTGCCAAATGATATTATCGACAGAATAATATTCGACTTCTTTCATATTTTTTAATAATTAAAAAATATTATTTAATTAAAATTTTTTACTGCATCAAATAATATACTAGTCAGGTTAAAAAAAAAATAATTATGTCTTTAAATTTATATATATTTCTCTAGATAAATAAAAAATTCTAGATAAATAAAAAAATTGTAAGTAAATATATTTCTCTAGATAAATAAAAAAATTGTACTTCTCCGTCCCAAATGTAGGCTCAAAAAAGAACAATTTTTTTAAAAGTCATATAAATATACATATAACTTTTTCAAGTTGAATAAATTAATCTGGGACGGAGTAGTAAGTAAATATATTTATCTAGATAAATAAAAAAATTGTAAGTAAATATATTTCTCTAGATAAACTAAAAAAATTGTAAGTAAATATTTCTTTAAATAAATAAAAAAATCTAAGTAAATATTTCTCTAGATAAACTAAAAAAATTGTAAGTAAATATATTTCTCTAGATAAACTAAAAAAATTTTATTCTTCTAGAGAAATAAAATTTTTTAAGTAAATATATTTCTCTAGATAAATAAAAAAATTTAACAAAATATATTATTCTAGATAAAATAAAAAATTCTAATGCTTGCCTAGATAAATTGTAGCGTCAAAAAATTCAAATAAAAAATAAGACTATAAAAAAGTTATTCAAATTTTATAGCAATGTTTCCATTTATGAAGCTTTAGTCGGAATAATTTAAACAACTTTTTATATACTTTTTCATATAAAAATTCATAAATTTACTCACTACTACGTTTCAGATAATATGTCAGTAATTCGAAAAAAATGAACCATTTGGTTCCCGTGTGCGCCTCGGTGCACATAAATATTTATATCAATAAATTGACGTTATAAGTATTAAAATATACAGTAATATATAAAATTAGTGAATTTAAATAATTTTATATGAATAAATCTGAAAAATGAATCACCGAAGGAACCTTCAGGTTCGACATTGATCTGAAACGGAGTGGTAACAATTTACTTAACTTCTACTATATGAATATTTAAGTATACTTAATTTTTTTATACACATAATTTACCTTTTAATTTTAACTTGTCCAGTATTAAATTTTTTTTTCGTATAATTTTGAATAATATTTTTAATTTTTTTTAAATACCAAATATGATAAACAATTGTATGCATAATAATGTTTTTGAGGGGGTTTGTTGTAGTTGTGGTATTTATACAACTGATTGTGGAATGTCAATAAATTTAAATGAAGGTTATTCTAAATCACATATAAAGGCTAAAAAAAATCCAAATATAGGGTTTTTTAGAGATTTAAACGAAAAAAATATTCATCAAGAAGTCAAAAAATGGATTCATGAAGAAGTTCAAAAAATTCCAAATTTTAATAAAAAAGTTGGGTGTAAAAATCAAACCTTATTTGCTTTTGTATATAAAGGTTATTTAAGTTTAGATATAGATTTTGATCCTATTAAACTTGCTTATGAATTAAATATTTCTAAAAAAGATTCAAGAGTAGGCATTAAATTAGCTGCTAGTATAGCTCAAAAATCCTTGCCTGAACCAACTACAGGTTCAGTTAGATCTCCTATAGATATAAGATTACCTAGTTTTTATATAGAAGATGAACTTAAAAATATTGATAGAATGGATCTTTTAGAAGAAATTAGAAAATTTGCAGAACAAGAAACTGATAAAAAAATAAGTTTATTAGAAGATAGACCAAATAAAGTGGCTATTGGGTTTATTAATTATTATTGTTTAAAAAATAATATTGTAATTCCTAAAATACATAAAATTTTTAAAATGTCTCCTAAAGAACTTAAAAAATACACAGATTTAATTGAATAAATAACTACTTATCATATAGTAATTTCACCAGATTTTTTTCCTCACTTTTTAGTAGAAATTTACATGATCACCGGGATTTTCCTGAACTGGACTAATAGTATATTTTATCATATATTTTTAATCAGAAGATATAAAACTTTACTAGTCCAGTTCAGGAGAATCCTTTAGGATTCCTATAAAATTGGGTTTTGAGAAAAATTTTATTTATATATAAATATAAGTAGAAGTGTTTAAAAGACATATAAAATATTACTTAAGGATAAGGGTTTTAATTAAAAATTTATATGGTTAAAAAAGTGAAGAAAAAGATCTGGCCCAACTTTGTCGGCGTATTTGAACTGAACTAGTATATTGTTCTTCTTATCAAATAGTCTGAGTAATTGTCGAAAAAGTGTTTCACAATATCTAAATAAAATTTAATAAAATATAAAATTTTATTAATTCTAAGTTGTTAATAAGAATATTTTTTTTTTAATTAAAATATTCCAAATTAAAAAAAAATGAATTTTGAAGATCCAGCTTTGATAATAGGTGTTGTTGATGGTGCCGCAGTTATAGGTTCTTATATTTATACAGCTGTTGCTATTTCAGATATAAATGAAAAGTTAAAAAAAACAACAGAAAAAATAGAAGTTTTAAACACTTGGACAAATGAAGTTGCTGATCCTAAAACTATTTCTTCTATTAAAGAAAATATAAATGTAATTAATTCCAATCAAAAAAATATTTTAAATAATTTATCAAAAGTTAATGACGAATTATTTAAAATAACAAATGTTTTAAATATTTTAAGAAATAGTTTGATTAATTCAAATATTCCTATTGTAAATTTTGATAACAATTATCAAATGAACAACCCAAACACAATGAATAGTCAAATGCAAAACCCAATGAATAGTCAACTAAATAATCCAAACCCAATGAATATGAATAATCCAAACCCGATGAATATGAATAATCCAAACCCAATGAATAATCCAAACCCAATGAATAATCAACTAAATAATCCAAACCCAATGAATAATCCAAACCCAATGAATATGAATAATCCTAACTCAATGAATAATCCAAACCCAATGAATATGAATAATCCTAACTCAATGAATATGAATAATCCTAACTCAATGACTATGACAAATCTTATTCCAGAAAAATTAACTGATGATCAACTCATGGAATTATTATCTCAAGAATTTTAATTTTTGAAATTTGTTTAAGAAATTTTTAAATTATTATAAAAATGACATCTTTAAGTTTAGATATTGATAAATTCCTTAAAAAATCTAGAAAAGAAGGTAATTATAAAGTAATTACTGAAATTGAAGATACTTTTATGTTAGGTTCTAGTAATATTCTCTCTGGTGCTGAAGGTAAATTTTGGAATAGTGAGGATAATTCAAGAATTTATCTTCCATCTTTGGGAATTGTTGGAGATAGAGAAGTAATTAAAAATTTTTTAGAAAAACTAACTTATGGTGCAAAAAATAAACAAGCTTTTAAAAAAGATGATGTCCAACTTATCCTTGAAAGCGCATATAGTTCGAAAAATTATAATTCTAGTGATATTCAAAAAATTATTGAAATTTCTAGTAGACCAGATAAATCACCAATGATTAAAACAATTGATTCAGAAAATACTTTTTTTGAAAACTATAAAAAAGAAATTAATAATAAAAAAACAAAACCTAAAAATGTAGAAGACCGGATTTTATTATCAGATTTATCAGAAATAATTACGCAAATTGAAATTAAAAATAAAAAATCTGATGAATCTTTAAAAAAAAAATTAACTGATGCAAAAAAAAACTCACAATATCTTGATATTAGTAAATGTAAATCAGACGGATCCGGATGTACTCTTAAAAAGAATCCATCTGAATCTAAAGAATCAGAATTAATTAGACTTGCTTCATCTAAAAAAGAGTTATTATATAATGCTGGATTTAAATTAGACAATAAAGAAGGTGCGGAAATTTTTATTTCAATTTATAATAAAATAAGTCAAAAAGAAGCAAAAGAATTTATTTCTAAACTTTTAAAAGATGAAAAATCATTACCTAAAGTTTCAAAAGGTGAAAAAAAAGTTACTAAAAACAATTCTTCAGATACAGAACCAGAAAAATACACAAGTCCAAAAAATGTAAACAATCCTTCTTCTCCAAAAAAGAAAAAATCAACCAAAAAATAATTTTCAGTTTTAAAAAATGTTCTTTTTTGATAATGTTAAAAACAATTACTACTCCGTTTCAGATAAATTGGTAATTTAAAAAATAAATATTTAACACAAACTTAAATAACAATATATAAAATTAGTGAATTAAAAGTAGGGGACCTAATTTTATATGTATTAGATCTAAAAATGAATCACCGAAGGAACCAAGAAAATGGTGCCTTTAGGTTCGTCATTGATTTAAAACAAATTAGTAAATATTATTTTACACAAAGTAATATTTTTATAAATGGATTTAACATTCAGATCAGTCCAATAATATGAAACAGAATAGTAATTTTCAACACTCAATTATACTGGACAATACAAACTTATAAAAAATAATGGTTATCTAAAAAAAAATAAAAAATACTTATTATATTTAAATTAAAATGAATAATGAAAAACTTACAGATTATCAATTAACATGGATAATTTATATTTATATTGGCTTTATAATATTTTGGATAATTTTAGTTTGGTTTTTTGAACTTTATAATAAAATAACTTCCATCATATTAATTATACCAATAGTAATATTTTTAACAAATTTATATAATATAGAAAGTTTTTCAGAAGAAACATGTGCTGAAATTTTTGAAACATCTTTTATAACTATAGGAATTATTTTCGCAATACCATTTTTAACATTGATTAATAAAGAATCAGGGATAGATGTAACTCATGTAACACAATTAATTATTTTAGCAGTAGTTTTAATTTTATGTTCATATTTTCATATTTTTACATCACCAGAAGGTATTATTATCTGGAAACATTTTACAAATTGTTTTGAAACTATGGCGATAACAATTTTTATATATTGTTTATTAACATATTTTTTGGTTTTTTTGGGATATAATTAAATATATATATCATGAATTTTTTAATATAAATTTTTAGTATCTCTATACAAATATATTTTTTTAATAATTTTTTAGTATCTCTATAAAAATATACTACTCCGTTTCAAATAAATCGGTGTTTCAAAAAATAAATATTTATATGTATATATAAGTTAATGTATTAAAATCTTACTTATAAGTTAATATATAAAATTAGTTAATTAAAATAAATTTATATGAATATTTGAGTGAAGTAAAAATGAATTACCGATTGATATGAAACGGAGTAGTATTTTTTATTTTCTTTATAGAAATATATTTTTTTAATAATTTTTAAGTATCTCTATACAAATATATTTTTTTAATAATTTTTTAGTATCTTTATAAAAATATATTTTTTATTTTCTTTATAGAAATATATTTTTTTAATAATTTTTAAGTATCTCTATACAAATATATTTTTTTAATAATTTTTTAGTATCTCTATAAAAATATACTACTCCGTTTCAAATAAATTGGTAATTCAAAAAATAAATATTTATATGAAAATATAAGTTAATGTGTTAAATCCTTCCTTATAAGTTAAATTAGTTAATTAAATTATTTTTTATATGAATAATTGAGTGAAGTAAAAATGAATTACCGAAGGAACCTGAAGGTTCGTCATTGATCTGAAACGGAGTAGTATTTTTTATTTTCTTTATACAAATATATTTTTTTAATAATTTTATAGTATCTCTATAAAAAAATATTTTTTTAATAATTTTTAAGTATCTATATAAAAATATTTTTATTTTATTTTTTTATAGAAATGTACTACTCCGTTTCAGATAAATCTGTAATTCAAAAAATAAGGAACCATTTGGTTCCCGTATGCACCGAGGCGGACATTAAATATTTGTATGGATAAATTAGTATAATTATTTAATAACAACTTAAATAATTATATATAAAATTAGTGAATAAAAATAATCTTATATGAATAAATGTGTGATGTAAAAATGAATTACCAATTTATCTGAAACAAAGTAGTACAAATATATTTTTTTATTTTCTTTATAGAAATATACTACGACTCCGTTTTAGATAAATTGGTAATTAAAAAAATAAGGAACCAAGAAAATGGAACCATATTGGTGGGACTGTTCCCGTGTGCACCGAGCCGTACATTAAATATTTATATGAGTAAATAACAATATATAAAATTAGTGAATTAAAAGTAGTCGAACTAATTTTATATTAATAAATCTGAAAAATGAATTACCGAAGGAACCAAGAAAATGGTGCCTTTAGGTTCATCATTAATTTGAAACGGAGTAGTATATTTTAATAATTTTTTAGTATCTCTATACAAATATATTTTTTTATTTTCTTTATAGAAATATACTACTCCGTTTCAGATAAATCGGTGTTTCAAAAAAAAATTTTTAATATAAATAATTAAGTATAAGTATTAAATCTTTACTTATAAGTTAATAGTTAATATATAAAATTAGTGAATTGAAATAATTTTATATGAATAAATGAGTGTTCTAAAAATGAATTACCGATTGATTTGAAACGGAGTAGTACAAATATATATTTTTATTTTCTTTATAGAAATACTACTCCGTTTCAGATAAATCGGTGATTCAAAAAATAAGGAACCAAATGGTTCCCGTGTGCACCAGGGCGCACATAAATATTTATACGTATTAATAAGTATAAATATTAAATGAACACTTAAACATTAATATACAAAATTAGTGAATTTAAATAATTTTATATGAATAAATAAGTGAAGTAAAAATGAATCACCGATTGATTTGAAACGGAGTAGTATATTTTTAAATAATTTTTTAGTATCTCTATACAAATATATTTTTTAAAGTCTAGATTGAGCCTAATATTCGAAATGGAATAGTATTCTATTTACTTGAAACTATATTTAATTACTCTATTAGCATCATCATAAAAAATTTCAGTTAAAGGTTCTTCATCAAAAAGTGCGTCTTGAAAGCTTTCAAATCTTGAAATAGGTACAATAAAATTACAAAGTATATCTATCTGTGAAAGTTTAATAGATTCTGATAATTCGAATACTCCAGATCCTTTATAATTAATTTTATTTTTTTTTGCAAATGCTTCAAAATTTGTACTAGGATTGAATTTATATTTATATGTTTTTTTGGAGTGATGACCAAGAGATACAACGAGTTTCATATGTTTTGTTTTTGGAAAATTTTCTTCATCATCCTCATCAGAAAAAGAATTAACCATTTTTTTAAGAAATTTTTTATCAAAATTTTTCATTAGTCGCAAAAGGTCTTCCATATTACCATCAAAATATGATTCTAATCTACCAGCAGATATCATAATATATCTGATTTTTTCAGAGTCATCAAAATTTTTGTTTACTGAATACATTTTTAAATAAAAAATAAAAATAAAAATAAAAAATAAAAATAAAAAATATTTCTTATTAGTGCGAAAAACTGAAAAGTTCCAGTACTTTTTCGATTTGTCTTATTTCATTTAAAAATTTTTGACATTTATAAAACTTGTATAAGAGTATATTTTTTTTTAATAAATGGCGCAAAATTTTTCTTTAGATTTTATTAGAAATTTTAATGATAACCCAGTAAGTGATTTTGTAATAAACACTGAAAAAGAAATTATTGATATTTCAACTGAAATACCTCCACCCTTAAAAATTCCAAGACCTTCTTTGTTAAAAATAACATATACAAATGATTTGGATATTTTTAATATACATAATGAAATATGTAAAATGTTTTCTTCAGAACTTTGGGATACAAATTTAATGTTAAAAGATATTGAAATTATAAATAAAAAAATTAAAAATGATGATTTAAAAATTATTGAAATTAAGGATTTAACTGAAAAAAAAAGAAAATTAGAAGAAAAAGTATCAGAATTGAAATCTGGTGAAAAATGGTATGAATATATATATTATGCAAAATCCTTATTAGAACAATATAATATACTTTCTAAAAATGACAAAAATATTTCTAAAATTACTTTTAAAAAATCTTCACAAAAAAAAGAAATTATTTTAAATACTGATACACAACTAAAACTTCAAATAATTTCTGATTATATTGAATTTTCAAAAAATTATATTGATATTGATTGTATTTGGGAAGGAAAAAATGAATCTATGTGTGAAAATTGTGGAAATGATTTTAGAAATATTTTTGTTAATCCTGTGACAAATTTACCAACTTGCTCTTGTGGTGCTTCTTTTGATAATATTGATAGAGAACAACAATTTGAAAAACCAGGACAAATGAGTGGTGTTCCGAAAATTTATAATAGTAAAGCAAATTTTGAAAAAACATTTCATAGATATCAAGGAATTGTTGATTCTATTCCAGATAAATTATTTTCACAATTAGATGATTTCTTTATAGAAAACAATTTTTCTAAAGGAGAAGAAATTAGAAATTTACCTTTAGATTCAAAAGGTAAGAAAAAAGGTACTTCAATCAAACTTTTACAATATGCTTTATCACAAACTAATAATTCAGAATACTACTATATGATTAATGCAATAACGTATACATATTGGGGATGGAAAAGACCTGAAATAGAACATCTAAAAGATTATATAATGGATAGATATGAAGAAACACAAAAAGTTTATGAAACTTATAAAACAAGAAAATCTTGTTTAAATGTTTATTTACATTTATATCAATTATTAAGAGATGCGGATTATCCTTGTGAATTGGAAGATTTTAAAATTCTCACAACAGACAAATCAATCGAATATCACACTGAACAATTTAAAATTATTAGCGAAAAAACAGGGATGAAATTAAGTGAATTGTATTAATCTAGCTGAAATATTTGGAGTAGTTGACCCAGATGTTTTTCCTCTAAAATATAAAATTTTACTACTCCGTTTCAGATCAATGACGAACCTTCAGATTCCTTTGGTAATTCATTTTTACATCTGGCATATAAAAATATAAGAAAAATATTTTTATATATTACTACTACGTTTCAGATCAATGAAGAACCGAAAGAACCTGAAGGTTAGGTTCCTTTGGTTATTCATTTTTAAATCACTCATTTATTCATATAAAATTAGGTCGCCTACTTCTAATTCACTAATTTTATATATTAAATCTTATACTTCTCCGTCCCAAATGTAGGCTCAAAAAAGAACAATTTTTTTAAAAGTCATATAAATATACATATAACTTTTTCAATGTGTCAGATAAATTTATCTGGGACGGAGTTGTAAGTAAAGATTTAATACTTATAACGTCAATTTATTCATATCAAAATTTATTTTTTGAATTACCAATTAGTCCCAGTATATGAAACGGAGTAGTATGAAATTGTTAAAAAAATTGAAAAATAAATAAAAAAAATAATTAAAAAAATGGATTTAAGTATTTTACCAATAGAAATTATTTATAAAATTGCTTCTTATAATGGATATAAATTAAGAAATAATAAATTGATAAAACAGTTAGAAGTTTCTGAAAGAATTAAAAATTTCTTTAAAAATAAAATTATTAATACTGAAACATATAAACATATAACTACATGTGAATTAGGAAAAATAGATGATTTTATTTATGTTTTAACTATTTTTTTAAATTATACTGGAAAATTTGTTTTTATGTTACATAAAAATGATAGACATTCTTCAGTTACAATTGGTGCTTATGAGATGATTGAATATTTAAAATTTAATTGATAAATTAAGTTTGTTATTTATTTTTAAAATTTTCTTGAATACTTAATCAGAAATGATTTTTTTAATGATTTTTTACACTTAATTTTTCACTTATTATTTTGATTTTTTTTCCAAGATAAAAATTTAAAAAAATAATATTTACATATAAAATGAGTTAAAAATATTTTTTGTATTACTTCTCTGTCCCAAATAAAAAATTGTTCTTTTTTGACAGATTGGATAAATTAATCTGGGACGGAGGAGTATTACATATTAAGAATATAAGATATAGAGTTATTTTTTGGAAGAGAATGGTATTAATAATTACGGAATGTAAGACAAATTCTAGATTTATTATTATCTTGATTACCTTGTAAGATTTCATGAGACCAATGATCATTAGTTGGTGGATTAAATACATACATACTTCCATTCTTTAGTTCAATGTCATATTTATTAGAATGATTTGACATTCTTAAAATTCTAGAATCACCTAGAGAAATGCCAATAATTTTAGTACCTGGAATCATTTCTTTATCTTTATGTGGTTTAATACAAATTTTACTATTTGGATAAATAGATACTACACAAACGGTCAAAAAAATATTAAAAGTATTTTCAAGATATATTTTAATATCAAAAAGAAGGGGATCCCATGCTAATATTGGATATTCAACGATATTACCTCTAAAATTAACAATATATTTTTTATTTTGATCTCCATATATCTTTTTACTTCTTTTATTAGGATAAGTAGAATCTTTAATAAATCTTTCAAATAAAATTTTACTATTTTCTTCATTTATAAAATTTTCTATATAATTTACATCAAGATGATTATCTTTAATAGATATACTTTTTTCCAGACAAATATCGGATATATTTGTAGACATTTATTTAAATAATTTATTTTAAATTATTTTCAAATTTTATTCACTTATTTACTACTACTCCGTCCCAAATAAAAAAGAATATTTTTTTATCTGGGACGGAGTAGTAGTACTTATTTAATTATTGTATATGTATTTGGACTAGTCACATATTCATCAAATTGAGAATTAGCTATTAATATTTTATATGTGTCAAATGGTAAATTAAAATAAATATCTAAATATATCATATTGTCATTAGCTATCGATATATTATAGAAATTATATTGTATGTCATCTTTTTCTAATATAACATATAATTCATAAGGATTAATATTTTTGTCAAATCCAGAACCAATAATCTCTATAATATTTCCATTTAAATTATTTTGAGGATTAGAACTTGTTATTAAAGGTAAAATGTATATCAGGTCAAAAGTATAAGGTATACCCTGATAATTACCATATGGTCCAGATGTATTAATTCCATAATTTTGATAAGTATTAAAAGAATCATATCTTAATTTATTTATAAACTCCGTTTCTGAAAATGTATCTGGAAAATAAAGCTTTACTTGTTCTAAATATACATAAAAAATTTCTCCTTTTAGGTTATTAATATTAAATATTTTATTTCTTTCTAATAATTTTTTATTTATTTTAAAATTTATTTCTTGTGATGAAATAAGTTGATATTCATCGAAAATAGGAGAGATTTCAATAGTGTAATTATTTGATTTTAATATTATTTGAAAATAATAATAAATTCCACTTTCAAGTTTAGTACCATATAATCGTTCACCAATTATTTTAATATCAGTACCAATAGAAGAAAGACTTGGAGATACAAACATTATTATAGGTTCTAAATAATTTATTGACATTTTTAATATAATTAAAAAAAAATTTTTTTAGATTAAATATTTATAAAAAATACCACTATTTATTAAACTAATTTATTCTTATAAATATTTAAACATAAATTAATCTGGGAAGGAGAAGTACTATTCCAGTTCAGGAGGATCCGTGTGATAGGAAGACCCGAAGTCCTATAATTATGTCAGGTTTTCAAAAACCGGTACTTCTCCGTCCCAAATTAATATGGGACGAAGAAGTAGTATATTTATATGACTTTTAAAAAAATTGTTCTTTTTTATTTGGGACAGAGAAGTATATGTAAATTTATCTTTAAATATTTTTAAGTGATATAAATGAGCACTTAAAAATATAGATTTTACTTAAAATTTAATATTGTTTTAAAAGTGAAGAAAAATATCTGGCCCAATTACTCCGACTATTTGAACTGGACTAGTACCGGTTTTTGAAAACCTGACATAATTATAGTGTTTCGGATCTTCCTTTTCGGATCTTCATATAACCATGATCTTCCTGAACTTGAATATTCAATTTTTATAACAAATATATTGTTATAAATTATTTTATTTATGGTTTACATTTTATTTAATTCTTACTAATTCTCTTGTTCTTTTTAAGTTCTTTCAGGCGTCTTTTCTCTTTTTCATCTTCGTCCTCATCTTCGTCCTCATCATCACTTGGAAGAACAAGATTTTTACCAGATGTTGGCTTTAAAGGTTCTACTTCATCATCATCACTTTGATAATTATTAGTAACTTTCTTTGGTGAAGTCTTTTTAGGCTCTTCTTTACGTTCTTCAGGTTTTTTCTCTTCAACAAGACTTTGAGTTTCTTTAAACATCTTAGAAAGTAATTCAACCTTAGAATTTAAACTATCAATCTGGGATCTATTTTCATTAAATCTCTTTTCTAAAAGGTCAGTCTGTAAAACTTCATCTTCTAATTTCTCGCAACTAGAAAAGATGACAGATTCAGTTTTAGATTTAAAATTAATTCCAGCACCAATAATTGAAAGTTGTGTAAAAGAAACTAAAGGTTCAAATTCGATTGTTGAATTACTTAATACATCCCAAGAAGTCTTAGAAAATTTACCATTTGCATCTTTAATACCAGAATAAAAAGGTGTCTCATATCTTCCTTCCGTTCCAGGTTTTCCATAAGCCTTTAATGTAAAATAAACTGAAGGATGAGAACCTTCAATTGTGTCTCCAGTAATCTGATCAGTCTTGAACCAAACAAATTGTCTAAAACATCCGGCGATATCTTCAGCTTTCTTTTTAGATGCAATCTCTGGTCCGAGAGAACCTTTAACTTCAAGAAGTTTTTTTGCTAAACCCAATTTTAATCTCTCATAAAAACCTGTTTTTCTATCAGGATTTCTTTCATCAGGAGGTAAATTACAACAAGCAGCTTGTTTTTCATCCGACATGTTCATTGTAACACCAATTTTAGATTCAACTTTTTCGCTTCCATCTTTTTGAAAAATGGGTACTTTATTTTTGTCTACTTTTTGTTTTGTTACAATACCTTTTCTGGATTTTAAAAGGGGAAATTGTACTTTTAAATGAGCAATATAAGGTAGAACGTCACCTTTTTCATTTTCATACTCATATTTATATAAATAATTAACATAAAAAATTTTAATCCCATCATCTGTAGTTACTGGAACTATTTCAGGGGTACATAAATTTGATTCGTCGAATTCCTCAGGGGTAATGGTGTCTTTGATCTTTTGCTTAGTTGTTTTAGTTTCGTTCATTTTCAGTGTGTTTTTCCTTTACAAAATATTTTTCTAATTTTTCAAATTTTTGTTGAAAAAAAATTATATATGAAAGCAATATATTTTTTTCTAACAAAAACTTTCACATAAAAACAAAACGTAAAATATTTAGTACTAGTCCAGCAGACCCTTCAGGTTCTCCAGTTCAGGAAGATCCGAAAAGGAAGATCCGAAAAGGAAGATCCGAAACCCTATAATTATGTCAGGTTTTCAAAAACCAATCTATGTAAATTTAATATACATGAAGAAAAACATTTGGCAAAATTACTCCGACTATATGAACTGGAGAACCTGAAGGTTCCGCTGGACTAGTACTATGTTTAAGATAATATACTACTCCGTTTCAGATCAATCGGTAATTCATTTTAAATTCACTCAATTATTCATATAAAATTATTTTAATTAACTAATTTTATATATTAACTTATAAGTAAGGATTTAATGTATTAACTTAAATATTTATATAAATATTTATTTTTTGAATCACCGATTTATTTGAAACGGAGTAGTACACTCTTAAAAAATATTTTAACTATCTCTATTAATATCATATTACTAGTCCAGTTCAAATAAATTGGGTTTTGAGAAAAATTTTATTTATATTTAAATATACTACTCCGTTTCAGATAAATTGGTAATTCAAAAAATAAGGAACCTAAAGGTTCCCGTGTGCGACCTGGTGCACATAAATATTTATATGAGTAAATTAGTATAAATATTTAATAACAATATATAAATTTAGTAAATTAATATAATTTTATATATATATATTTGTGTGATCTAAAAATGAATCACCGATTGATTTGAAACGTAGTAGTAAGTGAACTTGTTTAAAAGACATATAAAATATTACTTAAGGATAAGCTTTTTAATTAAAAATTTATATGGTTAAAAAAGTGAAGAAAAAGATCTGGCCTGACATATTATCTGAACTGGAGTAGTATTTGATTAGAAAAAAATTAGAAGTATTTATAGAAAATTATATTTGATTAAAAAAAGTTAACAGATAAACTTATATCTTTATTAAAAATTGAGTGATTTAATATGTATATATATTTATTTAACTGAGTTTATATCTAAATGAAAAAATTAAAAAGTTTGAAAAAATTGAAAAAAATTAAGTCAAAATTTAAGTGTAAAATTTCGTTAAAAATTTGGTTTTTGAATAAGTATTCAAAAAAAGTATAAAAATATTTTCTTTATACAATTTAACATATTATTTTTTTTATTTTTCATTTTTCATAATCTTTTAAAAATTGAAGAGTCCCACCAATATGCAGCCATTTTCTTGGTGGTTCCTTATTTTTTGAATCACAGAGAACCTTTAGATTTATCTGAAACGTGGTAGTAAATTTTTTTCATAATAATTGTATTATTCATTATTTTAAAATTATTTTTTTAGATTATTTTTAATTTCAATAAAGTTTTTTTTTAAATAATAAAATGTCGCAAAATAATCCACCTCCTCCTACAAATTTTCCTCCTGGAAATCTTCCTCAAGAAAATACTCTTCCTCCAGAAAGACAAGCATCTTATAATCCTGTTTTTTTTTCAATGGAAACTGTAAAACAATTAAGAGCTGATGATTTTAATCTTGATAGTAGAGATCTAATAACTATAAAAAATGAAGGATGTGTTTTAATTTTATTTTATGCTAATAATAGAGAATCTAATGATATGGTGGCTATTTGGTCTGAAGTAGCTTCTCAAATGGCAGGCCCTACTTTTGCTGCTGTACAACTTAATTCGGAAAAAAAAATTGCCGAAGCCTTTATGAAAGTAGTTTCAAACGCTAATCTTCCCTTAAACTGGGCTGGAATGAGACAACTTCCATTTATATTAGTTTATAGAGGAGGTTATCCTCAAGGTTTTTATAATGGAGAGAGAAGTGTTGATAGTATTTTAAATTTTGCTTTAACATTAGCATGTAATCCATCATTTGTTGAACATGGACAATTATTCGCTGGTATTCAAGTAGATAATAATATTGGAATTGGCTTACCAGCTAAACAAACGAAAAATAGAATTAGCTCAACAGAATATAATAATACAGATTTAAGATCTTTTGATCCAAAAAAAGGAATAACTAACATTAATTATACAGGAACTGGTAATCCAGAAACAGGCACACCTCCAACAGAAAATCCTTCAATATAAATTATTAGTCTCAAGGATATTTTTAAGTTCATAATAGTCCATTTCAGAAGGATCAGTGTGATATGAAGACCCGATAAAATTATTTTTTGAAAAAAATTAAGTATATCAAGTCATGAAAAAAGGAATCACAGATTAGTCTGAAACGGAGTAGTTAATTGTACTACTACTCCGTCCCAGATTAATTTATCTAAGTTTAAAAAGTTATACTACTCCGTTTCAAATAAATCGGTAATTCAAAAAATTTATTTTTATATGAATAAATAAGTATAAGTATTAAATGTATACTTATACAGTAATATATAAAATTAGTGTATTTAAATAATTTTATATGAATAAATGAGTTATCTAAAAATGAATCACTGATTGATTTGAAACGTAGTAGTATGTATTTTTAATATGGGTTTATAAAAAAATGTTCTTTTTTGAGCCTACATTTGGGACGGAGTTGTACTCCTTTTCAGATCAATGACGAACCAAGAAAATGGAACCTAAAGGCTAACGGTTCCATTTTCTTTGTTCCTTCTGTAATTCATTTTTACATCTTGAATATAAAAATATTATTTTCTTATATTTTTATATATTATTTTACAAGTATGATTTAATAATTGTCACGTCAATTCATTAATATAATTTTTTAATGTACGGCTCGGTGCATATTATGGTGGGAATGTTCTTTATTTTTTGAATCACTGATTAGTCACTGTCACAAACTAATGAGTATTAATGGGTTTACTTAAAAATTGTAAAAAAAAATATGAACCTGACATATTATATGAAACCCCTAGATTTTTTTCAAAACTGAGTTTCTTTAATTAGTAAGCTGAATTTTTAGAATTTCAATAAGATAATTTTTGTTTTTGATAAAATGGAATTTCCTAATAAAAATGTTGATACTCTAGATAAATCTTTAACTTATTTATTTGATACAGCTCATAGTATTCATCATGAATTATATAAAAATAGTTCAGAGCCTAAATATTGGAAAGTATGTATTGATAAATTTGGAATTGCATATAAAAAATGTGGTCCTGAAAAGGGAGAAGAGATATTTAGAAAGTTTTTTTTAAAATTTTATTTAAAGAATCCAGATTTTTTTGAAAATCCAATTTTTAACGGAAATAAAGCAGAAGATACATATTTAAGATCTGAAGAATATCAAGAAGGGCCCGGTTATAAACAATTCTTAGAAACAACTCAAATGAAAGATAGTATTTGTATAAATAACACATCTTATTGCAAAGGATGTGTTATTTATGCATCTGAAAAACCTGAACTTTCTATAATTTCTATCCCTGTTACTGAAATTTATTTATGTGCAGTTCAACTACATAAAACGGGAGAAACTACAAATAAAAGTTTTGTTTTTAAGGTTTTATTATCTTTATTTAGTTTAATGTATCATAGTGTTCCAGAAAAAAATAAAGAAAAAATTCTTGAAAATATTAAGATGATTAATGAAAAAGTATTATCTATTTTACCAAACGAATCACAAGAAACAACTTCTGGTAATGGATTGAATCAAATTGGTGATATGATCTCTAAATTTCTCAAAACATCAGATGGTAAACAAATGAGTCTTGAAAATTTAATTTCAACAAAAACAGTTGATATGGCTAAAAAAGCTCTTGGTGAATTTGTTACAAATATTGAAGAAAGTAATAAAGAAGAGGGTGGCTTTAATATGGGTGCTCTAACAAAAGGATTAAATAAAACACTCCAATCAGAAACAGTTGGAAGCGTTTTAGGAGAAATGGGATTACCTAAAAATTCACTTTCTAATTTAACTCAAACAGCATCTTCAGGTTCTAGAGTTCCCCCTTCTTCATTACCAGTAGGTTGTGATGAGGGAGCAGAAGATCAAGATTAATAAATTACTTACTACTCTGTTTCAGATCAATGACGAACCTTCAGGTTCCTTCGGTAATTCATTTTTACTTAACTTAATTATTCATATAAAATTAGGTCGCCTACTTTTTAATTCACAAATTTTATATATTAAATTATAAGTAAGGATTTAATAAATTAACTTATACATTCATATAAATATTTATGTGCGCCCTGGTGCACACGGGAACCATTTGGTTTCTTATTTTTTGAATCGCCGCTTCAAATAAATTGGGCCAGATCTTTTTCTTCACTTTTAAAAAAAATATTAAATTTTAAGTAAAACCTATATTTTTAAGTAAATATTTATATCACTTAAAAATATTTAAACATAAATTTACATATACTTTTTTTTTGAAAACCCAATTTATCTGAACTTGACTAGTACTACTCCGTCCCAGATAATATGTCAATCCAATCTGTCAAAAAAGTTATATGTATATTTATATGCCTTTTTTAATAATTATAAATATATTTTCTTATAAATAATTATAAATTTCTTTTATAAATATATTTTTATAAATACTTATAAATTTCTTTTATAAATATATTTTTTTTATAAATACTTATTTTCTTTTATAAATATATTTTCTTATAAATACTTATAAATTTTTTTATAAATATATTTTTTTATAAATACTTATTTTCTTTTATAAATATATTTTCTTATAAATACTTAAAACTCGATTTCTGCTTGATTATTATTTTTTTGTGTATTATTTAAAGAAATAATATTTTCTAACTCTTTTATTTTTATAAGTTTTATTTTTAAAATTTCTTTCAACTGATTTAATTTTAAACTTTTATTTTCTATATTATTTTTAAATTCTGTTAGATTTTCAATATTTTTATCAAGTTTTAAATTTAATAGTTCTATTTCTAAGTCTTTATCTTTCATAATATTTTCTAAACTATTTAAAGTTGTTTTAAAAATATTATTACTTAATTCATTTATTTTTTGGTCATGAATTATAACATTTTGATATGTCAATTCTATTTCTTCTTCAAAATTAAGGGTTTTAAGTTTTTCAATTTCATTTTCTGTACTTTTAAGTTTTAAACATAGATTTTCAACAATTTTATTTTTTTCAAAAATTTTTAATTTAGTATTTTTTATTTTATCTAACAATTCAGAGCTATTCAAATCTTCTAAAGTATTAATATAATCAAGTAAATTATTTATATTTTTTTCAGGATTAATTTCTTCCGTAATAATTTCTTGAGTAGGACTTTCTGAAATAATAATTTCTTCCGTAATAATTTCTTGAGTAGGACTTTCTGAAATAATAATTTCTTCCGTAATAATTTCTTGAGTAGGACTTTCTGAAATAATAATTTCTTCCGTAATAATTTCTTGAGTAGGACTTTCTGAAAAAATAATTTCTTCTGTAATAATTTCTTGAGTAGGACTTTCTTCTGTAATAATTTCTTCCGTAATAATTTCTTGAGTAGGACTTTCTGAAAAAATAATTTCTTCTGTAATAATTTCTTGAATAGGACTTTCTGAAAAAATAATTTCTTCTGTAATAATTTCTTGAATAGGAATTTCTGAAATAATAATTTCTTGAATAGGAATTTCTGAAATAATAATTTCTTCTGTAATAATTTCTTGAATAGGACTTTCTGAAATAATAATTTCTTCTGTAATAATTTCTTGATTGTATTTTTCTGGAATAAAAATTTCTTGGATAGGTCTTTCGTAAATAGTTATTTCTTCTTCTTCTGTTAAATTTTCATCTATTTCCTGCCTTGAAAAATATTTTTGTGATTTATCTCTATTTTTTTTTGACTTTTTTTTTTCTTCCGACATTTTTATTTTTTATAAAAGTTCTTAAACTTTTTTTTAATTAAAATAAAATGAAACTTGAAAAAGAAAATTATCAAGAATATAAAAATAATTTCAGTCCCCCCCTAACTATGAACGGTAATGTAGTTGAAACTTCTGATGTATTAAAGGCAAGATTACAAAATAAAATTAAAAAAATAAGAGCAAATTCACCTAATTTGAATTTATCAGATAGATCTGAAGCTTATAATATGATAACTCTTAATTCAGAGCGTAAAATTCAAATAAACAATAAACCAAAAATTTTTAGAGAAAATGAAAGAAAATCAAGAATTATAAAAAATGAAATCAGCTCTGATGAAGGTGAAGATTTTTCTGATTTAGAGGAAAATGATTCAGAAGAAGAGGAAAAACAAAGTTTAATTGAAAATTATAATAATTATATTTCTCCTGGAATAATAAAAAAAAGAATTGAAGTTTCACCTTATCCTACACCAAAAAATATGATTTCAAAAAACTATCCTTTATCACCTCCATCTGTTATAAAAATTAAAAAAACTTTACAACCATCAAAACCTATAGAAGTAAACCCTACAGGTAATATGCGTATAAAATCACCAGAAAACATAGCAAAAGAAAAATTTAAAAAAGAAAAAGAAGAGGAATCTCAAACAATTAAAAAAAGACCTCCAAGACCAGATTATAAAAATATGTCAGATGAAGAAAAAACAGATCTTATCGCAGAATTTAGAGGAAGATATAGTTATCTAAAAAGAAACTTTTCTGATCTTAATTTATCTTTACCTGAACCAGATTGGGATTTAGATACGATTCATACTGTATATGAAAATTATACAAAACAAATTTTAGTTTTAAAAAATGTAGAACAATATAAATTTTTTTTAAGTGGATTTTTTTATGTTTGTGAAACTATTGTAGGTTATTTAGGATTTGATATTTTAAATGGATTTACAGAGTGTCAAATGGGAATGATGGATAGATATGAAGAAGCACTTATTGAAATGGGACAAGTTAGTCTTATCCCATCACTAGAAGGTTATCCAGCTTGGTTAAAAATTTTATTTATATCTGCTGTAAATATGTGTTGTTTTGGCCTTTTAGGTTTTTTGGGAAGTAATATTTCAGAATCTAGAAAAGTTCAAATGATGGATTTTGCTAATGGTTTATTTAACCATAAAAATGTTTCAAAAATTGATGAAAAAGGAATTCCAGAAGTCCAAAAACCAGGAAGTGGAAATGATATTATTGATGGTATTAATTCTGTTAAAGGTATGCTTGGTGGAGGTGGTGGAATTGCTGACATCTTAAAAAGTTTTATCCCTGCACCAGCACAAAAAACAGCTAAAAAAGCTAAAGGACCTCCTGGAGCAGAAATTTCATTTTAATAAAAACTACTTCTCCGTCCCAAATAAAAAAGAACAATTTTTTTATATGAATTTTAAAAAAGTTGGATAAATTAATCTGGGACGGAGTAGTACTAGTTCAGTTCAAATACGCCAACAAAGTTGGGTCGGATCTTTTTTATTTACTTTTTAGATCATATAAATAAAATAATTAAACATAAATTTAGATATAGTTAATTATTTTTTGAAAAGACAATTTTATAGTGCTTCGGGTCTTCCTATCACACGGATTTTCCTGAACTGGACTAGTAAAAGAACTTTTTTAACTAAATGTAGTATTTAACTGGAGCAAACATATTATTTGCATAAAAACTAAAAGAACTTTATATTATTTAATATAAGCTTCTATTTTGCTTATTTTTTTTTTTTGGTTGTCTTTTGGAATAACTTTTTGAACTTTAAAATCATTTAAATTTTTATGTTCAATGATTTCTTTTTGAAAAATTGTTGGCAATTCTTCTGATTCTTCTTCAAAGCAATGTTCTACACATACTTCTGGAGAGAAATATAGTTTTTTTGCTTCTTCGTAACTCATTATAGGTTTATTTAATTTTTTATTCACTGAATTATGAAAGTTATATGACCAATAAAATAATCCCTCTTTTTGATTAATATATAAAGAAGGATTATCTTTTTTAATATATTCTAAAAAATCTTCTTTACATTTTAAACAATAAAAATTGTTAGATAAAATTTTAATAAACCATAAAACTGATTTTTTAGTTTCTGTAGTATTTGCATTTGCCGCCATTAAATGCAAAGAGTGCCAATTTCCAGGGCCAAACAACTTAGGACCACTATTTAAATGATTATTTCTTGAAATGTTCATATTTTATTATAATTAATAATTTAATTATAAATTTCAATTTTTTAATACTCCGTTTCATACCATGGGACTAATCAGTGATTCATTTTTAGATCGCACAAATATAAATATAAAATTATGTCCCCTACTTTTAATTCACTAATTTTATATACTTCTCCGTCCCAAATGTAGGCTCAAAAAAGAACAATTTTTTTAAAAGTCATATAAATATACATATAACTTTTTCAATGTGTCAGATAATATGTCGATCTGGGACGTAGTAGTAAGTTATATATGAATATAAATATTTATGTGAGCCATGGTTCCATTTTCTTGGTTCGTCATTTATCTTAAACGGAGTAGTAAAAAAAATCAAAAGTATTAAGTATTAATCAATATCTACATATTCTGGATCAATAATATAATTAGTAATATCTATTGTAACTAATTTAATATTTAATACTAAGAGTCCGTCATCTTTAGAATATATTTTAGCAATTCCTTTTGGTGAAAAACTTGATAATTTATTATAGTTTTTTAAAATATTACTATTTACACTAGTTTTGAAAGATAATTTTTCTTTAATATCGCATTTACCCCACATTGAACATTTTTTATTTTTTTCATTTTGTGGAGTATTTCCAGAAATTAGTTTCAGTCCTTGAGGATAACATTTAAAATGAGAAAAATTATATTTTGAAGATTGTTCACATGCTGTACTAAATTGAGAAATAGGTATTTTACAATTTGGACTTGACATGTCTGGAGTACTTTCTTGAATTGAATATCTTTTCGGAACATATTTTTCAAGTGTAACCGAATCACCACCATTATTAGTTTTATCACCAAACAAATGAAAAATAACCCTTCCCATATCATCTTCTTTTTGATACATAAGAAATCCGATATTTTTTGTAACACCTTTAAGTAAAACTCTTAATTCTTTTTGGTTCATATTAATAACATGTCCAGATCCTTCAGGACATAATTTTTCATTAATATAGTAATTTTCAAGTTCACTAGTACAAATTCTAGCATTCATAACAAATGTTTCCTTTTTTACATTTGTATCATTTCCTACAGAAATAAAAATGTCTTTTTTTGTACAAAATAAAGGTGTTGATTTAAAAATGCTACTACTAAAATCTAAAAATTGTCTCATAGTATATCCATCATTAAATAATGCATAAAATACAACTTTAAATTTAGGATTTTCTAAAATTTCGTGTCTTGAAGATATTTCATCATGTTCGATAAAATTTTCTTCTGAGTTGTCATCATCATTAAAATTTTCTTTTTTGCTTTCCATTCTTTTTTTTAATTTTTTTTTTCTTAAACATTTTTTAAAAAAAAACAGTAGTTCTCCGTTTCAAAAAAATCTCCTAGAAAATAGGAAATTCAATTTATCTCGGACGGAGTAGTATATAAATATTTACTACTAGTCAAGTTCAGGAGAATCCTTTAGGATTCTGGGTTTTCAAAAACCTGTATGTGTAAATTTATGTTTAAAAATATAAGTTTTACTTAAAATTTAATATTGTTTTAAAAGTGAGGAAAAAGATCTGGACCAATTACTCCGACTATATGAACTGGACTAGTACTACTCCGTCCCAGATAATATGTCAATCCAATCTGTCAAAAAAAGTTATATGTATATTTATATGACTTTTAAAAAAATTGTTCTTTTTTGAGCCTACATTTGGGACGGACTAGTACTCCGTTTCAGATAAATGACGAACCGAATGGTTCGCGGGAACCTAAAGGTTCCTTCGGTAATTGGAAAAATAAATTTTTATATGAATAATTTGACTTAATAGGTATTAAATCTTTACTTATAAGATAATATATAAAATTAGTGAATTAAAATAATTTTATATGAATAAATGAGTGTTCTAAAAATGAATCACCGATTAGTCCCACGATATGAAACGGAGTACTTCTCCGTCCCAGATAAAAAAGAACATTTTTTTATAAACTCATATAAATATATATATAAATTTTTTAAGTTGGATAAATTAATCTGGGACGGAGTAGTAATATTTTTTTGATATTCGGATAAATTAATCTGAGTCGGAGTCGGAACAAATTTCTCCATTTAAATATGCATCTATCATTTTTTTACATTCTTCATGAACAAATTCTGGCATTTTAAAAGTATATCCCTCACAAATACCATAAGCACAACGTTCTTGAAAATGCCATAAACATAAATCACCAGAATGTGCACAATCAAATCCTTGATATGTTCCCAAAATACCTCCAGTAATACCAAAATGACCTTTGTATGGTAATTTTCCTTGTATATCTACATAACCTTTTAAATTTCCTGCATAGAATTGTATAATGTATTTTATATTTCTATGTTTAAAAATAGGATTTAAAGGAAAAACAAATTCTTGCATAATTTCCATAATTTCATTTTCTGTTCTAAATATTAAATCTGAACAAAGAAGTTTTTTATTAGAAAGTATATTTCCCATTTTAAATTTAATAGAATTTTTTTTTTAATTCAATTTTCATTCACTTATTTTTTCATATAAAAATATTTTGATTTAAGTTTTTAATATATTATGTTATAAGTTATATTTATTTTTTTGAATTTCTTATTGATCAGAGTGGTTGTCTCTTTCCCAAATTAAAAAGAAATTTTTTTTTCAGGTTTGTTTTTTTATTTGGAACAGAGTAGTATATACTACTGTATAAAAAATAATTTTTTGAAAAACTCAATTTTATAGAGTATCGGATCTTCCTATCACACAGATCCTCCTGAACTTTACCAGTAGTATATAATTTTTCTCAAACCTGACATAATTAGACGGTTTCGGATCTTCATGAACTGGAGAAGTACGATTCTGTCCCAGATAATATTTTGTTGAATTATCTGTCAGATTGAAAAATTAATATGTATTTTAATATGGTTCTTTAAAAAGTTGGATAGGTCTGTAACTTTTTATTTGGGAAGGAAAAGTAATTTTTTTGAATTAATTTTGAATTTATTAATTTTTTTTTAATTTACAAAATGGAAGATTATGATGACTATGATGATGATAATTATGATAATACAGAGGTAGAATATGATGATTATGGTATGATTATTGATGAGGAAGATAAAAAAGAAGAAGAAGATATTTATGAAGATGCTTATGAATCTGTTGAAAACGAAAAAAACATTTCTTGTTCAAAAAAAAATATCAATAAATTTTTAAAAGACAGAATTACAAACAGACAAATGTCATCATATGAATACGATAGACTAAACGGTATATTAACAAGTTTAATCAATACTTCAAAAAATGAACCTAATGCTTTTAAAGTTCATCCTTTAGTTTTCGAATTACATAAAAAATTAAACCCTGAAAAACCAATGCTTTCTTCATCTTCAGAAATTGCAGATTTTTGGTTAGAACATTGTAAAGAAATTCCTTTTCCTTTAAAAGTTAAAAGGATTGTTGGCAAATATTATGAAGAATGGCATCCTATGGAAATGATTCTTCCAACAGAACTTGATTCTAATTATCTTTTTGAAGAAGAATTAAATAAAAAATCTAAAGAAATTAAACAAAATTTTGATAATATTATAAATATGGATAAAAAATAAATTTCTACTACTCTGTTTCAGGAGGATGGATCCCTATTCAATTGCTAACTAATTTATTCATATAAAATGCGAGACACGGTGCACAGTGACACACTAATATAAAACATACTACTACGTTTCAGATCAATGACGAACCTAAAGGCACCATTTTCTTGGTTCCTTCGGTAATTCATTTTTATATCACTCCATATAAAAATAAGATAAAATTATATTTACATATATTATTTTATAAGTATAAATTTAATAATCTTACGTATTCATCTATATAAAAATTCCACTTCAAATACAGCAACAAAGTTGGACTAGATATTTTTTTCACTGTTTTAACTATATAAATTTTTAATTAAAAAGCCTATCCTTAAGTAATACTAGTTCAGTTCAGGAGAATCCTTTAGGATTCCTATAATTATGTCAGGTTTTCAAAGAAAAAGGAACAGTCCCACCATTTGGTTCCCTTGTGCACCAGTGCCCACATAAATAAGTATATGTAAATTTATGTTTAAATATTTTTAAGTGATATAAATACACACTTAAAAATATAGATTTTACTTAAAATTTAATATTGTTTTAAAAGTGAAGAAAAATATCTGGCCCAATTACTCCGACTATTTGAACTGGACTAGTATTTTTATATGTCTTTTAAACAATTATTACGTCAATATTTAAATATAAATAAAATTTTTCTCAAAACACAATTTTATATGAATCCTAAAGGATTCTCCTGAACTGGACTAGTACAATTTACAAAAAAATTTTTGCAAATTAGTGACTCCGTATATTAGTATGGAACGAGGCGGCCTACACAATGTGTCAAAAAACTTATATTTATCGGGGACAGAGTTGTATCATCTTTTTTACAAACAAGCCATAATACATGCAACAATTACCACAAACACGAAACCTATAATCAATGACCAAATCATACATTTAAGAGCATCTGGTTCTGCATCTTCTGCTGGTTCTGTCTCACCTAAAGCTAATTCTTTAGTGAAATATGGATTTGCTGTATAAAAACAAATCCAGATAAAACTAACAGATATTATAAATAAAACAATAATAATAAGAACTTGAATTTGCCAACTTAATTTTTCCTTATATGTTTTAAAATTTTCTTTATTTGTTGTTACTGTATTGGTAACAGAATTTTTTGTTACTTCTGATGTATCTGTTTTAAGGGTAACTGAATTATCAACTACCTTAAAATCTGATAAATTAGTCGACATTCTTCTAGACATTTTTTATTTAGAAAAATAAAAAAAATTAAAATTTAAATATTTTAATTCATTATTTTTTTTTTAAGAAAATTAAAAAAAATAAGCATATCATTATTTAATACTACTCCGTTTCATATTAGTGTGGGACAGGGACTAATCGGTGATTCGAAAAATAAAGAACCACTTGGTTTCCGTGTGCACCAGGGCGCACATAAATATTTATATGAATATGTAACTTAATGTATTAAATCCTTACTTATAAGTTAATATATAAAATTAGTTAATTAAAAGTAGGCGACCTAATTTTATATGAATAATTGAGTTAAGTAAAAATGAATTACGGAAAGAACCAATAGCCTTTAGGTTCCATTTTCCTGGTTCGTCATTGATCTGAAACGGAGTAGTAGTCTATTACAAATATTACATACTACTCCGTTTCAGATAGTTAAACAAAATATTATCTGACACATTGAAAAAGTTATATGCATTTTTATATAGCTTTACAAAAAATGTTCTTTTTTGAGCCTACATTTGGCACGGAGAAGTACTCCTTTTCAGATAAATTAATATATAAAAAAATTAAATCAAATTTTTTAATATTAATAAATGACTAATGAAAAAACGAATAACCGATTACTCACTGTCGCACACTAATCTGGTAATACTCCGTTTCAAATCAATGACAAACCATTTGGTTCGCGGGAACCTAAAGGTTCCTTCGGTGATTCATTTTTAGATCAGACAAATATACATATAAAATTAGGTCGCCTACTTTTAATTCACTAAATTTATATATTGTTATTTAAGTTATTATTAAATATTTATAAGAATTTACTCATATAAATATTTATGTGAGCCCTGGTGCACACGGGAACCAAATGGTTCTTTATTTTTTGAATTACCAATTTATCTGACATATTAAAAAGTTTATATGTATTTTTATATAGCTTTAAAAAAAATGTTCTTTTTTGAGCCTACATTTGGAAAGGAGAAGTATTATTAGTTATAAAAAAAAATTATTAAAAATGAATTATTTAAAAAAATTTTTTTTTATAAAATGAATAATAAAATTTCAAAATTTACAAGTAAATTTTGTAAAAATCATTCTAATAAATTACCAGAAATGTCTCATGATGAAAAAATTAAAAGACAAAAAATAGACAACGAATTGGAACTTATTGTATGTGAATGTTTTTTTTATTCAGGATATAGAATGCCTTATGATGAAGAATGTTGTGAACAATGTTGTAAAGAATGTAGAAAATGGCGTCAAATTCTTAAAAAAAGAAAAACTAAATTTGACCATTAGTTAAAAAAAAAATTAACTTGAAAAAAAATATATATTTCTATATATTTTTATTATTACGTTTCAAACTAATCAGTTTTTCAAAAAGTAAGGAACCAAGAAATGGTACGACTCCGTCCCAGATAATATGTCAATCCAACTTGAAAAGTTATATGTATATTTATATGACTTTTAAAAAAATTGTTCTTTTTTGAGCCTACATTTGGGACGGAGAAGTACCATATTGGTGGGACTGTTCCCTTATGCTTACATAAATATTATCTGGGAAGGAGTCGTAGTAGCAATTAATCTTATTTTGTATCAACTGGAAAAATTTTCTTAAGTCCCCATTTCATTCTTTTAAGATATACTTCTACATCATTTGCTTCTTTTGTACTATCTTCAAGTTTATTTTTTTGTGTCTCATTTAAAAGATTAGAAGGAATTCTCAAACAAGAATCTATAATTAAATTAACTGTATGTTTAATACCCCAAACACCTTCGTATTGTTCTTTATCTTTCTCTGAAATAAAATTAGGTAAAATCTTTTTATTGTCTTCATTTTTTTGTTTCTTTTTGTTAACATTATCTTGAATAATTTTTTTATTTTTTAATTCTTGTTTTTTAATACTAGATAGAGTACTATCTAAGACTAGATCTGTAAGAACTTCAGATAAAGTCTTTGATTCATCAGGATGTTTTCTCATAAATTTTTCTTTTTCTTTGTCATTTTTCCAAAGAACATCTGAAACTTTAAGAATAGGTTCTGAAGATATAGATAAAATTAATTTTTCGTTTAGTAAATATTCATTCATTGCTTCAGTAGGAATAAAATAAGAACTATTAATCTTTTTAGTGTTATTAACATAATTAACAATAGATGTTAAAGTTTGAGAACTTGTTCCTGGACTAATATTGTTTTTTGTTATTAATTGAATATTGTTTTGTGGGTTAATTAAATCAGAAATGTTTTTAGTATTGATTTCAGGACTTTTAAAATCACCACTAGAACCTTTAAGATCTTCTTTAAATTTTTTTTCAGCATTTTTACATGCATCTACATAAGTTTGTTTACCACCAACAATTTCAAAAAATTTTTCTCTATTTTTTGAATTAGAACAATCAAGTCTAACCAATTCTTGTAATTTTTCAATTGGTAAATCTAATTCAGTTAAACCACTATTAAATCCGCAACCAAGATTAACCTTACTATAATATTTACTAAGTTGATCAGAAAAATAATAGGGTTTCTTTAAAGTTGCACTGTTTGATTTAATGTTTTCTTTTCTAGATGATGGTTTTTGAATTTTTGCACTTTTAATTTCCTTAATCAACGATTGCAATTTGTCATTAAGCTCATTTTCTAATTTTTTAAGAGTATCTGCGTTTAACTCTGTTTCATAATCTCTAATTTTAACTTTAAGATTTTTTTCTTTATTCTTATAAAAAATTCTATTTAACTTTATAACTTTTTTTCTGTTAATATTCCATTCATTAATCTCGGAAATCCAAACATCCTGATCCATTTGTGATCTTTTTACTTTATGTGAAGATGGATATTCAGTTATATCTTCAGTCATTGATTCCTGAGTTTTAGACATTTTTATAATTATTATAAAAATCTTAAAGTAATTTCAATAAAAAAATAAAAATTTTGAAAAAAAATTAGACACAAAAAAAATTAGGATAAAGTAGATATAATTAATATGAAAAAATATATTTCATAAAAATATATAGAGAAATACTACTCCGTTTCAGATCAATTGTTGATTAAAAAAATAAATATTTGTATAAATAAGTATACTACTCCGTCCCAGATCGACATATTATCTGACACATTGAAAAAGTTATATGTATATTTATATGACTTTTAAAAAAATTGTTCTTTTTTGAGCCTACATTTGGGACGGAGAAGTACTTATAAAATAATATATTAAAAACTTAAATTAAAATAATTTTATATAAATACTTGAGTGATAGAAAAATTAATAACTTATTTATTTGAAACATATTTAATTAAAAACTTTATAAAAAAAATTATTAATTATTAATAATATATAAAATGGGAAATATTCAAAATAAAGTCTATATAAATGGAGTGTATTATAACTCTTTCAACACTTTTCATTGGGATAAATATTTTAATCCTTTTTTAGAAAGCAAAAATATTATGTTTAATAATTATACGAATTCGAATTATAACTTAAAAAATGGGAGTTCAAGGAAGAACATACAATATTAACAAAAAAAATTATGATGAATATGTAAAATTTAATGATGATATATATGTAAAATACATTGATGATAAAATTTTATATAAAAAATATGTAGAAGAAGTTAATAATAAATATAATGAAATAAATCTATAACATTTTTAATTTTGAAATATATTTTTAATAAATATATTTTTTTACTATTTAAATTTGAAATATTACTTCTCCGTCCCAAATGTAGGCTCAAAAAAGAACAATTTTTTAAAAAGGCATATAAATATACATATAACTTTTTTGACAGATTGGATAGTTCAACAAAATATTATCTGTGACGGAGTAGTACAGGGTTTGCTTTTTCGATCTTTCTTATTCAATATTAATTTTAACTCCTACAGTTTGTCTTTCAGCTTCATTTTTAGGAAATGTTTCAAATGTTAATTTTTTAACTACTGTAGCAAAAACAACAATTTTAAATTGATCATGACATTCATGATCTGTATCATCTAATACAGGATCTGAATCTTGTAAATTGAAATTCATAATTCCATTATTAAAAACAACTCCTGGTTGTGCGATCAAAACATCACCTGCATCATATCCAAAAGACCAAGAGTTATATCCATTTTGATAAGGGACACATGGATAGTGTTTTTCAGGATAAAATCTTTCTGTTCTATAAGAGGGCATTTCTGAAAAAATTTCTTCTGTACCTTTATATAAAGAAGTATCTCTAAAAGGACTATAACCTTCTGATATATATTCAGAATTTGTTGTATAATTAGAATAAGATTTATTTTTATAAGCTTGTTGATTTTGTGCTACCCAACATAATCTATTACATGGGAATTTAATATCTTTTAATTCTAAACTTTGTGTACTTCCTAAACTTGAAGGGTTTTTTTGTTCAACAATAACAATATCTTCAATAAAGTATATGTTTCTATTTGTAATTGCATCAGATTTATCAAAACATAAATTTGTATTATGTGTACATTCTTCATCAGAAAATAAAAGATATTTTCCAAACATTTTAGGTAAAGGTAACATATGATCATCAGAAAAAGAAGTACTACCATCAATACTTTTAATAGATTTAGTAGATAATTTTACAGGTTTCCCATCAGGATCTCTAATTTCAAGAAGATCTGAAATCTTTCTTCTTAAAAGAAGATGATGTTCGAGTTTATTAAATAAACCACAATAAAATAGTGGAAAGTAATTTGAAACTTCAATATTATAAAACCAATTAGGTGTATAACTTGTAGTAAATCTTTTAAGTTTTGGCAAAAAATTTTCTCCTGAAATACAATTACCTAAATTTCTATCAATATTTGAGCGTTTTGAAGGAGATAACATAGTTTGATTAAAATTATCATTATATCTATAATCTATAGATTGAATTTTACGGCCATCTAACATTAAAGAACCTTCTATAATAATATTAGAACCTACATTATGTGTCCATCTTGCAGTATAACCATTTTGACATTGAATATGAGGTAATTCTTGAGTAATATCAGAATAAAGTAAAGCGTGAGGAGTCATATTAACTTTAAAAACATGGTAGTCAGTGCCATTTCTACTTACTTGACTTGCGTCCATAACTTCTGGAAATTGATAATACCATGGAGATTTCTTAAATTGTCTTGAAAAAATACTTGCAAGTTTGTCTTCTTCATCATATTCTTCTTCTTCAGAATAATCCTTAGAAGGATAGTGTAATTTTTTCTGAAAAAGAGTGAGTTCATTTTTTAAAGAGTTAAAAATACTAAATTTTTCATTTGTGTTTGACATCTTTTTTTTATTAGAAAAAAATCTTATGTAATTTTAAAAATAAAAAAATTTCAAAAAAATAAATAATATTTCATCAGATAGTTTACTACTACGTTTCATGTTAGTGTGACTAATCAGGAGAGCCTTCAGGTTCTCTGTGTTTCAAAAAATAAGGAACAGTCCCACCATTTTATTCACCAAGGGATCACATAAATTTTTATATTAATGAATTGACGTGACAATTATTCATATAAAAATATAAGATTTAAATATTTTTATATGAATAATTGAGTGTTATAAAAATAAATCACAGAAGGAACCAAGAAAATGGAACCAATAGCCTTTAGGTTTCCGCGAACCGAATGCTTCCATTTTCTTGGTTCCATTTTCTTGGTTCCATTTTCTTGGTTCGTCATTGATCTGAAACGGAGTAGTATAGTTCATAATTTAGCTTGGTTTTAATTATATAGCTTAAAATAAATTATTTTTTTAAATCAACATATAAATATACAACTTCGTTTTAGATCAATGACGAACCAAGATTAATTTATCCAATCTGTCAAAAAAGTTATATGTATATTTATATGAATTTTAAAAAAATTAAGACTGACCCACACTAATATATCTGGGATTGAGTATTATCTTAATGCCCACGCGGACTGTAAGATGAATTGAACATTTTAATTCTTAAAAATTAGGCTCAACTTGAGACTTTCTCAAACTAATATATCTCGGATTGAGTATTATATTCTGTCAGGGACATTAAGATAAATTAAACATTTTAATTTTTTATTTTTAGATTTTTTTTTTAATTATTAAAATGATTACAAGTAATGATGATTTTTTAAATAATAAGAAAAAAATTAGTCAAAATTTGTGTGATTATGTATATTTTGTGTCAAAATGGGAAAAAAATATTTTAAAACAAAATAATAATTTATTTAAATTTGTTGAAAATGTAAGCAAAATTTTATATTTATTAGATGCTATTATTTTTATGTGTTCTAATAATGATGATTATTACGGACCTGACCCTTTTGATGAATATATTATGTCACATGGTGATGACAATGAAGAAAGTAAAAGTTTTTCTTATTTTACAGAAAAATTAAATAATTTGTTTAGTAAAAAATTTATAAAAGAAAGTCAAAACATACTTTTTGATCCTAAAAAATCTAAATATCCATTTAGAATAGAAGGTGGTTCCGGCTCTCTTTTTAATTATGATGATTTACAAATGACAGAAAGGAAACCTCTATACCAATTATTTATAGATAAGATTACAGAATCTAATCTTGATAATTGTATAAAAGAAAAAGATATTCTTTGTAATATATTAATGAAGTTATTAATAGATCCTTATTATTTATTAACTTTGAGTAATTTAAAAAAATCAATCAAAAAATCAATTAAAAATCGTGCATACATAATAAAATATTTAATAAATAATGATGAAAATTTTCTAAAAATTATAAATTTATATTTTAATTGGGAACAAATAGAAGGTATAAAATATGAAAAAAATATGTCTCTTACATTCAAAAATATTCAATTTTTAAAGTTCGAATGTAATAAATTATAGTGAATTTTGTTATAAATCTCACATAATATTTATTACTATTGCAGTCTGTCAGGTTTTCAAAAACCGATACCACTCCATCCCAGATTAGTTTATCTGACAAATTGAAAAAGTTATATGTAGTTCGATAACTTTTTATATAAGAAAGAGAAGTAATAGTCTAAAAGTTGGGTTTTCAAAAATGTTGTTAAACTTAAGTATAATTATAAAGTGTGGGATAGAAATAACTTAGAAATAACTTTATATTGCTTATTTTTTTCAACTGAATATAATTTTTTATTGAATACTAGTCAAGTTCAGATCAATCGGTTATTCAATAAAATAAATTTTTATATTAATAAATTGACGTTATAAGTATTAAATGTATTACGTTAATACATTAATATATAAAATTAGTTAATTAAAAGTAGGCGACCTAATTTTATATGTATATTTGTGTGAACTAAAAATGAATCACCGATTTATTTGAAACGTAGTAGTACTTATTTATTTTTACAAAATTGAAAATTTTTTTTAATATATTTATTAAAATCTATTAAAAATGTTATATAAAAATATACCAAAATATCTACATAATTCTGAATTTTATTTAAATTTGGATCCTTTGGATGAAGAATTTGAAATACCTGAAAAATACTTTAAAAAAGATGAAAATATAAATTCATTTGAAGATTGTGTTCAATTATTTAATATTTATGAATTTTTTGGTGTTAGTGAAATTCCGGAACATATTGAAAGATATCAAGATGAAAATATAAAAGAAGTTGTTAATTATCTTTTAAAAAATAAACAATATATTAATAATTTGTCTAAATTTGATAATCTACTATCTATTTATAAATATATACCTGGGTATTCTGTTTATGGCCTTGATTTAAATGGGGTTAATTTATTTTTATATTTAAGTAAATATTATATTAGAATAACTATATTAGATTTAGCTATTAAAATGAAAATAGAAACTATAGAACATATTTTTACTAGAGATATTTTAAAATCAATCAAAAATAATGAACCTTGTAAATATGGATTTTTTATTAACTGTAGAAAATATAAAATTGAATATAAAGATAAATTTATTAAAATAATTATCCAACAAAAATTATATATTAAAATAGAATATAAATTTGAATATAATGAAAAATATCTATTCTATTTAGATAATATTGATTTATTAAAAAAAATTAAAAAATTTGAAAAAAAATTAAAGAAACTTTTATAAACTACTAGTCCAGTTCAGATAGTCCCACAATATGTCAGGTTTTGATAATTATTATTATGTCAATATCTAATTATAAGTGTTTAAAAGACATATAAATTATTAGTTAAGGATCGGACTTAAAAATTTATATGGTTTAAAAAGTAAAGAAAAAGATCTGGCTCCAGACTATATGATATGGAGAACCTAAAGGTCCTTTTGGACTAGTAAAGTTTAAGACTCCGTTTTAGATTAATTTATTTAACTTAAAAAAATTATATGTAAGTCCCACACTAATTTATACTACTCCGTTTCAGATTAATTGGTAATTCAAAAAATAAGGAACAGTCCCACCATATGGTTCCCGTGTGCACCAAGGCGCACATAAAATTTATATTAATGAATAAGTACAATTATTAAATTACACTTGTAAAATAATATATAAAAATTTAAGAAAAAACTATTTTTATATGAATAATTGGGTGATGAAAAAACGAATCACTGAAGGAACCTTTAGGTTCCCGCGAACCGAATGGTTCGTCATTTATTTGAAACGGAGCAGTATGAATTTTAAAAAAATGTTCTTTTTTATTTAAGGCCGAGAAGTAGGTTATCTTTATCAGATAGTCTCAAAATATATTAATATTTGAGAAAAATTATAGATATATTTTTAAGACTTGAAATATTATCTTTTATCAGAAGCTAAAGGTTCTTTTTGATGATTAATATTTTTTAATTGCACAATTTAAAACTCTGTTTTTCATTAATATGTGAAGAAGTCGTACTCATTTCATTTATTAATATAAATATTTATGTACGACCTGGTGCACATGGGAACCATATGGTGGGACTGTTCCTTATTTTTTGAATTACCGATTGATTTAAAACGAAGTACTACTCCGTTTCAGATCAATCGGTAATTCATTTTTACTTCACACAATTATTCATATAAAATTAGGTCGCCTACTTTTAATTAACTAATTTTATATATTAACTTATAAGTAAAGATTTAATACATTAACTTATATATACATATAAATATTTATGTGCGCCCTGGTTCACACGGGAACCAAGTGGTTCTTTATTTTTTGAAACACCGATTAGTCCCACTATATGAAACGGAGTAGTAGTATTCTTTATTTTTAAATCTGAATTAATATGAAAATTGAATATAATTTTATCTGATATTTTTTTTCAAACTTGTTAGGTGTAGCTTTAGTAACCCTTTCTGTCATACTTTATGCTTTGACTGCTAACAAAACTTCTAAATTTGAAAAAAAAATATTTTTTTTTAATAAATTTATTAAAATGTTTAAAATACAAGATATACCTAAATACCTTCATAATTCTGATTTTTATTTAAATTTGGATCCTTTAGATGAAGAATTTGAAATACCTGAACAATACTATAAAGAAGATGAAAATATAAATTCATTTGAATATTGGATTAAATTATTTAATATATATGAATTTTTTGGTATTCATGAAATTCCTGTGCATGTTAAAAAATATCAACACCAAAATGTAAAACAAGTTGCTAATTATCTTTTATCAAATAAGGAACACGCGAATAATTCTTGTAAAATTGAAGATTTACTTTCTACATACAAATATATACCAGGAAATTCAGTTTATGGTCTTGATTTAAATGGATTTAACTTATTTGTGTATTTAAGTGAAAAATGTATTTTAATAACTAAATTAAATCTAGAAATAAAAATGAAAATAGAAACTATTAAATCTTATTTTTCAGATAAAAATTTTATTAATTTGGTTAAGGAAAATAAATATTGTTCATATAAATTTAAAAGTAATGGTAAAATTTATTTAATTGAATATAAAAATAAATTAATGAGAATAAAAATAATTGGAACTAAAGAAGAATATATTTTTGAATATAATTATTAGTAGTAAAGTTTCATATAAATTTGTGTTTCAAATATATTTTTATAATAAAAATATATTATTAGATTTTTATAAAAGAATATTTTTTCATTAGATTTTTATAACATAATATATTTTTCTAAATTTTTATGAC